CCCTTGCCCCCCGACGAGATGAAAACGTCTGCGGTCCACCCGCATCAGTGGGTGCCGTTGCGCCCCTACTCGACTACGATGGCCTATGTCATTTCACGAGAGGGTGCGCAGAACTTTGTGTCGTGGGCGCTGACGTTTCCACTGCCGCGCCTGTCTGTCAGCGACAAGGATGTGTTTGTGCACGCGGTCTCGGAGAAGCATCCCGCGTACATGACGTCCGTTCCGCTCGTCACCTTTCGCACGGCCTGCGACAGCGTCATTCACGCAGACCACGCGGACCACCAGAGCAAGTGCAAGCAGGGCGTGGTCAGCACGTGGCGGGCCGTTCGCCGAGTGGCGCTGGCATGACGCCACTACCCTCGATCCCCGCCTCCTCCGTCTGCGCCCGACTCTTCATGTAGATCGAGAGCGTGCCGAGGCGCCCAATCTTGCATTGCAGCATCATGGGCAGCGACTCGGCGCACGAAATGGTCAAGATGGGTGCCAAACCGCTCATCTTGAGGATGCGCGACAGTTGCTCCGTGTCAAACTCCTCCTCAAAGACCACTTCCTTGTCGCGCTCGACGTCAATCTCGCCGAGCACCACGTCGCGCGAATACACGGCGCCGAGGTTGCAATGGAAGCGCACGTTCAGCGCCGTCGCCGTGATGCGAACCGTGTTGGACATGTTGAGCATGTCCTTGCACATTTTGGCAAACTCGGTGGACGAGACGACCGTGGCGCGGGCGTAGGGGCCGGGAAGCAGAATCTCGAGGTTGTGAATGTTTTGCACGCGCACGTAGGACGTCGTCAGACGGAGCTGATCGCGCGGCGCAATCTGGATGCCCAACTCGTGCGGCTCGTCGGCGCGGATAAAGAGCACGACCGAGTCCTTCTTCTTGATGCTCTTCAGCATCTTGTAGAAGTGGTTCATGTTGAGACCAATCTTGAGAATGTCGCCCTGCACGTAGTACGTGTCGAAGCCGATTGCAGGCAGTTCAAAGTTGATGAGCGTGCGCTTGTTGGCGTCCGTCATGGAAAAGTGCATGCCTTCCTTGTGCAGTTCGACACATCCCGTCTTGATATTGTTGTGCACCAACTCAATGAGCACTTTCAACATGAAGGCCTCACTGGTCTTGCAGCGAAAGGCAAACTCGCCGGCGTGCGCTTCGGTCATTGTGTGCGCGTCGATTTGTCCCCAATGCGACACTTGGTTAACGGTCGGTCTTGCCAACGGCCTGTGCGGCGGGGGTAGCAATCGGCTGGAGTGTGCGGCAGATAGGGCACTTGGGCTGGTAAAAGATGGCCTCGCGAATGCAGGGCGTGTGAAAGACGTGTTTGCACCGCAGTTCGGTCACTTCGTCACCGGGTTTCCAGTGCTCGTAGCAGATGAAGCAGCGCTCCAACCGGTCGCGCTGCGGGTCGTGCGCGCGCACGACGACGCTATCGTGCAATTCTCGGTTCTCGTCCCGCTGAATGGCCTTGCATTCGTAGGTTTGCAGACTCTCATGGGCAATGGCGTCCATAATGTCCGTTTCCAAGTCGCGCAGCAAGATGCGATCCACGAGATCAAACATGCTGCCCCACATTTGTCGCATGCGACGATCGCGATCGAGCAAGGTAGGCGATATGTCACCGCTTGCCCTCGCGTCACTGTCGGTTGGGGCCACTGTAGCAGCAGCCATGATTCCCGTCGGTCCCGTGCCCAGGATGAGGAGGTCGGACCACAAGTCCGGACGCGGGGGAGGCGGAGGCGCGGTCGTCACTGTGGCGCGCCGCATGCGCACACGACGAGGACGCGCGGGTGCTGCGGGCGGCCGCGGAAGTGCCAACTCTGTGGGAGGCGTTTCGGGTCGTTTTTCCTCGACGACGTCGCGCAAGAGGGCTTGCTCCCAGAGGTGCAAGTCGTCGGTATCATCGTCAGACATCATGACCAAGGAACGATCATCCAGGCGTGTTTTCTCTACCACGCCGACGATTATAAATTCCGTCCCCACCACGATCCCGGAAACGATTTCTCGGGGCGTGTATACAAAGAGTTTATACGTTGCATACGTTGCATACGTTGCGCATACGTTCGTACGATGAAACACGACAAGAAAGATCCTGCCAACCGTTTTTGGAAGATGATTGGCAATGCCATTCTGCTGGCCAGCATCCAAGCCAGCATCGGAAGCGTCGAAATGTCGTCCAAATACAGCGTCATTAACTTTTCCAAAGACCAGGACACGCTACAAGCCGCCGCCAACGCCCTTACCGGCTACATCATGATTGCCTTTGTCTGGATGATGGGAAGCGCCATGATTTCCTACGGCCAGTACGGCCCGCCTGGGCTCGTGTCGAGTGTGGTTGCCAACGTTGTCCTCGTTGGCTGGATCTACTTCAGCTACCTCCACAGTTTCCGCGTCGCCGCCAAAAAGTATCGACTGCGCTTCCCCCGCGTCTGGCCCATGCACTGGTCTCTCGACCTCGCAGACGGATAGATACAATCGATGATCACCACGCCATGTCCGAGACACCGTCGTCCGGCTCCAAGTCCTCTACCACGTCGTCCTCCAACGCCAAAGCGTCCTCGTCATCGCCGATCGCGGTCGTCACCGACAAGTCGTCTTCTTCCACCACGGCTGAGATGGACGACGACGACGCGACGCTCTCGGAGTCGTCCGTGCTGTCCAACGAGTCGTCGTCGTCATCCGATGACGAGCACTCATCCGAGGAGGTCGACGACGAGCCAGACAACGACAGCGTCGACACGACCACAGGCTCGTCCGCATCCTCTGTCGCGTCGTCAGACGGCGTCATGGTCGCCATGATTGCGTGACGGTCCGTTGGCGTTCGTCGTCGCGCCATGAATCCACGAAGCATCTCCTGCGGCGTCACCCAGATGGCGCGTCGACGCTCGTCCATTTGCGCCAGTGCCTCCTTGCGCCAGCCGTTTGCCGTGTCCTTGGGCATTCGGATCGAGCACCGCTCCCGATCGGCATTTGCACCGGTGGCGAGAGGCGCGGGCGGTGGTGCACTGCACGCGTATCGTTCCGTCGGCCACGCGCACGGCTGCTGCAAAAAGGCCCACACGTCGGACGTTGTCGGCGCGTTGGTTCGCTGTGATCGCCACTCTGTCGAAATCAGAGACGAAAGACGGCCGAACGACAAGGACGGATCCTCCGCCAGCAACGCGAGCCGGCGGGCGCGGTAGAAGCGCGTGTAGGCCGTTTCCACCTTGCCCTGTTTTTCCGCTTTGGTGGCGGTCTTCATGTAATTTTTCCTATGTGTGTGTGCACACAGGAAAATTCATCGTATTCCCTTTTCACTTTTCTAGTCTCGTCGCCGTGACGACACGACTACTTATTGCACCGGGCACTCGGTCTTTTCGGAAGCGTCCCCCTCCTCCATCACCCACGGATGATCCGCCAAAACGAGAACGACGTCGGACGTTTCCTGCGAGAGCAGCGTGGTCAAGCGCGCCACAAAGGCCGTGTGCGCCTCCTGCCACGTTTGCGCGTTCCACGCTTCGTCCTCCACCATGACGTCGATGCGCACCACCAAGTCATGATCGGATGAGATGCCCTTTCCCCTCACGCGACGATGAACCGACGTCAACGGACGCTTCCACTGCGCCAGCACGCTGCTTCCGTCGCGTGACGGCACGAGAACGCATGCTTGGTCGTTCGGAAGCCGCGCGTGACGCACAAAGCCCACCACCGCCTCTCGCAGCGTAATCGTGACGCGCACAAACACGTCGCCGTTCGGTGCAACGACGCCCTCGGCCCATCCAGACGTATCCCATCCGGAAACGTCATGCTGAATCACGAAATGCACATCACCACCGGGTCGTCCGGACACCGCATCCATCTTGTCGGGGCACACGACGACGTGTCCATTCGGACAGCCACGTGGAACGGCAATGTCGACCACCTCCATATGCACCTCGTGCGCACTGCGCGCGGCGTCGACGCCGCTGCCTTGACACGGCTCGCAGGAAACGCGTCGCTGCATCATCATGCGCCCCACCACACCGCGCACCGCAGACATTTGCGTGACGACGCCCGCACCGCGACACGCAGGACACGGCGTCGTCGCTGCGGCAAAGGTGCGACGCTTCAAACGGTAACGAATGACTTGGTCGGCGTACAGCGTGCGCACGGGCACAGACACGGACACGCGCCGCGAAGACCGCATCGTCGGAAACATGTTGGCAAATGGTGACATGAAAGGTGACATGAACGGTGACGGCGCACCACCACTGTCCATCTGTGCCATGTGCGTCAGCGCGGCGTCGCCCATCTGGTCGTAAAGACGCCGTCGTCCGTCCTCGCGGAGGATTTCGTAGGCCTCTGTGATGGACCGGAAGGTGTCGGGGTCGCCTCCCTTGTCGGGATGGTGCTGCACCGCGAGTTTGCGATACGCGCGCTTGACATCCTCTGTCGTTGCGGAAATGGGCACGCCGAGGCGCTCGTAGAGCGTTGTGGATATTGCGGATACAGGCATGTTTCCTTCTTTCGCGCCTGTCGTTTAGGTGTCCTCCTCCTCTTCGTCCTCGTCCTGCTCGGACACTTCCTGCCACGGCCGGCGCGGTATGCTCGAGTCGGCAGCGGCCTGCTCGAGTGCCGCCGTCCAACAGATGGGGTGCATGGGGAACTTGTAGCACCGGCACTGGTCGACGTGTTCGGGCTGCAAGGGCTCCAGTGCGTCGGCCTCGGTCAGACGGCCAATGACTTGGCTGTCGTAAAAGAGGAGTCGAAACGGTTCGCACAGCCAGAGCAACGTGTTGGTCGAGTCGTCGTCGATATGGAGTTGTTTCCGCATGTCGAACGACAGGATGCTCACCGGTCGCGGCGTGTAGAGAATTTTGGGCGTCATGTTGCGCACGGCAAACGGACGCGACGTTTCTGGCACTGTCGCTTTCCACGACGCAAACGCCAGTGGATCGTCCATTTGCACGATGCGCAACGCGAGTTCGAATTTGGTTCCGCTGCCACTGGCATCACGGGTCGTGCACTCCTGCACCAGCGCCGCACGGTTCTTGGTGCGCACCAACTGGTTGACGCGGTCGAGCAGCGGTGACGTGTCGCTCATGACGGACTCCTTTTTCGTTTCTTCCATTCTGTCGTTCATCGCCTTTTATCTCGTTACCGCTCGTCATCTTTTCGCGCCCGGCGGTGTCCACATCCGGTGCACCACGGCCGGTCCGCATCGCTGCCACACGCAATGCCATATCGTCACGACGACGATCAACAACAGCTCGCGCATCCGATCCGCTTCCTTCTTGTGCAGCAAGCACCGCAAGACGGGGATCGTGGAACAGGTCGACACGAAGCGACGCACATACCGTCGCTGACGCGGATGCGTGGGACACGGCAAGACGGCATACCGCGCGCGCATGTTGACACGCTCACGATGTGCGAGCGTGAGGAAGTGAATGACTTGTTCCGGATGCACAAATGGAAAGAGTTGCGCAAAGACCAGGCCGCTAAAGAGGGCCGAGCGACCGTGTCCGCCCTTGCAATGCACAAAGACACAGTGCTCACGTCGATGCAGCAAATGACACGAGACGAGGCGTAGCGAGTCGATCAAGTGCTCCGTGTCGGTCGGCACGGATTGATCCGTGACCGGCAGACGCACCACGGGCACGTGGGACGGTGGACGCGCGAAACCACGGTGCCGTTCATCTTGTGGCACCATGTTGACAATGAGGGAAACATGATGATCCCTTACCAAATGCGCCCACAGCGCGTCGTCCGGCAACGAACCGAACAGCAGGCGCCCCACGCAGAGGTGACTGACGCGTTCGCGACATGACAGAGGACACGTCGCACCAGAGTCCATCGAGAGGAGGAGAGAAGAAGTTAGTACAGCGTGAGACAAAATCCACACTGTCAATCTCGGTTGGTGTATGATGTATATTCACGTTCGGGATCGTTTAAAAATGATGATATGCGCATCTCGTGGATTCCAAACATTCGCGCCATAACGTCAACATACGCCGAACAAGCCGTCATACACGTCATACACGCGTCCTATGCTCATGAACGCATCCGTCGACGTCTACCTGCCGCGCCAATACATGTGGACGGAAGGACGCATCGTCGCACAGCCCGCTGCAGACACGTGGATCGTGCAAACGGATGCGTGGATCGACGACGCCAACAACAGAACACAACAGATTCTCATTACCGATCCGCACCACCTCTGGCCGCGCGGCCGCTTCTGTCGTTTCGATTGGCGCATGTTTCTGCGGACCGCACAGGCTGGCGTCTACGTGGACGCCTGCTGCGGCTCCGACGCGCACTTTGGCATGGCCAAGGTCCTCCGCTACCACGCTCCCACCGACACCATCCTCGTGCGCAGAACAGAGGACGGACAACAAGTGTGGCTACCGCTCACCTCTCCGCGCCTGCGCTTCGTGTGGGAGTGGGATTAGCGCAAATCAATCGACAATCACGCCGTCCACGTAGCACCGATCGCAGAAGAAGGCGTCGACCGCGTCGCGGACCGTAAAGACCATGATCTTGCATTGCGGACACTGTCGTCGCACCGACTTGACCCACTCTGGCGTCAAGACGTCCAGCGAAAGACCGATATGCGTCAAATTCGGTGGGGGACGCAAGAGAATATCCGGTGTCCGCGTTCAGCAGTTGCACGTCAGATACATGACACTGGTCACCTCCCAGCGCGCGAGAAAGGTTTCGTCAAAACTGGCGACGACCACGTCCTCCAAACGATCCGGAAAGCGTTGCAACGCCTCGCACAAAGCCTCCTCGTCCTCGACGCAGGAAACGGCCTTGACCTCGATCATAATGGTCCGCTTCCGTGCCGGATCCGCTGTCCATTTGGCCATGGCATCCACTAATCGCTGCACACCCGTCATTTCCACATCCTCCCACGTATCTTCCTCCTCTAGCACGTCGTGCACGACGACCGGCACGTGGTCGGCTGTGAAGCGGACGTCGCACTCGACACCGTCATATCGCGTCCACGCATCCTCAATGACGCGAGCGTCTTTTTCGGGAACGTTGGCGCGGTGAAACCAACGGATCATGTTTCCAACGACGAAACGTCTTGTGTGTGTTACGTAATGAGATGATGGTGAGATGATGCGTCCTCACGTCATTTTTCATCAATCCGCCATCAGCCGTCAACGCGAAAGAAGAAAATAAAAGGGAATATTCAACATTCGTTTCATGCGTTTGGGTGTGGTCATTCGTCTTTATTCCTTTTCTCTATCTCATCTATCTCATTTTATCTATATCTCTTTGCGTCATCTCTACTCTTCAGGGCGACATCGGCGCCAGTCGGTTCATCAGCGCGTCAATCATGTCGCGCTTGGACGTTTCCGACGCCGCCACACGTCGAATGCCATACTTGCTGCACACCTTGCGCAACTGCCCCTCTGTCTTTCCCTCCAACTTGCGACGGAGGCCCTCACGCAGGTCGACCTCCTCTTCCTCTTCCTCCTCTCGCGCCTCGAACTCCTCTGTCAGAATGTTGGGGCGCGTGGGCGAATACGGCTCGGCACGTTCTGCTGCCACCCACGAGTCCCAACCGGGCGCAACGGGCGTCGTTTCCTTGGGCGTCGCGTCCTTGGTCGGTGTCGGCGCGTGGAAGGGAGGCGACTCGGGCGTGTTCGGATGACGACGCACTGGCGACGACACGACGGGTGATGCCGGCGCGGGAGCGTCAATGACAGACTCCGTGACGGAAGGCATCGTGGATGCCTCCTCCTCCGCCCCCTCCTCTGTTGCGTTCAGGTGCTCCTCGAGCCGGTCCTTCCACACCGCCTTTTCCGTGTTGGACAATCCCTTCCACTCGCTGGCGAGGCGCTTGACGACCTCCTTGCTCGTTGTCTCTGGATACTTTTGCAGCACCGCCTGGCGCTCCGTCTTGCAGAAGAAATTGTAGGCGGACATGCGCCGCTTCTTCTTGGCCGTCGTTGCCGTTGCCGTCGCTGTCGTGGTCGTCGTTTCCGTCGTGCTTGTCGCTGCTGCCGTTGGCGCAATCGTCTGCCTTCGACGCGGCGCGCGAGAAGCGGTTGCGGCGGGAGTAGGCTCGGTCTGGAATGCCTCCCACATGGCCGTCAGCGTCGAAACATCCAGTCGATGCTCCTCCGCAATGACGTGCAAGAAGGCAATCACCCCCTCGTCCAGTTGCTTCTTGATGGCGCGCTTGATCGAGCGTTCCAGCGCGGCCCAGGGGAAGTGACGCGTCTCGGCATTCTCGACAACGGCGGTCATGATGCTCATGATGATGATGGTTTTGGAAGGAAAAAGATCTGTCACGAATTCACCACATGCATCATCATCGTTAGACACGACTCTTGCTTGCGTTCATCGCATTCTTGGGTAGTCGGTGAACGACAAACAGCATCACTTTTGGGCATCGGTGCATTTCATCGCATTCGGTGTCACGCTGCGTTTCATGCCTTCGAAGTCACAAGAGGTGTGCCACTGGTGTCGGTGTGCAGTGTGTGAACTGTATGACACCTCTTGCTAGTGCTGCGCTCCTCACTTTTGGGCATCGATGCATTCCGTCACGTATGTCACATGTTCGACCCATCGTGTCACGTCACGACGACTGTGTGCACGACATGTGCACGACACGCGCTCTGGTGGAAGGTAGCATGCACTTGCGCATCACTTTCGATCATCGATGCATTGCGTCACGCCTGTCACGGACGTCACGGAACGGACACACCGTGCGTGCCGCTATCCCGTTGACCGTTTCGAGGTTCGTTGACCGTTTCAAAGTCCGTTAACCGTTTCAAAGTCCGTTGACCGTGTCGAGGTTCGTTGACCGTTTCGACATCCGTTGACCGTTTCGAGGTTCGTTGACCGTTTCAAAGTCCGTTAACCGTTTCAAAGTCCGTTGACCGTTTCGAGGTTCGTTGACCGTTTCAAAGTCCGTTAACCGTTTCAAAGTCCGTTGACCGTGTCGAGGTTCGTTAACCGTTTCAAAGTCCGTTGACCGTTTCTTTGTGTGACATGCGGGACATGCGTGACGGAATGCATCGATGCGCAAAAGTGATGCTTCATGGTAACACCGGCCGGCTGACAGAGCACCGGTCATGACGGGCGCTGCGTCACGTGACATCGTCACACAAGATGTGACATGGTAACGGTCACGTGACATATGTGACATCCACGTGACATCCACGTGACATACGTGACACGATACATCGATTTCCAAAAGTGATGCTCTTGGCGTCGCAAGACACAGTCATCACTCGTTCGCATTGCACCATTATCGCCTTATCACCCTTTTGGTGCTGACATTTCGCTCTTGCGCTTCGTATGCTTCTTGAACAGATTTAAACACATGGCCGACAACACGTGCTCGATCTGCATCGAGGCCTTCCACCCGAGTCAGCGGCGTCCTGTCGTGTGTTTCCAGTGCGGTCACGACCCGGAGGCGCCCAAGCAGTGCAGCAAGTGCGTCGAGACGTATCTGCTGCAATGCTTCGACGACCCCAAGTGCATGCACTGCCGCGTGGCGTGGTCGCGACCCTTCATCTTCCGCACCCTTCCCAAGCGCTTCCACAAGGACTTTGACGCGCACATGCGCAACGTTCTGGAGCAGCGCGAAAGGTGCAACTTTCCGGCCACGGTGCCGTTGGTGGAGATGCACCGCCAGGTGCAGGCCACCATTAAGGAGGTGAAGGAGGCGCAGGCCGCGCTGTACGCTGCCACGCGTCGTTTGGCGAACGCGCGCCAAACGCACACCGACATGGTGAACGCCGAGAGAAACATGATGATGCAGCATCTCGATCCGACCTTTCGCGCCGCGGAAGTCGATCCGGAGGCGGTGCGCAACGGCGGCGGCGAAAACTTCCACCGGCCCTGCGCCGCGGAGGACTGCGTCGGCTTCGTCTCCTCGCGCACCGGCGTGTGCATCACTTGCGAAAAGACGACCTGTCTGCGTTGCAACGCCGCCGGGATCGACAAGGAAGCGCACGAGTGCGTCGAGGCGGACGTGGCCACGTGGGAGGCGCTCCGGAAGGAGACGAAGCCCTGTCCGACGTGCTCCTCGCGCATCTTCAAGATCTCGGGTTGCGACCAGATGTGGTGCCCGCAGTGCCACACGGCCTTTCGGTGGTCGACTGGGCAGGTAGACCGCGGTGCCGTGCACAACCCGCACTACTACGAGTGGCTCTTTAGCGAGCAGGGCCGCAACGGCGGCGCCGCACCGGCTGCACATCGGCGTGCAGGTGGTGGTGCGGCCGGTGCGTGCGTCGATCCCTTGCCGTCGGTGATTGAGTTGCGCAACGCCATGATCGGGCTCAAGAACGTGCCGGGTTCCGACATTGAGTCGATACGCGTGTTCCACCGCGTCGTGCTGCACCACCGCGAAGTCAGTCTGACGCAGTTGGCGACCAAGTATCCGCGCACCGGCGTCCAGTCGCTGCGCGGCCAGATTGCGCGCCTGCGCGTCGAGTTCCTCAGCAACAGCATCTCTGCCGACAAGTTTCGCACCGCCGTGCACCGCGTCACCAAGGACTTTGAGAAGATGGCCGAGTATGAGCAGATTGTGCGCACCTACGTTGCCATTCAGAGCGACACCATGCGCGTCATTCTGAATCACCTGATCGTGCACAAGACCACGCCGTCGAACGAGAGTCGGGAGACGATTCGCAACCTCATCCGCGAAATGGAGAAGCACCGCGAGCGCGCCAACCTGTCCGTCATGGAACTCAACAGCGCCTTCAACAGCAACGCCAAGACCATGATGCTCTGATCGTTCCAAGTCGTAGAGAAAAGATGTAGGCAGCATAGCAAACGACGATAACGAACGAAGAATGACAAGAGGAAAGGACACAAAACACGCAATTCTCTTTTTTTTCCACTACCTCTTGCCTCAATGCTCAATAATGCTCAATGCTCAATGCTCAATGCTCAATGCTCAATGCTCAATGCTCAATGCTCAATGCTCAATGCCCAACGCTCAATGCTCGGTTCGAGCGGTGGAGATGCGCATCGTCAAAAATGACATGAATCACATGATGCACCGACAAACACGACAATCAATGATCCCATGACAGCGTGACGAACGACATTGATTTGGTTGCGTGTTTGTCATAGAACAGTATGAATGACGTCATCCGTCTCTACCGCGCCCTTCCGGACGACCTCCGTCGACATGTCAAGACCTTTCTGGCCCTGTGGGAGCGGTGCGGTATGACGTGTCCACCACGTCTACCGAAAAATAACGAGCACCGATACTATCACACGATTCGTCATTGTCCGAGAGGCGCCACGTGGAAGCGCAGTTATCCGGAATCCATCTATTATCGGCGCCAGCATCACTTCTTCCGGTGGGAACTTACGATGGATTGGTCCATTCAGGAACATCGAGTGCAGTTCTGGGTCATCAAAGTGCGCGCGCATCGGGATCATCAAGAGGATGACGTCAAGACCCTACTGAGCCGTCGACCTCTCTTTTACGAAAGTGTGCCGCCTGCGCCCTTTATCGCCCTTCTCCGAGCGACGACCATGACCTACTACCCGTTCAAGTTCCCCAAGCAAACGCTCCTCAGACTCGAGTTTTGCGTGACGCGACCGAGTTCGACGTCGGCGCCGACGCGTCAGGCCTGTGCCGAGGCCTTTGTCAAGTACATCAAGCAGTTGTCCATGGTCGCCGAAAGCGCAATGCAGAAATGACGACCGAAGCGTCTTCCAAACAAAGAAAGGAAATGAGAGGCAAAAAACAGCACACGCGTGCGCAAACTTGTTGTTTGTTTTCTTCACTTGCTGCTTCTCCTTCTTCCGTTGCGATACGCCATGGCCTCCTCGTGCATGACTTGGTCCAAACGACGGACGTAACGCATCAAGTCCTCGGCGCAGTGCTGCCGCGTCGGAGGGGCGTCGATGTCGTGCCGCTCCACCGCGAGCTCGAATTGCAAGAACAGTTCCTCCCTATTGAACCACACGTGATGCAAGTCGACGGACCGTGCCTGTTCGAAAAAGAGCTGCGCTTCCACCGTCGTCCATGAGAGCCGATGGCAAATGTGCTGCAACACGGCCCGATGATGCGTCGCGTCCTCTAGATTCCACTGCGGCTGCATCTTGATGATCCATTCGTCCCCCCTCTCGCTCATGCCGGCGACGCGTACTTCCCACTGAAAGAAGTGCGTTTGGCGTCGGAACGTAAAGCACCTCAGCCACGTGTCGACGAACCGCGCGCCAGGAGGACACTTGCGAACCGTCGTGTAGTAGCGCTGCTTTCCTGGCATTCCGGGAGGGCGTCGCAGGCCGCGTCGCTGCCAGAGCGGTAGGAAGCGCGCGACGACGCGCTGGATATCCACCGGAAGCGACTGGAAGCGCGTGCACACGTCGACGACGCCGTTTGCGTAGTTATCCATGTCTTTCATGATTCATGCATTTCATGCGTTCTGTCGAACATTCTCTGACGCAGCAGGATCAGTTTTTACCTCTCGTTCTATCCGATCGTGATGATCCGCTGCGCGTGGCACCGCCGTCTACGATTTCCATTGCAGGCCACCGGCATGTGCCAGCATAATGCGCTCGAAGTCGGACCGCAAGTGCGGATAGTCAGGGTGACTGTGCACTGGAATCTCATCGGGTCGCGAGACATGATTATCCGTGGCTTTCGCCATGTCGGTGCGCCAGGCGACGGCCATCTCACGCGCAGTGTCGTGCCCAAGCTTGGTTACCGAGAATCGTCGTTCCAATTGCTGGTCGCCGACACGAATGCGACTTCGAAAGACCATATTCACTCCGTCAAAAACCACCCCAGTCATGGGGTGCGTGGTGGACTTGTCACTCATTTCTTGCACCCATTTGTGGGCGCGCAATTTCCCTTCTTCATAACTATAGGTCTTTAACGAAAACGTCACTTGCTTCGTTTTCCCATTCACTTCCGCCCGAGCGTTCCACACTTCACGCTGTGCATCAAAGTCCACGCTCGTGTTTATTTGTTCCGTGGGTTGACAGTAGTTCGTACGATTGCCGTTGTTGTCAGTAGCATTGGTCTCTCGTAGGTTACATCGGCGGTTGTCCATAGGGTAGCGATTGATATGGTCGGTCATCTCGAACCCTGTAATGGCTTTGTGGAACGTTGACATCTTACCGTCCTCTGCGAGGTACACGGCGTAATGAGATTTGTGTGGGTTCTTACCACCAGACACGGAAACGCACAGATGATGACTCTTGACAAAGTCCAGTTGGTCGTAGTCGCACAACATGACGAAATTCTTCGACAGTTCAACAAGCAAGTATTGCGGAGTTGGACCTGCTTCATCAAAGATGATCTTGTAACGATTGGAGGTAAGGCCCAGTTCCAAGGACGTTTCATACAGAAACGAGTTTGCCGCATGCTTCAGACGGCTCTCGTCCATGTCATAGTCGCGCAAACGGAACGATCGGTTCTTCTTGTTGACCACACGCGCCATGAAGAGCCCATCGCCCTTGTTGATGATCGTGCCCTTCTTCTTGCCGCCTTGCCACTCGCGACATGTCGCGTCCGTAGGCATGACGTCCAATTCACGAGGCTTCAAGACGCGATCCTCGTTCTTACGGACGAGTCGCACGCACGCCTTGCATCGCGGATCCAACTTGTCGCGCGTGCCCGAGTGATGCGAAAACTCGACGACACCCTTCTCCACCTCGCATTTCTTGCACTTCTTGACAGACGCCGCAGTCAAGGCGTTCTCGGTTGCTGTTGTCGTCTCCATGAACGTCGATACCGTATTCAGAATCAGTTGACATTTGATTCTGAATCTCTTCAAGTTAAATCACTTTTGTTATACGAATTCTCCACATCACTTTGTTCTTATCGTAGTCTGAGTACCAGGTGCAGCACCACCTGTCCCTGGCCTTTCGGCGAGGGGTAGACTGTATCTTAAGCCTGCTCCGGTTGGCTAGACCGTCATGGCAGACCGATACCCGTGCGGTCGTTGAGGGAGTTCCGTATCTCTTGCCGCGATCGAGACGTAGGAACTTTACCCGCGGATTGCCCATTTTGTTTGCCGGCGCCCGGAAAACGCATTCCTCGCGTTGTTACCCTACCCAGGGCTGCTAACCCGGCCACAACCTGCGTTTCCGCAGTTGCTTGGTAGCGAGGACTTTAGGGGGTTCCCGAACATTCTAAGGTATCTCGCCGTCTCGCGTTCGCAACACGCGTTTGCATTACGCGTTTGCATTACGCGTTCGCATTACGCGTTCGCATTACGCGTCAACGACTAGCGACTGGCCGAACGGCGCAACTGTTTCCCCAACCCTCTCGGACTGGCAGGTCGCTTTTCCAACCCCTGGCTGAACGATGATGCACTCGATCAACTCGAGTGCATCGTTCATCCTTTCAAGTTGACTCTTTCTGGATATTGTAGTCCGCCAGCGTTCTTCCGTCCTCCAGCTGCTTTCCGGCAAAGATGAGTCGCTGCTGGTCCGGCCAGCGACGCCCCCCACCTTTCGGTGAGGGCCAGACTGTATCTTAAGCCGCCTCTTCTCGTCGAGAATCGGCAGCCGACCCCCGTGCGGTCGTTGAGGGAGGCTCTCGGGGAGAGCCTTTACCCGCGGATTGCCCATTTCGTTTTTCGGCAGCGAAAAACGCATCCCCCGCGTTGTTACCATACCCAGGGCTGTTAACTCGGCCATCCGCGCGTCGCCGCGCGAACTTGGTAGCGGGGGCTTTAGGGGTTCCCCGAACATTATAAGGGGTCTCGCCCGCCCTCCCGGGCGGACTAGCAGGCCCTTTCAGGCCCACTTTTGCGCCCAACGTTCATCTTCTAGGCGGAATTCCCTCCTTGTCTTGAATCTTTTGCTTGACGCTCTCGATCGTGTCCGACGGCTCCACGTCCAACGTGATGGTACGACCAACCAAAGTGCGGACGAACAATTGCATCTCTTTAAGTCAGTTTATTTCCTCTTTACGTGGCGAACGATATTATTTATTCTCGCGCGCGCTGTCTCTCCTGGTATACGCAGAAAAAAATTGAGCGGCAAATTCCGACGCCAGCGCCACAAGGAACGACGTCTCATCGACAGAAGAAGTAGATGGCGGATTCGGCGGCGACCACGCATACGGCGGATTCGGCAGAGGCGACGACGACGACGATTAGTAGCAAGTCGTGTCTCGGGTGCGGTGTGGTCAAGCCCTTGTCCGCATTCAGCAACAACAAGCGCTACCGGAAGGGCAAGGAGAGCCGCTGCAAGGATTGCCACCGCGAGCGCAACAAGAAGAACGCCGAGGGGAACCGAAAAGCACAGTTGAAGTGGCGAGCCAAGAACCCGGACTACTACCGCGAATACAACAAGACGGAACAACGCAAGGCGTACGCGAAAGCGTACTATGCGGAACACAAGGAGGAGAATCGTTTGAGAAGTCAAAAATACCGTGAACTCTACCCCAAGCGCTACAGAGAGCGTCGACAACAGCACAACGAAAAGAATCGAGATCGCGTGAATGCGTACCACCGGCAATGGAAAAAGGTCAAACGGCAAAACGACGTCGAGTATGTGCTTAAGGAGAACATGAGCCGGCGCATTCGCACGGAACTGAACGCGGCCCTCCGAACAGGCGTCAAGAAGGATCAGCGAACGGTCGCCATGATCGGCACGACCATGACCCAACTGAAGTGCTATCTGGAAGGTCGGTTCGAGATCGGCATGAGTTGGGCCAACTACGTCGTTCCCTGCTGCTCCTGGACGCTGACCTGTCCGTTGCAGAGCGCCTTGTGCTGGCACTACCGCAACCTCTCGCCCTTGTGGGCCGCGCACAACCAGCGCAAGAAGGACAAGGTGGACGAGCGTCGCCGGCTCTACTACACGACCTACATGAAGACGGTTCTCTTTGGTCTCTGACTTGAACGATGCAAACAGACGGCAAAGAATGAAAATGGCATCTCCAAGATCGATTCGAGTCCTTTTCCTTCTTTCCATGTTGCGCCTCTCTGATCGGGTGTGCGAGTCACCGCGTCGAACGCATGCGTTTCGTTCGTGCGAATTCTGTGGGACGAAAATGCGATCTGTAACTACGGACCGATCTAGGACGTGGCGACTCGCGCGCGCATCTGCCGTGCCGTTTCTATCGGGAGAATCCGAGGTGCGACTCCAGGATGAAACGGGCGTTGTCTCCCAACTGATCTCGGAGCCCTTGCAAGGCCTCCACTTGGGATTCGAGCATCTTCATCTTCTCTACCACGCGTTTCTGCACGTCCAGGGGAGGAAATCCGAACTGTAGCGAATAGAACATGTCCATGTTGATGTTCTTCTGACAAGAACCCGTCGAGCATGTGGCGATTGTCGACTGGTTGGCCCAGAGAACCCACCACATGTACTCATCGAGGACACGGTCTTTGTCCTTGCTCGACACGGTAAAGCCTGAGTCGAGACACCAGTACTTTCCACGAATCATGAGCACCATTGTCTTTTCGGATACCGCAAACCGAGCAACTTTGCAAGTTGCGCCTTCGCGATTGAATCGGTTCGTGCGAAAGGTCGACTCACCGCCCCCGTATACGGGGTACATGGTGCCCTCGTGCTCCCTTTGCGTGATGCGCTCGCCGAACGCGACGGCGCAAACATCCCCCAAGGCGAGACGTGGCGCTGTTCGCGAGGACGCCTTCGCAATGGACGCCATGTATGCCCGGACATCCGCCACCAGTTGTGTCGACTGGTGCAGCAGTCCCACGATCGGTTTTGTGGGTTTGCCCGTCATTGTGCGTGCATCAGCACGTGCCATCCACTCGGGATTGTAGATGCGGTCCAACGACTGAACGATCTCCTGCTGGATTGGGAGCGGCGGCAAAGGCACGGCAAAGTCCAACACGTCCTGGAGAGTAATGTGCCCGAGGTTCGTAGAGTACTTTGCCTTGTCACGCAACGCCTTCACATTGTGGCTCACTGCATAATGAATGTACTTATGCTTAGCGGTGCTTCCTGTCTTGGGGACCAAGACCGCGTTACAAGACGTGACAGCGCACTTGCCACGGACCATGAAGAACTTGCCCATTCCCACAGTGTCGCTGCTGTGATCACCACCGCCACCTCTGATCATGACAAAGTAGTCGCCATCGCGTTCAAACGAGTGCTCCGAGTGCGTGCCCACGGGACAGTTCCATTTGCCGTTGAAAAACGGAACGTCCCCTTGATTGTCCACATCTTTCGAATTGAACGTTTTGGAGAGTTTTCCCACCTCGTACAGATCTCCCAATCGCACCATGGGGTAGGTGTGGGCTGTTGACATTGCCTTGTCCGCGTCCAGGTGCGAACGCACGTCCAGGGAACAAGACGCATCCATCTTGGCGCGGGGAACCGACATGATCATTGTCTCGACAATCTCGCCCTTCTCGCCCTTTTCCGCCTCCCAGAACTCGACCGCCTCTGTCGGTTTGCCCGTTTTCTCAAAGAACAGGACGGAGGATCGGATGCTCGTGTTCATGAAAAACTTGCCTTTCATCTTGATGACGCGTCTGAGTTCAAAGTGATCCAACAGGTGCTTACGCGTGCCGTCGTGACAGGACGACCGATTGATCAACATTCCATCAGGAACGACGACGGCACAGCGCCCACCCACATTCAGGGATACCATCATGAGTTGCAAAAACAGCGGTTCCGACTTGGTTCCACGAATCGTTAAGGCTTTGACGCGCTCGCAGCAGTCCGCATACTTGATGCCCTTTAGACCGAACGGCATGTTCGCCAGAATGACGTCGAAAGTCTGCGGTAGTCCACCGTAGAGGGAGTCGCGCGTCCAGAGATTCATCGCACGGTTGCCCCCCATCTCCATAAAGAGATTCAGACGAGCGACGCCAGCGACTTTCGGGTCCGTGTCGCACCCGTAAATCTCCTTCTGCTGCACCGACCAATCAATCGGCTTGTCGGCGTGATGCTTCTTGAAGTGCTTGATGAAGGCCGTCAGAAACCCGGCCGTTCCCATCGCGGGATCACAGATCGACTCTGGAACACCAGCACTTTTGAATCCAGGCTTACAGAGATCCGTCATGTATTGACAGAGGGCGCGGTCCGAGAAGAACTGGCCCAAGTCGCGTGCGGCAGAAGACCCAGTGCGGAGGTGTTGTTCGTACACCCAGCCCAGAATATCCATCTCGTCATCCACCTCTGTCATGTCCACAGCGTCCAGGATTTCCAAAATCTCCTTGTGCTTCTGCGGACTCTTGATGTCGAACGAGAACTTGTCGGTCCCGAACAAGCGGTCAAAGTGACGAACCAGACAATCCTCTTGCGGGTGATAGAAGCAGTCAAAGGCTTCTTGCACGCCTCCATTCTTGGTCCGCGCCGCTTCCAACAGCGTTTCCCACGCAAACGCGTCCGGCACGCCCAGCGACGCCGCCTTTGCCCGCGTCATGTACCGACTCATGAGATAGAGACAAATGTGGCGCATCGAGTCCATACCCGTAATGCCGACACCGGGACTGCGCAGCGTGTCGCGAATGCGCAGCACTGCCGTCTTGAATGTTTGAACCGATGTCGCCATGTTGCGTTTGTGAAAGTCCTGCTTCCTTTCACCACCTACGCCCGTGGCGTCAGTTTTTGCGGCGATTTCAACGTCGACCAACGACATTTCTGCGTCATTCGTGCGACGTTATATGACGTCACTAGCGCCCACGCGGAACGGTCTGCTTGCTGTATCTCTCGCACAGGGCGTTGAAGTTCGCAAACTCCGCACCAAAGAAACCGTCCGTGATATGCTGCGCCGACGGAAGTCTGGCCATGACATCTGTGGGTTGAACACGTCGCCACTCTTCGTAGGCGCGCCCGAGGCGCAGATGGTTGGCGTCCAGAATTTCGACAAATTCAGCAGGTGTCATCCGTTTCTGGCCACAATGGCCACAATCCTCGTGAAGAAAGCCATACCACGTCTTGCCACTCGGACGCGGATCCTCTGGCAGTTCTGGAAAGGTGGCGCGCAGAACCGTCTCGTACTCGACGCTCGTATCCACACCTTTTTCGACACAGAGGGCTTGGATGCGTCGAGTGCACTTGACAGCCATCATATCCTTGCGAATGTTTGCGAAGCATCGTTGAATCTCCTCCCGCTTTGCTTCATACTCGTCAATCATGATACACTGCGGCTTCGTGTCGCCCGTGGCGGAGCAAGAAGAATCCGCGTTGGCAGAAGAAGCCGCACCTCGTTTCGCAACAAGCAAAATCTCGTCACGAATCTGATCATCGCACGACGCGAGCGCGGACAAGACTTCTTGCATTCCTGACAAGTCTTCCTCGCCCAGTGTCGGCATGAGGACATGAAAGACAGACTTTCCTTCCTCATAACGCCCAGCACGAAGGATCATTTGCGTAATCTGTCCGCGAGACTGCTTCGGGTAGGTAATGGCAACAGCGTTCGCAATGGAAATGTCGACCCCCTCGTTCAGCACGAAGCAGTTGACAAGAATGGCTCGGGGAGCAGCTTCGAACTGGGCGATCGCCTTTGGTAGATAGTCTCCCTGCTGCACACGCAACACGAGTGTATCTGTCGCGTTCTCTTGAAAGAAGTGCTGCAGATCCTTGGCCTCTTGTGTGGTAGCGGCAAAGACGATGAGATGATGCAAAATGTGCTTCTCCTCGTCGCGAACCATCTCGGTCTCTTCCCACGCTTCCAATATGCATTGCGCCTTGCCCAAGATACCAGCACCTCGGTTGGCCTGGTCATGTACGTGCCAGAGGCGATAGTCGGGAAGCACACCCTTCCGGATGAGGTCGCGGATCTTCAGTTCGGCAATGATCTGACCAAACACGCGCTCGTCGTCCATCGTCAGGAATTCCGTGTTTGCATCTCCGTTGTTCATGAGGAAGCGCGGCGTGTACGTGAGCGAGAGGCGCTTGACGCTCAGGTCGCACGCCCGCTGTAGGAGACGACGGGTGCGACCGTCCCCTGTCTCCTCTGGCGCAACGACACCCGCCATGTGGTGCGCTTCATCCAGAACGAGCAACTGGGTGGACGCACGCATGCTATCCACGACGAGGTGAGAGGACATGTAGGTCGAGATGAGACACACGACATGCTGTTCCAAAATGGCACGAATAGTCGAAGCGGATGTCGTTCCCGCGCCGCCGATGATGTGGATTTGCGATTCGTCAAAGACGCGCTCGGCGACAAGTGTGGCCCGCCATTGGTCCTGGATCTGCCGGGACGGGCAGCAAATGATGCACTTGCGCACGCCACGAATACCTCTGGCACACATCATCGTTTTACCCGCGCCGCACGGCGCAATGACACAGCCTGCCCGACGGTCCGGGTCGACCACAAAGGTCGCAATCGCGTCAATAACGGGTTGTTGGATCGCACAGAGCGTCGCATTGCGCGCTTTGCGATCCTTGATGTAGTGCGCAACATTCTTGTTATAGCACTTGCGCAGATGCAGGGGCTTCGGCAACCGTGGGATTTCGCACAGCGGAACTTTGCGCCTCACCCACGGCTGAGCATCTATCCATGCCTCCACTTTGCTCCATTCCTCGTCGCGAAAGTCGAACCACTCCGAATCTCCCGGCCGTCGACGCACGAGGCGATGTTGGTGGAAATGGTCATGCACTCGCTCTTCGAGGTCCAACAGTTCACCGCGCGTCGTCGCAGCGGTCTCCCAGAGCGCGTAGAACTCCATGTCGAGCGATGGCGTCTGACCCGGTGGGCTTCCCGTGAGGTAAGTGTCCAAACGCGACACCGGATCTTTCGTGCAGCCGAGTTTGGCGAGGTGCTTTTTCCACCACGCCTCCGAAGTGGCGAGATAAATGAACGAGTGTGACAACATTCTGCTGCTTGGTCATGGCGAACGAACCACTTGCGCAGGAATCGTCACTTTTCACACATACGCCGTCTCATTTTTTTTTTTTCGTTTCAAGAGCAAAGTGATTTCCTTATATCTCTTGGAATGGCACAGCAGCAGCTCAAGGTGCAGCAGTTCCAGCAGATTGTGCACCGCCAAGGTCGGGCGCACGCCGGCAAGGTGAAGCGCCACGGTTCCTACACCGGCTTCTTGACCTCGGTCCGGGACCGCGCGTCGCTTCCCGCGGGCGCGATTGCCGCCTTTTACGTGCAGCAGGTGGCGCACGTCCACGGCGCGTGCCGCGTGCCCGAGCGCGTGCTCGTGGAGAAGCAGGTCGAGATGGGCGGCCACGTCCTCCAGTTTGTCGCGTTCAAGCATGTGGACGGCGACCATCTCACGACGTTTCTGCGCGTGGACCGCGGCATCGTCGCCGTGGACATCCTCCCCTGCTTCCCGACCGTGCAGTTCGCACCGCCCGCCACCCGCACGCCCCCGCGGCGCCCCGGGCCTCGCAAGCCTCTCGGTGGCATAGACGTCAACGTCGCCCCGCACCACAAGAAGGGCATGACGAAGCGATTGTAGATAGATTGCGGAAATAAGAAATTTCATTGGCAAGAGTAAGAGTATACGCGGACATGAACGTGTGCACGACGCGTCCCTGGGGGACCTTTGAGGTTCTGTTGGATGCGCCGGTCTGCAAGGTGAAGCGCATCACGGTGCGACCGGGGAAGCGGTTGAGTCTGCAGTCGCACGCGCATCGCGCGGAGCATTGGGTGTGCGTGTCGGGGGAGGGTGCGGCGCACGTGGGTGACGACGTTTTGGTCTTGTCGGCCGGAACGAGCGCGTTTGTGCCTCGCGGCGCGCGTCACCGCATGGACAACAGCGATGGCCAGACGGACTTGGTGGTGATCGAAGTGCAGGTGGGCACCTACTTTGGCGAAGACGACATTGTGCGCTACGAGGACGACTTTGGCCGCTCGTGATGGCTTCTGGCTCGCTTGCGAAATGGAAATCGAGATATCTCACCATATCTCGATTTTTCTCGTGTTGGAAAAAGCAAATCATGACGACGACGACGAGCCAAAAAACAGCGGCGTGGACAGCACTCACACCCGAGGAGCGGCGGCGTGTGTATGCGGTGTACGGCCCCAAGTGCTTCCTGCACATTGCGCCGTCCACGGAGCAGGAAAAGATGCGGAATCCACAGAAATACCTCAAGTTCCCCATTTGTCGTGCGCCGACGGGAAAACCGCTGCCGGATCCCGTCGTGCCAGAGGCCGTGTTGGCGGCGCGTCGGCGCGCCTTCTTGACGCGGGGTCGCGTCGGAAAGAAGTATGACGATGTCGTGAGCAAGGCCACTGAGATGATTGAAAAGAAGCGTTTGACTTATCGAACGCTCAAAGACGTGCCCGTCGCGTCCGTAAAAGTGCGGTGCAAACCGTCATTTGCCGTCGACATCACCTACCAAGACGGCACGCACTCCCTACGAGACAAGATTTCACCACAGACGGCCTTACGAACACTCGGTCGCTTCATGACGGATCGACAGCGGCAGTTGGTTATGCGGCAGCAGCAGATGGCGGACAAGTGAGCGTGCGTCATTCGGGCATGGGAACGTCCTCGACACTTTTCTTGCCATTGGCCCTCACACGGCGGGCGAGCCAGGGCATGTCTCGATTTTCGATTCCGTGCTTGCGCAGCGTGTAGTTAAGGAACCATTCGGAATGCACACGATGATCTCGCGCGTGGTCAGCCACTTCATCGATGCGCATGGCGATTTTGCGAACGGCCTCTCTCGTTCCAATGCAAAAGCGGTCGTTGCATCCACCAAACTTTCCCCAACTCGGCGTGTAAACGATCGGCTGATCTCTGTTTTCGACAATGTCGAGGACATGGTCGATATCCAGCGGACTGACATACTCGAGATCTGGTCGCAGCAGCATGTAGCAGTCGTGAGGCGTGTCTCCAGTCAGGGTAAAGACTTCCTTGAGACTGTTCAATTGACAAAGCAAGTTGCGGAGGGACGAATGATGACCTTCCTCTCCCCACGCATCACCGTGCTTCAAGTAATCATGTAACTGTATCGTTCTTAAAAAATCTTCCTGCTTGGTCACTTTGACAAAGTCCGGTTTCAAGAGTTTGTATTCGTCGGGGTTCAGTGCGACTTGTTGCTCGTCACTTCTAGGGTTGGTTAGCACCTCAAGATCGTAAGTGTGCAGGTAGATGGTGTAGGATATACTGTGTTGACGCAAAACGTTCAAGATGTTGCGTTCAATGGATTCTACCGTGAAGCGCAATGAGCGTGTGAGACCGAAGAACAAGAGCGCAACCTTTGACATGGTAACAACATTCCTACTTATGAGCACAGAAAAGATAATGACAGTCAATCACTTGTTCCGCTTCGCCAACCACCGGTCCGCGTCGCGCCACAGGTTTGCGCATTGCGTTTGGGCTGCTTGGATGGCGTCGCTGCTGATGTAGCACTTGCCACCGGGGAGCGGTGTGCCGCGCTTGGCCCGCGCCACGGCGCGCTCGGCCTGCTGGATGCGTTCCTTCATGTCTGGTGGTAGGTCGTCGTAGATGGTCCGTGTGGCGCGCAGTTTGCGGTTCATCCACTGTTGCAGTTCGGCGACGGTTGTGGATCGAACAAAGCCGTTCCTATTTTTGCTCGACACATTCAACAGAATGCCGAGTTGCTGACGCTTCTGCGGCGTGTCAAAGTTCGCTCGCCAAATATAGGCAGCGACGAGCGGGTCCGTGCGGGTAAAGGCGTCGAGTCGCTGGAAACTCGTCTTGCCGTCTAGATGATGGAGCGTGCGGCTGACATAGTCGTGGAGGTAGTCCGACACCACGGCGGAGAGCGAGAAGGAGCAGCCCTGATCCCACATGTCGCTGATCGTGACGACGTGCTGGATCGTTTCGGTCAGTTCCTCGACCGTTGTGCAAGCGCGCATCTGCGCCAAGCACTGCTGCTTGCCCGCGGCGCGGTCTCGTTGAAAGAGGACGTAGGTGCGAATGGCCGTGACTGTCGTCTCTAGTTGGTCGAGGTCCACGCGGACGGATCCGTCGGCTTCGCGACGGAACGGGCCTTCAAACGCGGTGGTCCAAAAGGTGTGCTCGCGCGTGTAGGGAACGGAGAGGCGGACGTCTGGTTCGTTTCCACGGCGATGGAGGACGACATACCCGTGCCGAAAGCGCCGCACGCGCAGCCAATGCAAGACGTGGCGCAGAAAGTGTCGAAGTGGTCGCCACACGTGGAGACGCGTGCGGCGCGTGTGGACGGTGAGCACGCGGCACATGTCTCGCACCAGTGCACGCATCTCCTCCTGCTGACTCGGCGGACGCAATTGGAACAGGTAATCTGACAGGTGCACTTTCAGTCGCGCCACCCAATTCTCCCGTGCCCACAAGTATAGAACGGACACCGTGAGGTGTGTGGCCCAAAAGGCGGGTAGAGGCGTCGTCGTTTGCTTCGGAAACCATGCTTTCTGCATGGTTTCGACAATCTCGGCCGCGGTTGTCTTGCTCGCATGGATATTGATGTGGATATGCTGGCGGATGACGGTAGTGACAAGGTCCGTGGTGGAGGACATTGTTGTATCCAAATGATCGTTTCGAGTTCTGTTTGGTCATGCAATGTCAGGCAAACACAGGAGTGAGTGTCATTGAGTGTCATGCATGACCTGCTTTCGCAGTTTCAACGCGCCTCGAGCCGACGGCGAACGTTTTCATTTTTTGTGAAAAGTGAGAACGCAAGGACCTTCCGGGGGAGTGCCAAATCGGCTCGATGATGATGAATCGACATCTGGACCCGCAGCAATGCCTGCACCGCGTCATGGATCAGTTGCCCTTTCCCATTCAGCGCAAAGTGCTGCGCTACGCACCGCGGCTGCCCAAGTTGCCTCACCACGTGTGGCGACGTTTGCACCGTCATTTTCGCACGCGCTTTTGCGGACGCTGCGGACGCATCTTACCGCGACGGTGGCGTCAGTTTCGCTGTCTCTGTTACACCAGTGTCGTGCGGTGTCGCTTCACCTCTTCCGAACGACCGCTCCAGGTGTTTTTCCGACCCAACTGCGTCATTCCCGACCCGACGCCTACGCATGTTCAATTGCATGCCCGGCATATGATTAGCGCGTTTCCACGCACCGTCTTTACCCTCTCGCGTCAGAGCGATATTCTCTTTTCGATGCGGCCGCTCCTGCGAAACGTGCGAGACAAGCGCAGCAAAGTGCTCGCGTGCATCAACGGCAGCACGTGCGTGCGTCACGTGACGGACATGTTTTCGACGCCCGTGTTTGGACCACTCACTGGGAAGGGACAGGGTGACCACTTCATGTCCTTTTGCGGTCGGGAAATCTCGCTCTTGTGGGAAGCCCTCCACGAACGCGTGGCGCAAAACGACAACATCATGTTGTCGGGTGATACCGTGTGCGTCTACCACCCGCAAGACTGTGCCAACATGCAGAGCATCGATCGGAGCAATCTGATCGTCGATGTGGCCCGCGCCTTTGGCGTGATGCGCCGCATGGAGATGGACAGTTTTCCGCTCTTCTTTTACCGCCACGGACGCGTCGGCGGCCTGCCCTGCGAGGCGCCGCTGTGGGCCAGTGTGAATGATCTTTGCAAACACCTCTTTCGCATGAAATTGGAAAAGTGAAGCGCCTATGAAAAGAACGATGACGAATGAAAGAGGTGAATGAAACATGTGTCGTCGTTCCGGCGTGCATGACAGGAATGACAAAGGATCGCATGACGCGCACTATCGACGGCACTTGTGACATAAGGTCGCTCTTTTTGCGACTACCCGAGGACGTGCAACGCGCCGTCGCGCGCTACCTCCCTCTCTGGCAACGACGGGGCCTACGCAAGCCCATTGCCGTTTACCAAGGTGTGCCGACGAACGAGTGGGCGTCGCCGCACGGCCACTACTATCGCCGCATCCGACAATGCCCACGCGGCGCGTGGTGGAGCGCGGACTGGCCCACGCATCTCCACGTTCGACGGCAAGCCCACGTCTTTCAGTGGGAGTTGCGGGTCGGTTCGCTGAGTTGTACGGAGGACGAGTGGGTGCTCATGATGACGCCGCAATGGCCGGGTGACGTGCGAACGACCCAGGCGGTGCTCCCCAGGTTGTGGGACGCGTTTCATCGGCAGTTGTGGATGCCGCACCTCGGCAGCATTCAGGCCGTTGCATCGTTGCAGCAGGTGTGGTTGAACGAGCAGGAGCGGCGGCTGTGCTTTGCGCTCGTGGTGGAGCGGCCGTCCATGACGGCCCCGCCGACGCGGCAGTCGTGCGCGGAGCAGATGGTGGCCTTGGTGCGCCGATTGGACGACGCGATGCACCGGGAATGGGTAGCGGCCAGAAAAAAACGTCGCTGGGTTCAATAAACGTAATCAGCATACAACAGAAACGATCATGCGATGCATCCGTGGCGTTTCCGGAAAGTGGTCCATCCGGTCGGCACCGCTCTTTCTTGGCCTCTTGTTTCTCGTCTTGTTGGCGTCGCTATGGCTCGTCTCTCGTTCGACACGCGCAGGAGCCACTATCGCTTCGTCGCTTCATCCGTCGGCGTCGCTCGGACCGTGGACACCGTCCTCCAAACCGTCCAAGTCACCGACACCGTCGACCGTACCGCAACAACCATCGAGTGAACCCGACGATGGCTCCGACGTTCAAGACCCGGAAGACGCCATTCCGAGCACACTGATTGTGCATCCGACGCATGACGCGGACGTGGTGCATTTTGCTGCGCACTGGCCCGTCTTGACGAAGCGGTATACGTGCATCGTGGGCGCGTATCCGATGAAGGTGTCGGACGTCTTGTTTGCGAGTGGACGAACGTTGGGAGAGGGTGTTCGCGAGCGCCGACTGATTGTCAAGCGCGGCGATCGCTTTGTGGGCTTCCTCACGCGCATCAAAGCCGGAAACGAGCAGCACGTGCAGCGTCTGTCGCTCCTGCAGCCGTCGTCGTTTGACGAGTGGTTGCGAATCCGGGCGTGAGGAAAGAGAAAAAAAATGAGAGATGCGATGACAAATTTTCTCCGTTGCCCAAAAGAAATCGATGGAAGTCTTGCGTCCTCTGTTGGTGCCAATGTGTCGCACTTCGGCGACGACGACATGTGCCACAACGGCGACGAATATGTCGTCTTCGCCCAGTGTCACCGTGACGTTACGAGCCGCGAGTGTGCCGCCCAAGCACGAGCCACTGTTGCAGGTGGAGGATAACAGTCGGTACTGTCTCTACCCCATTCGTCACCTCGACATTTGGGACTTTTACAAGAAGCATCAGTGCACGTTCTGGACAGCGGAGGAGATTGACTTTGCCATTGACAAGAATGATTGGTCCACCAAGTTGACAGACGACGAACGATGGTTCATTGAGCACATCCTGGCCTTTTTCGCAAGTTCCGACGGCATTGTCCTGGAAAATCTGGTGACGCACATGTGTCAGGAAATCACCATTCCCGAAGCCCGCTGCTTCTACTCCTTCCAGGCCATGATGGAGAATGTCCACTCCGAAGTCTACTCCCTCATGATTGACACCTTTATCAGCGACGAGAAGCGCAAGCGCCGCCTCTTTGCCGCCGTCGACGAGATCCCCTGCGTCAAGAAAAAGGCCGACTGGGCCCTGCGGTGGGTGGCCTCTCACAGCGACCTCGCGCACCGCCTCGTCGCCTTTGCGATCGTCGAGGGACTCTTCTTCAGCGGCAGCTTTTGCGCCATTTTCTGGCTCAAGGAGCGCGGCCTCCTCACGCACTCGCTCGGCAAGTCCAACGAGTGGATCTCCCGCGACGAAGGCCTCCACACGCTCTTTGCGATCCACTTGTACAACCACTACATCCAGAACAAGATTAGCGAGAAGGAGATTCACCAGATGATGCGCGAGGCCGTCGAGCTCGAAGTGGAGTTCCTCTCCGACGCGCTGCCCGTGCGGCTCATTGGCATGAACGACCGGCTCATGACGGAGTATATTCGCTTCGTCGCGGACTGGCTCCTCACCAACTTGAAAGTGTCGCCTCTCTTTCACGCGCGGAACCCCTTTCCCTTTATGGCCAAGATCGGACTGGAAGGCAAGACCAACTTTTTCGAGCAGCGCGTGACCGAATACGTCAAGGGCTCCGACGCGAACGTGGACTTTATGAACTTTGACATGGACGACAGTTTCTAGACGAGCATTCGGTAAAAAAAAAGAAAAGGAAAGGTGTGCGTGAAAAAGCGCGAGAAAACCGACCGATCGTTTTCTCGCCTCGCTCCCATCTATTCATTCATCCCCACCCCCACAAACCATGCTATGGCCCGAACACATTCTCTGCGGCATCCTCGCATCCCCCTTCTTGCCTCCTTCGACCCTCGTCGACGTCGCCGTGGGCTCCATCCTGCCGGACGTCGGCATGGTCGTTCCATGGTCGTGTGGCGTCTCGCTCACCGCACCCGCGAGCGCGTGCCACACCGTGCTCCTGTTATGCTACTTTCTTCCACACTCGCTCTTGATCGTGCCGCTCGTGCCCAGGCGGTGGCGCTGGTTCTACCTGCTGCACATTCTCTGCGACCTCCCGTCCCACACAGAACCCTGGTCCATTCGCCCGCTGTACCCACTGAGTCATGTGGCCGTCCACGGCTGGTATGACCCGTGGAAATGGATTGTTCGCACATGACGTCTCGTCTCGTTTAATCAATCAACGAACGCAACAGAAGGAACAAATCACGTACTGATGATTCGCCGAGACGTCTTTGCCTTTTTCCAGCACCGCATCCGCGAACAGGCCCGCCACGGACGCATGTGGCACTTTCCCTGGTGCACCTACGCGCACCTGGAGCGCTTGATTGACATTCGGACGCACCGTTCGCGTCGCGAACCGCCGACACGACCCGACGGCCGGGTGGTGCTGCACGGTCCTAACCGTTCTCAATTGCTGGTCGACCTCTTGCGCTGCTGGGCCATGGACAAGATCCCCGTCCTCACGGGTCCGCACGTCGACACGGCGGCCGCCACCGCGTTGATGGACCGCCATCCGCCGTGTGAGCAAGAAGCCCTCATCGTCTTTACGTCCGGCACCTCCTCGTTGCAACCCAAGGGCGTGCGGCTGAGCGCACATAACGTCGTTCAACACACCGTCAACGTGGGACGACACGTCCCCGCGACACTGTTTGGACCGACCGATCGAACCGTGAGTGTGCTGCCGTGGGTGCACTGCTACGGCCTGCTTGGCGAGTGCTTTGCCACGATCGACCGAGGCGCCTCCACCACCATTGTGCCGCAACCACGGCTCTTGCTCCCCGCCATCCTCCTGGCGCAACCCACGATCCTCTTTGTCGTGCCGCGCATTTTGGACATTTGGCGTGACTTGGACGCACGGCTGGCTCGTGCCCGTCTCGCTGCACCAACGCGACGACGACTCCTCTTCGGCCCGCGTCTGCGCCACATGGTCAGCGGCGGCGCCCCGCTGGCGCCCGAGACACGACACTTTTTCGAACGCGAACTGCGTGTTCCGATCTTTGAAGGCTTTGGATGCAGCGAAATGTCTCCCATGATTGCGCTCCAGAACGAACGCGGACAAGGCGGCGTCGGCAAAGTTCTACCGGGCGTGGATCTGTCCTTTGCACCGGACGGCGAAATCCTCGTTCGCGGCGACGGTCGCTTCCTCGGCTACCTCGGCGAACCGCCACTGCCACCCGACGCCTCGTTCGACACGGGCGACATGGGCCGTTTGGACGCCGAGGGATGCCTGCACCTGCTCGGTCGACGCAGCGATTTGGTCAAGATGCCAAACGGTCGCTTCACGAGCCTGCAGCAAACGGAGGCGTGGATCCGCGCGCGCTTTCCCGCGGTCACGCACGTTTGTCTTTGGAACGGCCTGGAAGGACTCGAAGGCGCCGTCGTGACGACGTCCACCGACGTATGCGCGTCCGTGTCGAATGCCATGCATGCGCGTGGATGGCCGATTCGGCGTTTGCACACGCACGTGCCCTTTACGCTGGCCGACGGGACGATGAACATGAAGGGGGAGCCGCGCCGCGCCGTCATTCGCGCGCGCTGCGCGCTGGCGCCGGAACAATAACGAGATTTTGAAATATCGGCATTCCGCTAAGCGTTTTGCTGTTGCTGTTGTCTCTGGCTACCGCTGCTGCGACGGTCTTGTCGCTGCTGCTGCGGCGGAATGACGTCCGCGTGCTGGCCGCGCTGGGGCGGCGCTTGCCGACCTGCTGCGCCACCACGAACGTGTTTCTGTCCTTCTGCGGCCAGAATGTCGGTGAGCGCCTTGGTAACGTCGGACAGTGAAGCGTCGTCGTCGTCATTCAACTCGTTCAAACGACGAAAAACGGGGTCGGCTTGCATACGCGCGTGTCGTTGCTGCAAGTTTGGTGACCACCATTTGTTTTTCTGTCTCTGGTAGAAGATTTTCAGCAGCAACGAGGCAATCTCCTCCTCGTCCCAACTCGCCTTGAGTCGGTTCATCAACTTCTTATGCAACAAGGCAAATAAGACATGTTCGCACTCTCTCAAGAATTTGTTCAAGGCGTTGAGGTATTCATGGGCGGCAGCCATTCCTTGACGCGAGAGTTGCAATAGGCGTTCCAGTTGTTCGAGGCATTCGTCCGGTGACAAGAACGATGCCGCGCCTGGGACAGGACTAACCACTGCCGGTAGATGAGGAACGAGTGGTGGTGGATGTTGGACTTGCATTTTTTGTCTGGCGTCTTTGTATCACATGTCGGAGTAAAAAACCGTCATGGCATACTTGTCCAGCAGGCGCTGACAATCGCGGCACGGCTTGGCGCAGCCCGTGCTGCCGTCCGCGCGCGTGCGCACGACCACCACTGTGGCGCCGCGTCGCAAGTGCGGCGGCACGCGGCGAATGGCCGCCACTTCTGCGTGACGAGACCGCCGACCATCCGATCGGGTGGTAAGGACGCTGGTCGTGTCACCCACGTATTGGTTCCACGCGCACGTCGACGTGCCTCGGCGCGTGAGGATGGCGCATCCAATGCGGAACTGCATGGGGCTGCGAAGACTGGCGCGAACGGCATCGTTCCACAAGACCGACCTCCTCTTGCCCATGCCACGCGGTAACTGTGTTTTGTGGTGCTTTACAGTTGTATGACGCTATCGTGATATCATGCGTCGATTTTTGGCGGCTTCTGCGCCTCTTGCAACATCTTGTCGACTGTCTCGAAGCGACAAGATTCTATTCTCTTTCCTTCCTTCATGAACGAACGATATAGAGCGAAATGAACGATATGAAGGACAGAATCGTGTGTGATTCCGTTTCAGAGGATCGAGTAGTGGGACGGCACGGTCGCGCGGGCGGACACGGTGCAGTCCGAGTAGTCCGTGTCACGTAGTTCCACAATGGTGCGATACGTTTCCAGGGCCAGGCGCACCGAACCGCGGTTGGCGTATTCGTCCACCGTCTTGCGTTGGTGCAGCAAAAAGATGGCGAGCGGTGGCAACGTCGCGCACGCGTAGCGCGTCCATTCGCGCGTCGACTCGATGCGCTCGATCGGTTGCTGACACGCGCGCGACGCGGTGCCGTCGTAGCGGTGCGTTGTTTGGAGGAAACGATACTTGTCGGGGTTCTCCACGTGGCGCGTCTGCAGGATATGCCACGGCAGGTCGCGGAGGTGTCGCGGCGTGGCGGGGTCGTTTTGGATCGAGGGACGACGGACCATGACAATGAGGAAACGGTTCTCATTCAGCAAGAGGCTGTGGATGCGACACACGTAAACCCAGTGCTCGGCGTCCTGTTCCGAGTCTTTGGGGCTGAAAAAGAGGAGGGGGTTTTGAAAGTGGTCTGCAAAGGCTTTCCATACGCCCTCCTTGACGGGGTCTGCACCGAGAAGCAGCGTTGCCATCTCTTTTGCCCCCAGACGCCGCGTCGTTAGAACAAAGAAATGATGGGAACAAGTGTCGTGAATAGAATCGTTCTTTACCACCGCCGCGTTGTCTTTCGGACATGGAACGCGACAAACTGCTTTCGCTGCTCATACACCCATCTCTCTTCCGGCCACGGCTGGCCGCGTAGCCACGTCCAGAAAACGGCCTCGTCGTCAAACACGTCCTCCACGGCGAGCGGATGCGCCGTGCGGTCCAGGTCCTCCAGCACCTGCGCCACGGACATGGCTACGAGCCATCGTCCTCCCTCGACAGATGGCGAAAAGAGGCGCCGCTTCGTGCACCGCTGGTTCTCGTGGTGCAGGCGCGCGTCGAATTCGGTGAAGCGATAGTTGGACCGCATCTGGTTGCTCTGACGGGAACAAACGGCCAAGTTCCACGGCGTATCGGCGTGTTTTGCAATAGCGGCCGGAAACTTGGACCGTGGAATAATGTGCTCCACGGTGGAGTGCGGCGCGGTTATGGCGCGCCCGGTGTAGAGGTCCCACGGGCCGAGATGGAAACGCAAGAGTCGTCGCGCTTGCACACCGAGCGGCGTCGTCATGATGGTGGTGATGATGGTTGCTCAATCTGTGTGACAGGACGAGAAGACGATGAACGATATACGTCAGCGTATAACAGCATATAAATGTCAGTCTTTCACGGGAAGTCGTCACGGCTGCACGCTTTGCACACGCATTGATCATTCAGTTTTGGCACTTACAGCTTCATTCTTGCCAAAACGGCCAGAAGTGCGAGACCGACCGGTAGGAGCAGATACGCGACTACGGCACGCAAACGAGCGACGCGGAAGCGATCCATCTCGCGCACGCTGACCGCAAACAGCGTCACCTGAACGGTCCAAATCAACGCCCACGCCCCTACCTCTCGCCCTGTCAAGTCGTCACGCTTCACGAATCTCGTGGAGAGGCTCCACAGCACGAGTGAGATCAGAGGACAAAGGATAGAAATGATCCATCGCGCAACCGTGTGAGAACGCCGTGGAGAACGCCAAAAGCACACGGCCAACGTCGCCGTGGTGACGGTCAAGTACGTGGACACGGCGTGACACAAGAGGGTCATGGCCAACAAGCATGTGACATGTCGTGCGGTTGATGCGGATCTCGTGGCTTGTGTCAATGGCGGCGCGACGTCTGGCCACTTCTTGACCTTGTATGTCAGTTGTTCGCTTGTCGTTACCTTATCTATGTTCCATCGATCTTGAGGGATGTTGACAACGATCTTTGGGAATGGATAAATCGTTGATGTCAGCGTTATCGTGATGGAAAAAGGTGGTTGGTTTCCGCATGGATTGTCAAAGTCGCACCAAACGAACGCATCGTCATTGGTGAGGTTCTTTTCTATCAACAGTTTCTCCGGAAGCAACTCGATGATAGGTCTTTGTTGTCGCAGTGACGAGTTTCCTCGTGTCCGAATGTCCAATTGCTGTTCACCGTCGTCCTTCGCACACTGATAGGTTGCCGTGACAGTGAACGACTCGGTGAAGCGAGTCGTCTGTTTGAAACCCACATGCATAGTTCCTTTCGTTGCCATGGCGCTTTTTTGCAACCGAGCCAGAGAAAAAGGAAAGGTGATCATGTACGCATACCTACGCACACCATTGATCACGTGCTGCTACCCTGCTGGTGGATCTTGACAAAGTGCGTGAGCACGTGCTGAAGGGAGGGAGGGAGGTTGCGCACGTCCACGCGGTGCTCGCCGTTCTTCATCTTGCGCATGCCAAAGGGAGCCTCCATCATGCTTTCGCCCGACACGCGCAGTTGGTGGTAGCGGATGAGCGCAAAGACGAGTTCCTGGCCCATGCTGTCGAGCGCCTTGACGTTGGCCACCAACGACGCCTGCTCTTCGTCGTTCAGTGGAGCGATCGGCGTCTCGCCGAGACGCGTGCAAACCATGTCGTAAAGCGGAAAGACGCACGTCGACATGGGTGGTTCGGACATTTCCTTGTTCAGATCCATCTTCGCAATCCAACGTCAAATTTTGTTTCTGGACCATCAATGCGTAAGCGCATCGAAGCGCATTGAAGCGCATCGAAGCGCACATTGAAAACTGACTTACGCATTGCCCACGTTAACAGAAACGCACCAACGAGAGATGACGACCGAGGAAGGATCATGTCCGCACGCGGGCACGTTTGTGGAAGGCGGTGTGGAGATTTGCGAGGAGTGTGGCGTGGTCATGCGTCGCGAGGAGATGAATTTCGACCGCGAGTGGCGTTACTACGGCATGACGGACACGAAGCACGCGGCGGATCCGACGCGCTGCTACGCGCGCAAGTCGACGGACCGCGTCATTGACCGCGATGTTGCGCAAATGGGGTTTTCGCAAAAGATTGTCATGACGGCGAACCAGATCTACGACCAGGTCACCAACGGCAAGATTTACCGCGGCAACTCGCGCAAGGGCATCATCTTTGCCTGCGTCTTTCACGCGTACAAGATGGTCGGACAGCCGCAAAGTTGCGAGCACCTCATTGAGGTCTTTGACATGGACCGGCGCGTCGGCCTGAAAGGGCTCAAGTATGTCAATCTCAACGCGCCCAAGACGGCGGGCTTTCGGCACTTTCACGTCGAGATGCGCGACCTCATTGGGGAAATCATGGACAAGTTCCACGCCACGGCGCAGCAAAAGGAGGAGGCCGTGCAGCTCTTTGAGCGCGTCGACCAGCGGTCCATGCTGCTCAATCGCAGCCGGCCGCAGTCTGTGGCCTGTGGCATCGTGCGCTACTACATTATGCAAAAGAACAAGGACATTTCCATGGAGGAATTCCAGTCGCGCGTCCGGCTCAGCGAAGTCACGATCCAGCGGCTCGTCAACGAGATTGAACGCATCGTGCATAGCGCAGACAGCGCCGATAGCGCAAACAGTGCCGACAGCGCCGACAACGCAGACAATGCAGATGGCGCAAATACGACAGAGAGCGCCGGTGGTGCCAAAAGTGTCCAAAGCGGAAAGGACGGCCTGACGACGCGGCACAGCGCGCGACGGACGCGGCCTAAAGCCGTCCGGTGAGAGAGGTAAACGATGCAGGATACACAGGGCCCACTGTTCACGACGCGCCGCCGCACGGCGGAGGAGGAGGCCGAGATGCAAACGCGGTTCTTTGAGCAGATTCGGCAATCCGCCATGAATAGCATTCCGCCAGAGCACATTGAGCACCTGAAAAAGTTTGGGGACAAGTTCCACCGCTCGTTTGACGTCGAAGCGCAGCAGTCGCGCCACACGAGCGCGAACGAGATTGTCCTGGAGGAGAGCCTCGCCTACGTCGCCGAGTGCGTCAAAGCGGGCCTGCACCCGCGCTACCTCACGGAGGACGAAAAGCACTTGCTGCAGGCGGGCTTTGGTGACGAATGGTGGACGCACTTTGGCTACACGGAGAGCGATCTGGTGCGCGCGAAGGACCGATGAAAAGACGGCACACTGCGTTTCATTTTCATTCCTCACAACAAAGAGCCTTGGCAAACATGTCATCTGGACAACAGGTCAAGACGCCGCGCGGCACGCAGCGACAGCAAGCGCAGCAACAACCCAGCCCTTTAACGCGATTGGCCATGTCGTACATGCAAGCGCGCCCGCAAACCAGTCGGTCGGTTCCTACGCAGGATCAAGGATGGCGACTCTTGGCGCCGCGTTTGGACGTTCACAAGCCAGAGCTGGACAAGTGGGCCAAGTATGAGCAGGTGGAGAAGCAATGGAAACAGAGCACAGGTCCAGAGGTGAGTCTATGCGCGTGGGTGCACCAGGAATTGGTCGCGCTGGTCGATAAGATGTTGGAAAACCTCATCGATGCACGTCGTTTCCGTCAATTCGAGACCTTTACGCAGCAAGTCCGGGCGCTCGCGCAGCACTACCGAACAAAGATGGATCGATCGCCGGCAGAGGAGATGCTCGCGAAACAATTGACTGCCGTGGTGGAGCCGGCTACGGCCGTTCTGTATGACGAAGATCTCGTCATGGACAGGGATCCCGACTTTTTGGACGCACCAGCCGTCCGAACGGCGTTTCTGCGCGCGCAGCGCAAACTGGCTAAACTGTCTTGTGACCCTCAGCAAGGCCAGAAGCAGCAGCAGCAGGCGAGGCGTCAGCAGGGCCAGAAGCAGCAGCGTGGCGGTGCCGCTGTGTCATAGGGTGCATCCACGTGTGATGCATGCACCTCGTGTGCAGGTCCACCCACGCGCGGTCGGCGTCGTAACGGTCCACGAACCAGCGGCGGAGCGTGCCGTCCTGGGCGAGTGCGGGCAGCATGAAGGAGCGCAGCAAAAAGGCGCGTCGATCCTGCGGGGGAATCTCGCACCACTGCCGCGCAAAGGCGCCTTGCTGCGTGCGTGCCTCTCCCTCGCGCATGGCCCATTCGACGAGGAAGAAGAGCGACCAGCACTGGCAAAAGGCGTCGGCGGGCAGGCGGTGCACGGTGGAGGCGTCGAACTGCAGACCGAAGCGGCGGTGACGAAAGGTGGTGGGCGTCGCGAGGTGGTGCGGACACACGCCCACGTGCGTCTTGACGTGCGACACGTGCCGCGCAAGCGTTCGCAAGACGCGACGGAGCGCTGGCAGGACGACGCGCTCGCCGTGCGGGTAGAGGTTGGACCCGGAGTCGAACGACACGACGCGGAGGCTGCCGCTCTTGGCGGCCTTTTGCAGCACGACGGCCACAAAGTGCACGCTACGGACGCCGTAGCTGATGCAGATGGTAAAGGCGGCTTCTCGACACGTCGCGTCGGCCAACCATGCTTTCATCTTGTCACGAAGACTTTGCAAGAGTGTGTGCTCCATCTTGTCCTCCTTGGCGTAAAAAGTGCCCCACTGCACAAGACGAGGCGCATGCGTCGCAAAGGCCTTGGTGAGGACACGACGACGCACTTTGGCGTCCGTAAAGAAGTAGATGAGGTGTTGCACCGTGTCGTGCGGCATTGCGTTCCTCCTTCCTTTTCTTGTGTTCGGAAAAGAAAGGTCTCTCTCTATGCGGATTTCTTGACGGGCTTGGCCTTCTTGTAACCGGCCGTCGATTGCGTGAACAGGTCGCGCTGGTAGGGCGACAGCTCGTACGTGTCCATCTTTTTGGCACGCGGCGCGCGCTTCTTGACGCCGGAGAGCATTTCAATCTGCGCGGCGGTAAAGATCGTCTCCTCCTTCTTCGCCTTGACCGGCTTGGCCTTGGGCTTGGACTTGTAGGCGGCGTCAAAGCCCGACAGCATCTTGCGCTGCGCAGCCGTGAATGTCACTTCCTTCTTGTCCGTCACCTTGGGCTTCTTGACCGTCTTGGCCGGCTTGGCAGGTCCGGCGAGCAGCTTCTTCTGGCGCGCCGTCAACTCAAATCCTTCCACCTTCTTGGTCTTTTTGGCCGGCGTCGTGGCGGTGTGCTTGACGGGCTTGGCCTTCTTGTAGCCGGCCGTGCTCTCCGTAAAGAGCTTGACCTGCGCGGCCGTCAGTGTATCCCCCGCCACGGGCTTCTTCTTGCGAGGCACGCGGGGCTTGTGGTGCTCGTCAAAGAGAGCGATCTGACGAGGAAAGAGCCTCTCGACTGTCTTTTTGGGAGGCATGGCGGATACTTTTCTTTGTTAAGCCAAACAAAAAAAAAATTTGACGTGATGCGACAGGAAACGGATCTCGTGTTGACGAATCTCCGCCGTCGTCTCCCGTCGTCGCTGCTTTACACGGTCTTGGCCTTTGCGCCGCGCGGGCTCGATCGGCACGCCTTGGCACGGGCAACGGCGTGCTTCCACATGGGCCTCTTTTTGCGTCGCATAGGCTGTGCGCACCTTCGGCGCCCGGTATGTGCGCGCATACCGCGCATCGCGCCGGTGCCGCAGGAGTACACGGTCGAGTTCCACGACGACACCGTCTGGTTCACGGCCACGTTCGTGTGCCGACCTCGCGCGCGATGCTTTCGCGTGACGGACTACGTCGTCATCCAGTACACTTAGGAGGCGTCGACATGTGACGGCCATGGAAAGTCGGCGTGTCGAACGTCGCACACGTGCACGCCCTCTTGATCCACAATGTGGCAACAGAGGCCGTACCGGTCGCGCTGCGCACACGACTGGTGGCAGCGCTCCGTGTAGAGCAGCAACGCCGTGGTTGTCGCGGGCACGGCTTGCAACGGCTGGTCGCGCAGTGTGTTCCAGCCGGGAAGGAGGCTAGCCGTGGTCGCGGCGGACGTGAGCAAGACGTAGAGTTGCTGCGTAAAGAGGAGGTAATGTTGCCGCAGGTCGTCTGGCGAAATGCCTTCCATTTGGTGCAGCGCCTCTTCCAAATGGGGGTTGTGGGCGTAACTGGCGAGCACGCCCTGGTAAATCGTTCCCACAATGGCAGAGAGCACGGTGCACATGGCGCGTCTCGTCGTCCACGGAAACATCTTGTCCACGGCTTTCGTGAATTTCGTCTTGATGTCGCAGTACACGCCCCCTTCGCGGTAGAGCCAGGCGTAGCGAAAGAGGTCGGCCTTGTGCGCGCCCGTGGGGAAGGCGACAAACTGGTTGGCAAACGAGGCGCCAAAGTGTGCGGCCAGATACTGCAGCGCCTCCGTGTCGTCAAAGATGTGAAAGGGAATGTCGCCGCAGGCCTCTGCAATGGCGTCGACGATGCGCGGCGGAATGGCCTCGCGGTCGTGATACGTGAAGCAAACCCGTCGCGGGATGAGGTCGTCCTCGTGCTGCGGCTCGCGCGTCTGCATCTGCTGCACGCGCCACCCGGGCGGCGGCATCCTTCGCGCGGGTCGCCAGACGTGGAGCAGCCACGCCGTCAAGCCGACCACAACCAGCGCAGCGAGGACAAGGAACGGCCACGACAAGAGGCGTTTCCGCGAGAGCGTGCGTGGTGTGGAATCAGTCATGCCCGCGCTCGCGTCCTTTGCCATGGTCGAGATAAATGTATCGAGTCATCAAACGTTGTTGTTCTATTTTGCTACAGTCGCCGCGGTTGTCGACGTGGTCGTTGTCGTGGCGGGTTTGGCGGCCGTCGTCGATGACGTCGTCACGGTCCTGTTGCCGCCCTTGCACTCGTAGCAACTGTACATGAGGCTGAGGCTGGTAAAGCCCCACCCAGCCGAGAGCATGCAGATGGATACGAAAAAGGCAGTCGCGAGCGACAGGTTACCACTGGCCCGAACGCGTCCGTCCAGCGCGAGAAAGCCCTTGGAGCATGGCACGTGAGACACGAGTGTCGGAATGGTGATAGAACCAGAACCGTCACTGCCGTTCGAGGAGGAAGAAGAAGCGGTGTTCGAGGGCACGTTGCGCACCACCCAGCCCGTTTGTTGGTCCTGCATCTGCGCTTTGGCGGCGTCGACTTGCCACGGCTCTGGTTGCGCGCCGAGCGTCGTCGTGTCGTAGTAGTAGGGGTCGTTGGCGTTCGCGTTGGCCATTGCGTTCTGTCGCGCACCGGTGGGGAGTGGCAGCGTCACGACGCCGTCGTCGCCGCAGTAGGCGTTGCCATTCATCCACATCATGTAGTTGGACCAGGAAAACACGAGAAGGACAAAGACACCGATATGGCCCAAGGACCAGAGCAAAAAGGTGCCGATCTTGGGTGCGACCACACCGCTCTCTACCGTCAGAAAGGAGCGGGCCAAGTGCAAGCCGACCGCAAAGAGGCCGAGACAGCAGTAGAGCGTCGTGTAGGTCTGCTTGGTTCGCTGCGCCGGCGTCTCGGCGGGTAGGGCAAATCCCCACTTGCTCTTGTACCACATGAGCGCCAGCAGCCATGCAACGGCTCCTAGTTGCACGAGATACGCCAACCGAACCCACATCCGAACGGATTCGTTGAAAAAGGACGCCGTCGGGGCTGGCGTCGTTGTTGCACTCGACATGAGAGGAATGACAGAAATGTCCCTTTTATGCGACCCCCAAAACATTTTTGCGCACCGTGTCCATTCCTAGGAATGGAAACGTCGTCAATCAATAACATCATCATCTTACAAAACAAAGGAAAATGCTCCGATCGCACTACTGCGGCACGCGCCAAGACCTTCCACCCAACTACCTGCGTCGCGGAACGCCCTACGAATGCCTTCGCACGGGCGTCGGCGTCGGAAAAGCCATCGCCGCGGATATTCACATGATGCAACCAGATCATGACGCAGAACCACCACTACCGCCGCCACCGCGACGTGCTCCCATGTTCCCCATTTTCCTCTTGCTCTTCTGCCTCACCGCGCTGCTCATGTGGCACCGATCGCTGCCTCTGCAGGGGGAGGGTCAAGCTTGAAAATGTGGCTCTGAATCTTTTTCTGAATGTTGTAATAGGTCAGCGGCTCCGTCTCTGCGTCCGTGAGCTGAAAGAGGCGCTTCAGGCTCTCGTCCGGTCGGATGATGCGCTTGTCCTGAGGGTTCTGCAGGTTGTGCTTCTTGATATACTCGCACAGCGTCGCGGTCAGGTAGGCGCGGGTCAGCTTGTCCGTCTGCGCATTGTCCTTCTGCAGGAAGAGCTCCAACTCCCGCGAGACGCGCACCGGCTTCATAAAGCCCGAGTTGCTCACGTCCTTGGTGCGGCGCTCGGTCGTCTTGAGCTTCAGGAGCCGATATGTGTCGCTCTTCACCTTGAGGAACTCCTTCCACAGCGTCTTTTGCGTCTCCAGGAGAGGGGTCAGCTTGGCCGTCAGGGCCTCAAAATCCGTCAGCAGCTTGTCCTTGCCCGCCGAGCGCTTCCGCTTCTTCTCATCCTCCACCGGCGCCTCTGCTGGCGCCGCTGGCGTCGTCGTCGGCTGCTGCTCTGTCTTGACCACCGCGGGCAACTCAATCTCCTCGGGCTCTGGCAGCACAGGCGCCACGGGAACGGCAGCAGGGGCAGGAGGCGTCTCCACAGCAGGTGCGGGCGCCACCTTTTTGGCGCGGGGAGCGCGCGCGCGAGGCTTGGCGGCGGCGACAGTGGCCGCGAGGTTGGCGTCAGGGGTAGTAGCAATGGTCGTCATTGTCGTGATGTGTCTTACGATCTCTTTTGACCTACAGTGCGCGGTGTTTAAACCAGTTTTCAGGAGCAACATCGTTTTCTACACCTCTGGCGATTGTCATTTAAAGACGTGGCGCTGGTGCAGAAAGGAAATGGTGGTGTCGACGACGATCGCGTCGGACTTGCTGTGGTCCTTGTGGCAGCCGCCGCGTGCGAACGCCGTCACGCAGGCGTGGGAGGGCGAGAAGGAGGAGGCGTCGATCGTGCAGGCGCAGCGGGAGCAGTTGGTGTGCGACGTCATGGTGCTGTTGGAGTGGCTGACGGTGCTGCGCGTCCTGGTTTTGGAGCAGTGGGAAGCGAAGCAAACGCCGCCGGACGAGGATATCTGCGCGTTGCTGCTGTCGCTCCCAGCGCACATGCAGCGTCTTCGAGAGTGGAAGGACATTGTCGGTCTGACGTTGACGGCCACTCCGCCGGCAGCCACGACGACGAGCGACAACAAGCCCCCGTCCACGACAACCTTTTTCCGTCCGCAGGACACGACCGTGCTGTGCACGCACGCGTTCTCGCCAGACCGTCACCGGACGTGGTATCCTGCCCGCCTCTTTCGGCACGCGGAGTGGCCGAACCTATCCCCCAAGGCGCTCCTGCACTTGATCCGCTCCTTCCTCACCACGACGCTCGAGGACCACTTGCTGCCGATGCAGCACGCGTCCTTTTCGACAGAGTGCTGGAGCAAACTGCGCTTCCACTTGCAAGCGCTCCACTTGGACATGGTGCAGTGGCAGGACGAGCACGACCAGGCGCGCACCATTAGCACGCAGCACCGCATCTTGCGCCTGTTACGGCCCTTTTCGGTTCCCTCCCCCGTCCTGTCCCTCTTTTTCGCCAAGAGCGTCGAAAAGGCGCACCTCATTCGCGTCCTGTGTCTACACGCGCACAGCACTGCCGAACACATTCGCACCTGTGCCACCAACATTGCGCTTCGTCAGGAGCAAGCACTCGGCGCTCGACTCCTCCAGGCCTTTTGGCACCTGCGCATGGCCTTGCAGGCCTTTTGCAAAGATCTGTCCGTCACGGGTCTACAAGACCTCGGGCAGCACGAGTACGAGTTGGAAAAGGACGTGCTGCGCATGGCGAACGTTTGCAGCCCTGCCCCTGACGTCGGCCGCTTGGGATCGCCGCAACGGCAGGTCGCGCTGCGCCACTTGCAGCTGCTCTGCGCGCAACAAATCCTCTTGTGGAACGTCATGACCCATGAAGTGCCCTGTCCGGAAGGCCTCCTCGAGCGCATCCAAGCGCTGCACAAGGCCCTGTTGCACGTGCAGCCCTTGTTGACGCCGTCGGAACCGCCCAAGACGTCGTCAGATGTAGTCGCAGATGTCGACCCGAAACCCGTCGTCGACGCCGCCTGCACCGCGTGAGAGGCGGAACGGCTTGCCGCATCCCCAAATCTGGTCGGTCGCGTGCCATTGCTCACAATCGGGCTGCGAGGCGTGCGGCGGCACGGGTTGACCGGTTTCGCGAAAGACGCCGTGCCGGAAAATGCCGCAATTCACCTCCGGACGGTGCACCGTCACCCACACGTGGCAGTGTGGACACGCAAAGGACAACCAGGCGCCGTCTTCGATCACAGACGGTGATTCGTTATTCTCTTGCATGAATCAAGGAACGTTCTTTGTTTGCCGATTGGCATTTCTCGCGTTATCACATCACGACTCGTCATACGTTGTGATAAGACAAAGTCCTCGTCTTGTCACACCAAAATGCGTCGTCACGTCGAGACGGTGCAAGTCCTGCACGTCAAGGATCGTGCGGACATGGACATGTCCTGCATCGGAAAAATGCCCAAGGTTCGTGACTTTTCTATCCACGTGCGGAAAGACACCGACGTTTACCTGGACGATCCGATCACCGGGACTTGTCGATTGCTCTTTGCGTTTCGAAAAGCGGCGATTGGTCAGACGGCGGAGTGGTCGTCCGTGCTGAGCGCGTGTTTCGACACGCCCATGTTAGTGAGCGACCGCCGCTTCCGCGCAGCGGGCGTCTCTGGAGAACGCGTACCGGTGCGCAGTGGCGTCATTGGCTTTTATGACCGTCTCACGCCGCAGCAGAAAAGCGCGCTGCGCAACCACCTCCAACGAAAAGTGCATGTAGGCGGCAGAGCCACGGCCTTCACCCGGCATTACCCCGATCGGTGGAATCGGTCTCTTCCTTTTCTGCAAATGTTATCGTCCCTCTATCGCGAAACCTGTCCTCACTACTATCGCAAACAAAGGGCGTTCCTCCAAGACGTCGAAGAGGCCATGCGTATCCCCCACTCTGTCTTTACGACCGTCACGGTGAACGAAGACTGGGCTACGTGCACACACACCGACACGGGCGACTTTCCCCATGGCATGTCCTGCTTGGCCGTCCTGGGAAAGAACTTTCGTGGCGGTCACCTCGGCTTTCCGCTGCGGGGCGTTCTCGTGCACATGGAACCCGGAGATGTCCTCTTCATGGACAGCCACGAACCGCACGGCAATACGCCGCTCACTGTGCAAAAGGACGGAAAGCGCCTCTCCTTGGTTTGCTACGCCCGCACCGACTTGGCCAAATTTCACCAGCCCGTCACGTTGCCGGACGGAACGACCTACTTTGTTTAGTGGGCGACGACGCCAATCGAATGACAATTCATTCGATTGATTGGGTTGCCATCATGCCCAAATACCAATGTTGTTGCGCTATAGCAGACATACGTCGTTCTTATGCGGATTTGCTCCGGTGGAAACACGGTCGACTATCCCAACGTGCCGTTGGGCGACGTGACCGTTTCCAGCAGCCTACCCGTCTCTTCCCTCGACGTTCGTCACGTGCCCGTCCAACACGTGCACGTCGTTTACTTTGCCAATCTGTATGTCAATTTGAACCATGGCATTCCGTTTGTCCGTGACCACTTGTCGCTCGTCTTGCAACTTCCCCTCTGGACATTTCTGCGCGAGCGTGCCCGCACCACGACAACAACGACCGTGACATGGTCCATGGTCATCAGCGGCCCCGCGTCTCACCGTGCCCAAACGGCCGACATGGTTGAATCGCTCTCCTCCTCTTTCGAACTCGTGTACACGACGGACAATTGCTACGAGTTGCCAGGATTGTTCGTCTTGTGGCGCGCGGCCTTTGACCGGCAAGAGGACGGCGTGTCCATCTACTTCCACGCCAAGGGCATCTCGCGCTGCCAGCGTCCACCGCCCGTCAACCACCTCTTGACGACCACGGTGCTCGACCCGACGGCGTTGCACGTGCTGGAGCACTTGCAGGGCATCGACCGCGTCGGCATGACGAATGCTGCACACGGGTGGATGTGGTACAACTTTTTCTGGATCCGCAACCGACTGGCCGTGCAACTCGAACGACCGCGACGTCTCGCGCGGCGCCACTACTACGAGGACTGGAGTTGCCGCATCTTGCGTAAACCAGAAGCGGCAACCACCGCGACATGGTCGACCGTGGAGGAGCGCGAGACGCCGTACGACGACCGCGACCACTACGCGTACACGGCCGCCAATTGCTTCGCGCTGCGCGGTAGTCGCCCGCCGACCTTTACCCACGTCGGCGCGGCCTTCTTACCACCGCAAGCGCTGGGGTGGGGCTAGGCCGTCGGGCAGTACTGCGGGATGGGCGACACGAAGCGGTCGTAGACGCCCACGTCGTGCGCGCGGTGCAAGAGGACGCTAAAGATTTCGTGGAAGCGCTGCGTGTGGCCAACCTCCTCGCACAGACAGTGCGCCAGTTCATGCAGCGCCACATACATGAGCATGTTTTCGTCGTAGTAGACGCCTTGCAAATCCTTGAGGCACAGGTAGATGCGTTTCTTGTTGATCGTGTAGGACTTGTCGTCCGCGTAAAACTCCATGTCGCCGGCGGCAGGATGCACTTGCACGAGTCGCTGCTGGATTTTGCGGAGCATCTCCCCGTCCTCGACAGTACCGTGTCGGGAAGGTTCCACGAAAAAGGCTTCCACACTGCGCGTCGCCTCTGCACGCGCGGTCCAGGCCAGCAAGAGGATGAGCAACCCTGTCCACAAGAAGACGCGCGCGGTCGACCGTGAATGGTGGTGATGGTGGTGGTGCGCAACGCTCATCTGTTTTCTTGTACGCGCGACAAAGCACGACGTTTGGTTTAACACACTGGCGCGGCACAAGCAAACGAACGAGCATCTTCTCGAGAAATGAGCACCGCCGAAGAAATCGCCATGCTCATGGGCGAATACATTGCCACGACTGCCGAACTCAAGGCCTGCCGCCAGCGCGTGCAAAGCTTCCGACAGGAAATGACCGAGCAAATGGCACCGCTCCGTCGTCGCTTGGACGAGCTGCAAACGGCCATCACCGATTACCTGCGCTGCAAAGCGTTGCAAGGCGTGCGCAAGGGCAAGACCGTGTGCTACCTGACCAAGCGCCCCGTCGCGCTGCCGGCCGAGCAAAAGATTGCCCGCGTGCTGCAGCAACGGCAAGACGGCGCGGAGGACAACCCGGACGTCTTGACGCAGCGGCTCCTCAAGGCCATGCGCGCGCGGTCCTACAAGGACGACGAGTTCAAGGAAGTCCTCTGTCTCAAGACCGAAGAGTAACGCAAATGTAATGCAAATGTTGCGACACAGTAGGTAGGAGTGTCATGAACCCGATCACGCCCCAACGACTGGATCTCCGCCCGTCCAAGCGCGACGACCGCGACTACCGACTCGTCTTCCTCACGACGCCGTCTTCTCCTTCTGCGCCAACCATGGTGGACTGGTCCACCAAGTTTCCGTTCTTGTACGACCAAGGGAACGTGGGCTGCTGCACCGCCTGCAGCAGCAACAGTCTCTTGTTCTTTGCGCAGCACATCAAGGACGACAACAGCCTGACGAGTCGTTTCGTGCCGTCGATGCTCTTTACCTACTTCAACTCGCGCGCGCTGACCGGCACCACCGCGGTCGACGCCGGCTCGACGCTCCGCGACGCCATCGCCTCGCTGTTCAAGAACGGCGTGTGCCAGGAAACGACATGGTCCGTCACGCGCCCCATCTCGATGCGACCGTCGTTTGCGGCGTTCCAAGAGGCGCAGCAGAACCGGGCGCTGCAGTACGCGCGCGTGGACATTAACGAGACGAGTTTCCGACTGGCGCTGCAGAACAAACACCTCATTGTGCTGGGCCTGCCCGTCTACCGCTCCTTTGTGCTCGCACCTCGTGGCGACGTGCCCATGCCGAGCACGTCCGCATCGACCGATCCGCTACTCGGCTACCACGCCATCTTGCTGGTGGGCTATGACGACAACGCGCGTCGGTTCCGCTTCCGCAACTCGTGGGGCAAGAAGTGGGGCGTCGTGGGCTACGGCACCATTCCCTACGCCATGGTGCCGGCGTGCTTTGACGCGTGGACGATCCTACAGGCGACGCCAGATGCGCTCTCGTCCAATGTCCGTGTGCTCAAGCCGTAGCGACAAAAGTGAAGATCGCGATCCGATGACGTCCTTCTCACCATGATCATCACCCAAAGGTTGATTGTTCTACCCTTCATCATGTCCTTGATGCCGATGGCAGAGATCCGACAGCGGATCGACGCGCAATACTGCGAGGAAACCGAACGACGCTTGTCGGACGAGTGCCTGGCGGACGTGTGGGGGGGTAAAGAGGCGGTGCGACGGAAACGCGAGTCCTACCGACGCCTCCACGATGACCACGAACGGCGCGTGTCGTCCGGGTTCATGTCCAAAGAAATGTCCCTCAATCGCTTCCTTGACGAAATGGTAAAGATGAACACGCCTCCCGGTCTGAAAGGCGCCGTGCGCGGAAGCACGTTTAACCAAATTGTCAAGGAAGCCATTCGTGACGTCATGTTGCCAGAGGATCGCTTCGAGGTGCAGTTTGAAGCACGACCGCATCGCGGCGCTGCCGCGGGAAAGATGAACGAGATTCCCGATTGGTATATTCGCGATCGCGAAACGGAGCGGACCATGATTGGCTACAATCAGGTGGACTTGTGGGGCGGCGGTCAGCAACGCAACCGCGGTGACAAGTATCTCCTGCAGCCGTGTGATCCTGACCACTCGACCACCAGAGTCGTGTGCGTGATTGCGCGCCGACCCGAGGCGATCGACGAAAACTCGTATGTCTACAAAATCTTTGCCAACGGATTCCAGCAGGACCGGTTGTGCTACATCAAGGACTTGAAACGCATCATTCTGTCCTTTTTCCATCAAGAAGGCAAGACGATTGGCCTTCATCGGCAATCGACCGACAAGTTCTACACGAAACCCGGTGCAGTGTCGGAGTGCATTCGCCTCTGGCGTCAGCATGTGCTGGTGGACGCGCAGAGCGATTGCGTCATGGAACCGAGCGCCGGTGCGGGCGCCTTTGTCGCGCCGCTTGTAGAAGTGTGCGACAACCGCCTCTTTACGGACCTCCACCCGGCGCACGCAGCCGTGGAACGAGCCGACTTTCTGACATTCCGACCCGACGATTGGGCCGTCCTACGCGTGCCCGGCAAGGTGCACGTCGTTGGCAATCCACCGTTTGGGAGACAAGGGTGTTTGGCCCACGCGTTTTTGAAAAAGGCCATGACGTTCGCCAGCACCGTGTCGTTCATCTTGCCGCGGTCCTTCAAGAAGGACAGTCAGCAAGATCGCGTCGATCGACACTTTCATCTGGTCGCCAGCATGGACCTTCCGGAAGACTCCTTTGTCATTGAAAGCGTCGATCATCGCGTGCCCTGCGTCTTTCAAATCTGGGAGCGCCGCGATACGCTACGAGCGAAGGCCATTGGCTTGACGGCCACCTTTTTCGAGTTTGTCAAGAAGGAGGACCCGCACGATGTGGCCTTTCGTCGCGTCGGCGGCAACGCGGGCAGCGTTTACAAGGAAACGGCCGACAAGTCCCCCAGTTCACACTACTTTCTGCGCTTCACCAACGGGCAATCGTTGGACGAGAACTACCGTCGCATGTGCAGCCTCGTCTTTCTCCACGGCAACACGACGGGGCCGCGCTCCATTTCCCAACAAGAACTGCTCCGGGCACTGGATTGCGTGGGCGACGCGTAGAGAAGCACTTGCCTCGCATGCATCATCCACGCGGCGTGTCGGTGCGGACAGCACCAATGCACGCGTTGGTCAGGAATTCGGATATCGCATGTGCGGCGCTGGGCATGGCGACAGCGGCCAAGGGTGCCGGCGTGCGGTTTACCGTTGACCAAGGCACGACGGTGGTATGCGTATCGATACCTTCGTTTTTACAGACTTGGACATATTCAGTAACGCCCATGTGTTGAGCCAGTGTCAACGGGTCCAGACACACCATGACGATGAGAAGGTGCTTTGTGGATGGACGGTTTTGGGGCAGGGATACCTTTCGAGAATCGACCACTTCAATCACATACACCGCGATACCTTCTTTTGTTTCTGGTGTGCCTGGTGGTGGAGCATCTTCACCCTCCTCCTCTTTTTCTGACACGTCCACGGCGAGCTTCAAACCGCCGCTGTTCTGAATGAGCGCGCGGAGTGTCGTTTTGTGCGCCTCTGTCACATGGAGCGAGAGGGAAACACGGCATCGCCTGACGTTCCAGTAGACGGAAAGTAGGATGAGATAGATTGCGCTGAGCGTCATGAGCACTAGCACAGAGGCCACGTAGGCCACAGGAACGTGCGGCCAAATGGAAGGGAGGAGCAGTCCCGTCAGACAGAGGGTCACCGTGCAGATCCATAGCAGGCAAATGCGCGCATACAGGACGCATTTGAGCGGTGGGTCGGCGGTTGCCAGGCGACACTGACGGATCGTGACCCACACGGCATGGGCGGCGAGTGTGCCAATGAGGAGGACTGCCAGCGCGCCGAGGACCGGTCGTCGACGAGCGTTTCTCCACCACGACAACGAAAAGACATGTCCTGGCAAAACGCGATAGGCAAGAACAGTGACAAGGGACAGCAAGAGGGTGACGACAAGGATGCAGGAGGATTCGAACAAGCCCATTTCCAGCTCGGAGGATGTGAAGAGGGTTTTGATGTACCAGCAAACAGGATTTTCAGCATCCTGTTTGTGCATTCATAATCGTATACAACGAGTGTGACGGCGCATCCTCACGATGATTGCTGTTGCTGCTTCTTGATCGCTTGTGCACCGAGAATGCGCTGGAGGCGCTGTCGGTCCTGCACCGACGGTGACAACGGCTCCAGTGGTGGTGGCCGCCGTGCAAGTCGCTGGGCCGCCGGAATCGGACCGTGGAGCAACTGGTCGACGAGCCCAGCCGCACCGCCGCGCAGGTGTCGCTGTGCTTGCAAATGCTGCTTGGCTTGCTTCTGAGCCTTGAGAAACTGCCGCGTGTCGGCTTGCTGATGCTGCATTTGGAGCATTTGACTGGCTTGTGCGATCCGTTCGTCCAAAGGCGCCATCGCCGCTTCGAACTCGGCTTGCAATCTGCCCGCTCGCTCCACATCTGATTCCGTGACCACTGCTTTGTGCCGAACCGTATCTACCAAGATTCGCAACTTCTGAAGCGTCGTTTCACCCACGCGGCGTCCCTCTGCCACCGTGTCGGCCAACTCATCGGATCGGCGCCACTGCGCGTCCACAATGCCGCTAGCCATGCCCACCAGGCGCAGTCTCTCCATGTCCTCGAAGACAATGTCACGCACTTCGTTCACGCGTTGCATCAGTTGTTGGAAGAGAGGTTGTGCTTGTGCCGTGCCAAGGGCCGCTCCGCCCCGTTGCTGTCGTTGTCTCTGTTGGCGCGCTTGTGCCATGTGTCGTAATCTTTATATTAGTTACAACGTGTCAAGAATCGGTTCGCGTCGCGGCCGGCTTTCTGCCTTGCCCGCGCAGGATCGCTTGTAGTCGTTCTTGTTCCTGGGGAGATGGCCTGAACGGTTCCAGCGGCGGTGGTGGGACGTGTCGAGCAGCTTCTACGGTCCCTTGCAGCATTTGACGTCCCAGCAGAGCGGCGCCGCCCCGCTGCCGTCGATAGGCCTGTAGTGCGTCTTTGGCTTCTTCTTGCTTCACCTGTCCTTCAATTCTCGCGTTCGTTCGAATGATGATTTCTTCAAAATCATGGGCACGTCGTCGGAATGACATGTTCATCTCGCTCACCCTTTCGCAGTCTGCCGCTGTGGTTTCCCGCTCCCGCACCTCTGTCATCAACTGAGTGAGTCTTCGAGCGTGGTTTGACACAACTGACGCGATTGCTCCAGCGTTCCGAGAAGTTCACCTTATCTCGTTTGCGACAGGTCGCTTTCGCGCACCACTCGTTGCATGTGCAGTAGGTTCTTGACGGTTTCCACGACAAAGGCATGTAGTTCCTGTGCTCTCGACATGAAGTCGTCCGTCAAACACGGCTTCTTGCGTCGCTGTCGTTGTTGCTCTTGCTGTCGTTGTCTCTGCGAGGACATTTTCGCTCCTTTTTTATGCACGCGAAACGATTCACTTCGCAATTTCGTAACACCCTCTCTCTCGGCGCTGAAAAAGAGTCGGTTACCGCCTGGCACCATCTTCTGAAGCGTTCTCCGCGTGTTTTCACGACACGAGTGCGCGCGCAAGAAAGGCACGGTCCGTCGCGTTCGGAAACACCTCGTCGCGCAACGCCGCCTCGTTCGCCCCGTCAAATCCGACATGGTGTGAAAACGTCGGAAAGGTCCGCAAGTCGCGTCGTGCGATCCGTTCACTGTCTGACGGATTGGGACAACACAGACGCACCTTGGTCAAAGCTCGGAGTCCGTCGACGTCGCGTGCGCGCACCGCTTCCCAAAACGCCGCACGCTCGCCTGCGCCCGACTTGCCGTCCAAATTGTGTAGCGCCAGTTTCAGCACCAAATTCCACACGCTCACGGTCTGAAGATGCATCACGACCGGCACCGTAGTATAGTCCACTGCCCATTCCCGCTCGTCGTACATCGGCCGTGCCGTGTGTGCAGGGCGGTGGATATGTCCAGCGAGCACAAAGGTCGTGTTCCGAGGCGTCGCAAAGTGGTGCGGACTGGCCATGCAGTGCAGAAAGTCGAGACGCACCATGCTCTTGACATGGTACCGCGGCCGCTGCACGTACCAGGGACACTGCTGCAAGAGCGCACGTGGACACGCGACGGACTCGCGCAAACAGTCGGCAAAGATCCAGGGGAACTGAAAGTGCACAATCGTGCGGTAGCGATCTTCGGCGGCAAAGTGGTGATGGCGTTTAAAGGCGAGAAACTCGGGCACCGTACGGCCGTCATCCAGCCACAGGTACTCGTCTGTATCGAGACAAAGCACCCACTGGTCGGTCGGATGGTCCGCAAAGAGTTGTCGGAGGTGTCGTTGTATACTCGGCATTCGTCGCTTCCACGCCACATCTGGTTGTTGCTCGTCTGCAGAGCCGTCCATCACGCAAATGCCGCGTGGAAAGGCCGCTCTGCGTTCCTCCAAAATGCGCTGAAAGACGTCGTCGTGGAGCACAGCGGCGTGGTTGACGAGGAGGACGACGTGCGTCACGGCAAGAGAGGCGTAGTGATGCAAAAAGGCCGAGAGATAGGGCACGTCGACGCGCGTCACGCGCGTGCACAAGGCCGTCAACGCAGACATTTTTCGTTCACTGTGTCTATTCCTCCGCGGTAAAAAAAAAGACGATGCAAAACTGACATTCACTGTGCGAACCATCATCGTTGGTCATTATTCGATCATTATCTGTGATTACCGAACCTCTCGTAGAAAGAAGCATGCAGAAACGCATGACCGACCTCCCCACGAACGAGATCCGGGGCCTGCGCTTCGGACTCTTGTCCGCGGAGCAAATGGAGGAGCGGTCCGTTTGCGAAGTCAACGCGACCAAACTGACCGGCGCCAACTCCGTCTACGACGAACGCATGGGCGTGCTCGAGCCCAACCGCGTCTGTCCGCAATGCCACCGCACCCCCAAGTGGTGCACCGGTCACTTTGGCCATATCCGACTCTGCCAGCCCATCCTCCATCCGCTCTTTCAGCGGCAAGTCATGCTCTTTCTGCGCATCTTTTGCTACTCCTGCTGCCGCTTGCTCCTCATGGAGGACAGCATGCGCGCCGACGGCCTCTTGCGTCTTCCCGTCACCCAACGCTTTCTCAAGGTCGTGCAGAACTTGGGCAAGTCCAATGTGCAGTGCCCGCACTGCCGCACGATGCAGCCCAAGTTCGTCTGGAGCAGCGCCGACAAGAACGTCGTGTTCATGGTCTTTAAAGTCGACGGCGAGGTGCACAAGGTCCCCTTTGACGACCACGACATTTTCGCACTCCTTGATCGCGTGCCCGACCGCGACGTGCGCACACTCGGCTTCGAGTCCACGTTCCATCCGCGCAATCTCGTGCTGCGCGTGCTGCCCGTGCTCCCGCCCGTGGCGCGGCCCTACATCATGTCGGACGCCGTGACGTGCGACGACGACTTGACGGTCCAATACCTGGAAATCATCAAGACGAACAACCAACTCCGCGACACGTCGCTCCCCGACCTCCGTCGTCAGAAACTCGTGCACATTCTCAAGTTCCGCATCCGGAGTCTCTTTGACAATAGCTCCGGTGCGTCCAAGCACAGCAACGGGCGCGCGCTCAAGGGCATCAAGAAGCGACTGACGGGCAAGGAGGGCCTGATTCGCAACAACTTGATGGGCAAGCGAGTGGACAAGTCCGCGCGGTCCGTGATTGGACCGGATCCGACGTTGCAATGCGACGAGATTGCCGTGCCGCGTCAAATCGCGCAGATCCTGCACTACCCCGTCTTTGTCAACGCCAACAACAAGGCCGAGATCTCGCGCTGGATCGAGACGGACCAGGTGCAGAGCATCCTCAAGAAGGACGGCGAAACGCGCATCCACGTGCGCTACGCCAAGTACCGCCGCGGAACCGAGTTGCACTTTGGCGACTGGGTGCAGCGACCGGGGGAGGGCCTGCTCTTTCTCAACGCGGAGCGCCGCAAAACCTTTGTGCTGCGCCCCGGCGACGTGTTGCTGCGCCACGGCGAGCCTGTGCCGAACCTTGTCTTTCCCACCGAAAAGCCCGTGCAGGTCGAGATTGGCGACATGGTCGAGCGACCGTTGCGCGACGGGGACATTCTCTTGCTCAATCGGCAGCCCACGCTGCACAAGGGCTCCATGATTGCGCAAAAGGTGCGCATCCGGGAAGGCCGAACGATCCGCCTCAATCTGGCCGTCACCAAGACCTTTAACGCCGACTTTGACGGCGACGAGATGAATCTGCACTGTCCCGCCTCGGTCGACGGCGAGGCCGAGTTGCGCGAATTGTCGTCGCTCGAGAACCATCTCATGTCCGTGCAGTCCGGCAAGCCCAACATTACCATTGTACAGGACGCCATGCTCGGCGTCTACCTGTTGACGCAGCCCGACGTCCGTCTCGACAAGGCCACGTGGTGGGACATTGCCATGCACAGCCAGATTCCCAATCTGGAAGCCGTTCTCCAGCGCAAGCAGCGCACGGCCGCGCGCGTCGAGCCGCGTCTCGTGGACACGACGTCCGCCTCTGGCGCCTTTGTCTTTTCGCTCCTCTTGCCGGATACGTTCCAATTCGACCAGTCCGGCGTGCGCATCGTGGACGGTTTGTTGCTGCAGGGGTGCATCACCAAGAAGCACCTCGCGCCGCACGCGTCGATCCTCAAGTGCCTGCACGCCGAGCACTCGGCCGAGGCGGCGATGCGCTTCATCGATTGTGTCCAGTTCCTGGCGAACCGTTTCCTGATCCACCGCGGGTTCAGCGTGGGCATCTCCGACTGCGTCGTCACGCGCAAGCAAGAGATTGACGACGTCATTTCCAAGGCGCTCGCCAAGGCGCACAGTGTCGAGCAAAACGTCGACGACGCGGCGCTGCGCGAGGTGCACATTGCGCGCACGCTGTCCGGCGCGCGAGACGTCGGCATGATGATTGCCAAGCGCGCGCTGCCGCCGTCGAACCGCTTCCTGGCCACCGTGACGAGTGGCAGCAAGGGCGACTACTTCAACATTGCCCAAATCACGGGCGTCATTGGCCAGCAATTTCTCGAAGGCCAACGCGTGCGCCCCCTCCTCAGCCACAATCGCCGCACACTCCCGCACTACCGTTTGGACGGCAAAGACGGACTGGCTGCGCGCTACGAGAGTCGCGGTTTCGTCCGCCACTCGTTCGTGCACGGCATGCGCCCCACCGAGTTCTTTTTCCACGCCATGACGGGCCGCGAGGGCATCACCGACACGGCCATGAAGACGGCCACGAGCGGCTACATCCAGCGCCGCATGGTCAAGATGGCGGAAGATGTACAGGTCAAGTACGACGGCACGGTCCGCAACGCCAGCGAGGACATTTTCCAGTTCCTCTACGGCGCCGATCACTGCGACACCGCGCACAGCCTCTTTTCCGCGTCGACCGGCGCGTCGACCTACTGCCGCGTCGACCGGGTCGTGCAAGACGTGCTGCGAGAATCCGTGTAAGGAAAAGTCGTTCTACGACAAAAGGACAATCCATCCATGAGTCAGACGGTGACGTGGTCGGCCGTGCGGAGCGATTGGACGCTGCGCGACGTGCCCATTCACTGGACCGATTCGTCCGACGTCGTGGCGCGCACGACGCTGCGATGCTACCCATGGGCCGCTTCCGCACTTCTCGCCACCGCTACGCCCCCAACGCTCCCACCAGACGTGCTCCTCGATCACCCCGACTGGTTCCACATCCGCGTCGTCACCGACGAGGCTGGCGTGGCCATGCACGTCGACGTCGTCGCACTACCATGGATCCTCCAGCGACGCGCTCCCACCGCCGCCTTTTCACCTGCCCAAGTCGAAGCCTGCACCCGCTGGCTAGCCCGTTCCGCGTCCCCCTCCAGTTCCGCCGCAACCACACTTTCCGCACGCGCACGCACCATTCTCGACGCGTGGCCGCGCTTCCGCCCCCCTGCACCTCCCTCGCTCACACCGACACCCTCCTCCCCCCTCCACGTTCAGCAAGACACCCACACCGAATCCATCCAAGTCGACATTACGTTAAAGGCGTCGGAAATGTCGGCTTACGTTCTTCTGGACCGCCTCGTGACGCGCGAGCACCAGAGTGATGCCTACGAGGCGCATTGGGTGGCGGCGTGGCCGCTGGTCGTGCAGGTCAGTCGCCCGTGGCACGGGCGTCGCGGTGCGTCGCTGGCCGTCTTGGCGCAAGAGGTGGTGGACGCGTGGAACGACGTGGTGGATGTGGAGGAACCGACGGCGCCGGCGACCGTGCTGGTGACGCGTGCGGCGCTCTCGTCGTCGGGAGACGAAGCGACGCTCGTTTCGCGCATCCTTCCGAGGGAAATGGCCTTGCGCACCGTTCTACCGCGTGCATGGAACCCAGATACCTTTTTACGCTTCCTCTTGCCGTCTCTGGCCGCGCGCACGCACGCCCACGTTTCCCTGGGCGCGCCCGTCACGTTTCGCTTTCCGGGCGGTGAGACGTTTGACCCGTGGACTTTCGTCGATATCGCGCTCCAACAACCGCTCCTCCAACGCACGCTCCGGTTCTGGGTCGCGGGCGGCGCTTCGCCACGCGCCAACTTTGTCGCCACGCACCTCTTTTCCTGTCTGTGGACCGAACACGACGTGTCGACCGTGCGTGGCCAAGTCACGCAAGACCAAGGGTCCATTGTCGTCGACATACGCACACCGCTCCCCCAGCGCACCGTTCCCGTTCTCATGCACCTCTTTGCGCTCCTCGTGTGGACCTACGCCCGCCAGCGCCCACAAACGGAACGTCTCTACCGCGCGCTCTTGCGGGAACGGCCCGACGTCCTGTCGCGGTGGTTCGCCACGACAACTACCACCACGACTGTTACGCCGCGCGTGGAGCGCCGCGTGCTCACGATCGACGAAAAGCGCCGCATGGACCTCACGATGCTCTACCCACAACTGTTTCGCAAGGGACATTTCAAAGTGCAGTGTCAGAAGAACACACAACCCCGACTCTTGTCCGAGGCCGAGGCGCGCGAACGCTCTCCCGCGCATGTGCTGCAGTTTCCCCCAACCGCGGTCGGCGACGTCGAACCCGAGTGGTACGGCTGCGACAATCCGGATTACCCCTTTGCCGGCTTCAAGAAGAACGAAGGCGCCATCCTGCCCTTTCTGCCCTGCTGTTTCAAGACGGACCAGCGCGTCAAGAACGCCGCCAAGCTGCGTTCGCTCACGGCTGCGCCAGATGGACCGGATACGACGACGAATGCAGAGGAACGGGAGGTGCGACGCGACAATCGCATCCACAAGGAGCACATCATCAAGCACCCCGGCCAGTTCGGCGACCTACCCCCCGCATCTCTTGCCCTTTTTCTGCGCGCAGACCCCACACTGGAGGTTGCACGCATCGGTGTGCGTCAGGACGGCATCCCCTTTTTGCACGCCATCGAAGCGTGGGTCGACCTGGAGCGCACTCCGCTCGCGCAAGAGCAGCAGCAACGACAAGAAGGGACGCAACCACAGCAACTCGCTCGTCTGCGCACCCATCTCGAGAAGCAATGGCCGCTTCTCCGAGCCGCCTTTCCGCACGAAACCAAGGCCGGCATCCTCCGTCATTGGGACCGAGCCGTGCAGCACCCGTCGGACATGCGTGTCGAGCCCTGGGTTCCGTTACTCGAATCTTTTTACAAAATCCTGCTTCTCGTTGTGCATCGTGGCGACCGCGACGACGGCACCGACGCCTTTTCCTGGTCCCTCGGCACGCAAATGCAGACAGTCAGCAAGACGGGCGCGACCAAGTCACCCGTCGTCGTTCTCTACACACACTATGGCGGCCGACTGGACCGCATGCGCGATCGCAAGACACCGGCGGTCGAGTTGGTGTGCGCACGCCCCGTCAACGATCCCGATCGCGGTTACCGCTTCCAGTTCTCGCCTTCGTTCCTCGAACGGTGGTGCCACGTCAATCCGCTTCTGTTCGCTGACGGCCGGCCCGAACGCGCCTTTGTCGCCAAACTCCTTCCTGCTCCGGACAAGCGACCCACCGCGCACCTCGACGTCAATGGCGCCGTCCACGCGCTGTCGTACAAGATTGGTGCCACGACCATCACGATCTATCCCGCCACGCTCTTTCGCGATCCGCATCTCGCTTCGACTACGTCAACGATGTCGACGATGTCGACCATGCTCGACATGAAGGACCGAAATGCGATGGATGTGTGGCAGTCACTCTTTTCCACTTGTCGTCTCCGTGAAATCGATCGGTTGCCGGATAGTCGTGCCGTGTGCACGTTTGCGCATTCTCCACACTTTATCTTTCGTATTCTCGTCAAGAACCTTCGCGACACCTGGAACGAACGCGACACGGTCGTGCGAGAATGGCCGTCGTACGAGAGTATTCCCAACAGCGCCGTGCAAGCACTCTTGCGGTCCTCGGCGTCAACAACGACAACAGATCCGTGGCGCAACGTGCACGCCACACGTCGCGCGGCCCAGTTGCTCATGGACTTTTTCCAAGTCGCCCTGCGTCAACGACTGAACGATCCGCCTGCGACCGTGCCTGCCGTTTCTGTCCTCGCCGACATGGTGCGCCGTTTCATGGAGGACGCCGTTGCACGCGACGTCTTGCCGCCCTCTTCTGCCGCGCTCGCGCAGTGGACGAGCGAGCCGACGTTTCGCCAGATGGCAGCACGGGCCGACGAACTGGGCTGGCGTGTCGATGGGCGTTGGGTGCTTCCGACGGCGGCGTTTGCATCGCGTTTGTCGTTTGGACTGATGGCGTGTCTCATGTACGAGTGGCCGCGCTTCCTCCGTCTCTCGCCGGATGACGTCTTGCCGCACTTTTACCAGAGCGCCGACGACTTTGCCGCCACGCCGCTCTTCCAACCCCTCCCGCTCGCGCCCACGACCGAGCAACCGTTGCCCTGGCGCGTCGACCGTCCGCCCGTCATCGACGACCCGCTGTGGCGCCGTTTTGCGCCGACGGATGCGTTGCTGCGCCACGACGCCTTTTTCTGGAACAATGCCACGACGAATCCGTGGGCGCCTCGCGTGGTCCTCGTCGCCTCTTGCCTCGCCACGGCGTCCGACCGTCAAGTCCGGCGCCTCTACGACGGTCTGGTTGGCGACGGACCGGTTTACCGACCGTGCTCAGCGGGTGAGGAGGAGACCAAGGGCGCCGACGAGGATCCGCGCGCCGTTCGACGCCTGTCGTCCGCGGATGCACCTGTCAAGGGCACTGTTGATGATGACACGATTCTCGTGCTGCGACCCGTGTTGACAGACGACGAGCCGTCCACGTCGGTCTGGATCTTTGCGCCGTGGTCGTGGCCGTAACGGTTGTCATGTATGATATATAAGAAGATAGAACGATAGGATGGTCTGTAAAATTTGCACGGATATGCAAAAGCCGCTTTTTGCATTGCTTGCCATCACGCTCATGTCCTCCTTCCACGACGTTCTCAAAAACCTCGTCACGGCCCAATTGTTCCTTCTCGTGCCGGCCAACGCCGCGTGGCTGATATGGCTCCTCTTTCAGCGATGGAGGAGCGCGCCACAACAGCGCTTCGGTGTGTTTTCCGTGGGTCTTGCTCTTGCTCTCCTCGGTGTTTTGACGCCTTGGATCTTGGCCATCTCGTTCGCGCGCACCGTGACGCCGGGAAACGTCAAGTGTTTCGCCTTTGCCATGCTGACCGGCGAACTGGCTCTTCTGGCCATGATGACGGCGTGTCAGCGTTTCGCCCGCCGCGATCCGTTCCGTTGGGCGCTGCTCATCTTGTCGTGGGTCGCGGTCGTAATCACAATCATCCTCGCCTCTCGTATCCACTTTACAGTCATCCCTCTCTATGTGGTGACGAACGCGACGGTGGAGGAAGGGAGTGCCAAGAATTGGGTGGAAAAGTGGATCGACGACTTTCTGAACCCTCTTGTGCGCACGCGAGGCTACATATTTCGCGTGGTGCATTCGGGGCGATGGAAGACCTTGAAGGGCGTGATCGACGCACTGGATGCGCCGACAGACGTCAAAGTCATCATCTGGCCGTGCTTACAGGGTGATAGAGCAGGTGTTGGTCGTCCATTGGAAAATTGGAAAGACCCGTGCGACGCAGATGCCATGATCGATTGTGTTCGCAAGAGACCGTCGTTTGTTCACTGTCTCGTGGATACTTGGATCGTGTCGAGAGACGATCCTCACGTCAACGTGCACTATACGGAAGTGGACAAATCAACGCATGTGAGAGCCTCCATCGGCGTACAAGCACATGCAGACCGGATCACACTTTTCTCGAACCAATCGCCCTTCATGATTGGAATGAAAATGATTGTGGAAAGCATTGTCGCGAACGAGGTCAACTGGAATGAGGTGCAATGGGAGAACGTCAGTGTTTCCCCTCAAAAATTGGGCACACTCCCCGCGTTTGTGGACGCGTCGACCCAGTCCGTCAATCCCCGTATCACACGCATACCCGTTTACGTCGTTCTTCCGACGGACGAACCGATCGAATGGCATTACACACCCATTACGCAGCGGGTGCCACGCTGGATCCGAAAGTTTCTCGACCCGCTCGTGCAAACAGAGCAGCAGCAGCCATGCGTCTTTCATATTGTCGAACAAGACGTATGGACAGACGATTTACGTCGACGCTTGGGCGACGCCAGTCGCCCACAGATCGTCATCCTTCCTCGCGTGCAGGGCGATGACAGAGGCGGTCCGCACGCCCAGGAGATTCTCGACTTCTCCTCCGCGCATGCAAACAATGTATACTGCTGGTTGCACTTCCTCCAACGAGCCAATGATTCAGTGACGGGGGGTTTAGAGCACATCCCGTCGGCCTTCAAAGCAGACCAGTCGCCATTTTTGTTTGCCATCGTTCCTGAACTTAGTCGAACCGAAGCGCTGGGTGGTCAGACGATCGAACAATTCGTGAGCGCCTGTCTCACCACGTTGACGCCATGACGACGAGTCATTGCGAGTCATGACGACAGTTATCCAATCGTGTAAAAGTGTTTGTCAACAAATGATGACGAGGTCGCTTATCATGTTGGACATGCTATGCTATTGGAGAAGGACTCGCACTGGTGGTATAGCACAAGACGTTGCCGCTGAGGTCACCGTTTGCGTGGGCACCGTCGACGTGATCGTTATGTAAAGACGATAATGAGCACAATGACGAGCAGTGCCGCCCATGGACATTGACAACTACTGGCAACAGGGCCTGGCTGTTCAAATCACAACGAAGTATACGGCCACACCAATCTAGTTCAAATCTTGTTTAAACTTCGTAATGCGTCCCGCACGCCGGAAACCTCATAACGCTTCTTCTTGCGTGAGCGGCGGTTGTTGCACAAAGATGCGCAAGAAGGCGGTTTGGTCGCTGGAGAGGGTATCGGGTGGCGTTCGGTGCTCGTAGTTTTCATTGTCCACCATCAGAAGCTCACAAGACTTGACGTCGACGTCCGTTTGGCGTGCTTGCGCGGCTTTGCGGATGCGCGTGCGGGTAACCGCTTGTCCGACCTTGGCCGATTCTTGCTGGAAGTAGACGAAGCCGATAAAGGTCGTATTCTCCCCGTCGTGGTGAAAGTTCGTGGCGGTCCTCGACTTCTTTGCGTGCAGACTAAAGATCAGTCGCGCTTCGTCGCCGCGTCCTCGTTCGTTCAACCATCTCGCAATGGTTCGCCCCACGTTGACGAACGCAGCAACATCCTCTTTGGATACCACGGTTTCGATGCGAGTCGCAGCAGAGAATGCACCGCCATCGCCGCGAGCGAAACTCGACATCAGCGCGCCGCTGTCCAACTTTTCGCTATCTTGGTGAATCAAACCGTCTTCGACCGTCATGGAAAAGAACGGCGCAATCGACAATTTGCCACTCGCACGCAGTCGCTCCAAAATGGCGCAGAGCACGTCGGCATTTGGTAGTTGAACGACATCGGGTGGCACCGCGGCGCGTAAGGACACTCGTTGGGCAGTGGAGGCTGTAGGCGTCGTTTTGGGCGGGCATGACCGCAAGAGGAGACCGATGAACAGGAGAATGGCGATTGCGCCGACCGAGAGTAGGATGGAGAGTAGCGTCGATGTGTGCATCGATGACATTGACACGACACGACCGCACTCTGATTTTCTTGTTCACGAAAGAAAGAAACGAGCATGAATTTCGCCATCTCCTGTCCTGCCGACTTTCCGTGCCGACCCGTCGACTGTCCCGCGACGAAACCCGTGACGCGCCTTCCGGCCGCGCCGATTGCTGGTTTGGGATTGAGCTTTCGCGACATTGGTTTCGAGTTGATGGCGCTGAAAGCCCAAATCTTGGCGCAGCCCGTCACTGCGCCCTTTCTCGCGTCGCCCTACACGCAAACACAGGCCTCCGTGGAGCTATTGGACCGCGTGTGGGAAGACGTGGCCACCACCGCGTGCCAGACGAACGTCCCCGAAGGATACGGCAAACGCGTTGTCATGTGCACCAACGGTGGACACGTCTTTATCAACGTGCAAACCTACGACGCCACAATCCCGCAATTGGCCAAATCGTTCTATGTCGCGTGGATCCAGCCCAGTGTCAACTTTATCTATCCTCCTTCCCCGCCGCCGACGGCGCCTCTGACGACGATCGAGATCCAGCCTCCTCCGCTCGTGTACAACCCGAATGAAATCAACATTGACAATGTTGTCAACAACCCCAATACGCCTGCACGCACGCTGCTTCAGCCCGGAACGCTACTGTGCACATCGCCGAACCCGCCTCCGGCTGGCACGGCACCAGCCGGTTACACAGCCACGTCTTTTGAGATGGTGGAGAACCACATGACGCGCAGGGAGATTCAGCAGGCCATGACGAGTCTGGAGGAGGATCCTGTCGGCTGGGCGTCGCGATACAGCGACACGAACTTTTACGTCAACTACTACGTCGCCACGACGATTGTCGGTGCCGATGGCTACGTCGTTTGTCTCCGTCTGTCCTACTTTCGCCTGGCGGCGTAACGTCATCATGCATTCATGCATCGGTCTCGATCATGTTGATGCGTAGGAAGGCTGTTGGGTCCTCTTTGAAGGCTTGCAGAGGGGGCGATGCGTGCCAGTAATTGCGATTGTCAATGATGACAAGTTCGCACGACTTTACTTTCATGGACACCTCTGGTCCATTCTCACCTCGCTTTAGTCGCGAGAAAAGAACCTCCTGACCAGGCCTCCCAGATTGTGCGTTGAAATAGAGAAATCCAATGTAGAGCATCTTTTCGTTCCCATCTCGATGGAAGTGTGTGCTCCCGGATTGACGCTGGCTGCGCAAATTAAAGTCCAAATTGGCCCTTTTTCCCGGATGTCGTGATTGCCACCATTTCGCAATCGCGTCGCCGACCTTTGTGAAAGCCTCTACATCTGCTTGCGTGACAATGTCCTTGACGGAGGACTTGGACTTCTTCTTGACGATTGCCATTTCATGCAGTTCTACACTAGGCTCTATCACGACACCATTTTGAATGCTCATGTGCAAGAATGTCGTCAAGTTGAGTTTCCCATCGGCTCGCAACCTCTCCAAAATCTGGCACACTTCTACGGCGTTTGTCACTTGGAGCTTGATAAATCCCTCTGGAAGCGAAGAGGATGCTTTTCTGGCGTCACTCGCGCAGGAACGCAAGAGGAGCGCCATCGCCAGAATGCAAAGTGCAGTCACCGCTACCACAGCACCGATGACGACTTGTGACAGTCGTGGCACCATGACGTGTTTTGCTGTAACGGCGCACAAGAAAAGTGGCCGCGTGCCGACATCTAATCATTACATCTAACGATTACCCCTTCTCGGAGAAACCCTAAGCAGCTGAGGATGGAAAAGCGTCTCAACATTGTCAAGGTGCAACCCGCGACAAACGAGACGGCCGCGCTCTCGACGCAGCAACTGTTCGATCGACAAAAAGCCTTTCCAAAGATGCCACAACTCTACCTCGAACTTCTCGAGAACAAGGAGAAGATCAAGCAAACGCTGGTCGGCAAGGAGTTCGACCCCACAGAAACGCTCTCCGAAGTTTCCTACTTCCACAAGGCCATGCCGGCACCCACACCCACGCCGTCGACCGTGCGTCCCGTCGAAACGACAGCGCCGCCACCGCCTCCGCCACCGACGCCCATGCCGTCGCGACCACGAGTCGTGCAGCAGGAAACGTCGTCGTGGGCCTCTTCTGTCGATGACGAAGAGGGGGATGACGAAGATCATGGCGGAGACGACGATGGTGGTGACGACGTGGACGACGACGACGCGCTTCAAGAGGACGACAGCGATGGTGGCGAAACGGTGTGGGAAGACGACTTTCAAGACGGTGGCGGCGCGCCAACGACGACGACATCTTACGGAGCGCCACCGCAACAAGGACATGAGGCGCAGCGACGACGCTACGACGCCATGCTGGGCGTGGCACCGACGATGAGTGCAGCCGAGCAGCCGCAGATGAGTGGTGCGGGAACGACAACGCATGCGCCGCCGCCGCGTTTATCCGAGTTGGAGCGCATGGGTCAATTGCGAGGGGCGTCCACGAGCAAGCCGATCTATCCAGACTTGGCACGGTTGCAGAACAAGGACAGCGATGAGGAGGATGAGATTAAGCGGGAATTGCTGTTCAAGTTTGACCTCTTGCGCAAGGGCTACAAGGATGTGCAGATTCCGGAATTCAGCATGAATACGGATGTGCGGCACTTGTCGCGCGCGTACGAAAACACGTTGCGGCGCGTGACGCTGGACAATTCGGTCGAGACCTACAAGAGCTACATGGTCGGTGGCTTTATGCTCACGGAGTTTGTCATTCAGCAGTGGATGCAAATCGACATGCAGGGCTTTACGAAGCAGCAGTTGATCAACATGACGCAGTATGAGCGTCTCTTTATCGAGATGGGCGAAAAGTCCTACCGTCCCGGCGGCAGTCCGTGGCCTGTGGAGGTGCGCATCCTGACGACGGTGCTCGTCAACGCGGCCATCTTTGCCGTGTCCAAGATGATTCTGAAAAAGACGGGGTCGGACATGATGAACTTTATGGGCCGCGGCATGGCCGGCGCGTCCTCTGCAAGTTCCTCCGGCGGCATGGCCGCGCCCTCCGCCGCCGACGCCGCGCCGAAGCGCAAGATGCAGGGGCCGTCCATCGATCTACAGGACCTTCCAGATATTTAACGCGCTCCACGCAAGGTAAAAAGACGACCATGCTACTTGGACGGAAACGCATATAAACGCATAAAAACGCACATCCCACGTATGAACAAGATGGCCCACACGCGTGTGCTGCGCTATCCCCTCCTCCTGGAGTGCTGCCAGTTCGCGCCGCACGCCTTGTGGCAGCACGTGTTTGAGGACCTGGCCTACGGCATGGCGCCCGTCGGCACCGTGCTGGAGGACGACGTGCTGTGCTGCCCCGTCAAGCAGCAAGAGTTCTCCTACTCGCTCGCCCCGTGCGACGAAAAGGACGCCCAGACCACCTTTGACGACCTCTACGGCCTGCTCCGCAACCGCCGCGGCCTCTTGCGCAACAAGGACGTGCTGCTGCGCACGCGCACGACGACGACCGCCGACGAGGACGGCGAGGCCTCGCTGTCGCAGGTGCGCGGCACGCTGCGCATGCAACTGCTCGAGCGGGCCGTCATTCGCTGCCTCTCCCGACAGGCCTGCCCGCCGACCGTCGTCCGCCGGCTCTTGTGCTTCCTCGCCGTGGCCATTCTGCTCAAGACGGTCGTCGTGCGCTCCTGGGAGCAGCAACTCCTGGAGGAAGGGTGCTGCTACTCGTTTCCCAAGACGGAGACGCTCCAGCACGTCGCCCGACAGTTCCTGCGACCCTCCACGGTCCTGCTGCTTCCGCTCACTGCCGCCACCGTCTCGCGCGCCCCTCACGCCCCCGCCGCCAGTGCGACTGCGACGCGCACGCACAGCGTCGCCGCGCTCTGGGAGGCCGACGCCCACGGCGACTGACGGCGCATATTTAAACACATGGATGTTTAAATCGGTCAACGGGATGCGCCGCACGACAGTTTCTTGATCAGAGACAAATCGCATCGACTCGCTGGACACATGCATTGGCGCGTGCTGAAAGGGGCGGTCGTAATCTGTTTGTGTCTGCTCCTTTGTGCAGGACTCGTTCGGCTCTTTCCCCACCACGTTTGCTACCCCCTCTTTCGTTTGGCCTGTCCTCACGTGCCCGAAACGCCCTCGGAGCACCGCATCACCTGTTTTCACCTGTTTTACGTTCTGTCAAACGGGCAACGTCCTCTCCCAGGTATCCACCACGCTCGCCGCGGCGCACCGATGGGGCATGACGCCTTCCTTTCCCACACTGCGCCACGATCAGGTGTTTAACATGCATGGCTATTGGATTCCTGGTGCGCCTTTTCCAAAGTTAGTGCAACGCAACCAGGAACTGCATACCACGTTGTGGAAGCATCTCGACATGCGAGACTTTGTGCCCGCACGCGTGTATATCCATAACCACTTCGTGGATGTGCTGAAGCACCGACCGCTACCGGATGATCTGGCGCACTCGCGTAACGGATTGTGCATCGTCGGACACTTCCTGTCGTTTCGATATTTCGAGCACATGCAGGCGCATCTTCAAACGCTCTTTTGTCCTGCGCCACCGGCGCGCGCGCGTCTGCTGCAGAAGTACGGCATCGGCACTCGTGTCGACAGCGTGAGCGTGCATATCCGTCGCAACGACATCTTGCACCCCCTCAATTGCACGATTGTGCTCGGCGCGTTCTACTACGAAGCGGCGATTCGCACCATCCTCTCCCGCACGAAAGGTGCCGCTCTCCGGTGGGTCGTTTGCTCCGATGACATGACATTCGTCAAGACGCATTGGAAAGACTCGTTCGGTGGACACCTTCTGCCTTCCCACATGCCCGTGATCTTTTCCGACGAGTCCTCCGCGCTGGATGACCTCTACCTCATGAGTTTGTGCACCCACCACATTGTCGCCACGTCGACATTTTCCGCCTGGGGAGCCTTCCTCGCTGAACCCCGTCCAGACAAGATCATTGTGTGCCCGGACCGCATGACACAGCCTATCCTGGGCTTCCGCGCACCGTTCGATCTCTTTCCCAAACACTGGACGCACCTACCCGCGAGCCCCTAACGACGCATATTTAAACACATAAATGTTTAAATCACTGCGGTAAAGATGTGGCATTCCGGGCTCGTTCGTGCGTGCAACGCGCTGCAGACGAGTCTGAGGACGTGCCGAGAGCCATGCAAAACGGGAAACATGCCATCGATTGCCGTGTGTGTCCTCCAGCGTTCCGACGGGCAGCGTCGCGGCGTCGTCGTCATGGAAGAGGTGGTGGAGGGCGGTCGGATCGTGGGCCTGCGCTTCCTCGGCACCGTGGAGGGCTTGACGCCGGGCCTGCACGGCTTTCACGTCCACGAATCCGGCGACCTGCGTTTGGGCTGCGCGTCGCTCTGCGCGCACTTCAACCCCACGCACAGCCAGCACGGCGGCCCGCGCTCCGCGCGACGGCACTTGGGGGATTTGGGAAACGTCTTTGCCGACGAGCACGGCGTCGCACGTGTCGCGTTGGACGATCCGCACCTGCGCCTCACCGGCCCGCACGGGGTCATCGGACGCAGCCTCGTCGTGCACGCGCAGCGCGACGACCTCGGTCGAGGTCCCGGGCCCGACTCGCTCGTCACCGGCAACAGCGGCCCGCGCGTCCTCTGCGGCGTCATCGGATGGGGTCCGGCAGCGCCTGCCTCTTCCTCATCGTGAGCGTGTGTGCTACGCTTGATGTTGCTGCTGCTGCTTCTGGTTCTTCTTTTGCTGCTGTGGCGAGGACCACTGGACGACTGTGGATCTCGTCGATGGCGCGCCACCGCCGCCCACCGCAGAGGACGACGGTGTGCCCTGTTGCTGGGAGTCCTGTTTCATCATCTGCAGAGCTCCAGCATATCGCTTCAGAAAGTTAAGCGTTTGGAGTTCGTTTGGGTCCTCGCGAAGAGCATCTCGAAGTGTCTTTATCAGTCGTCGGAACTCTTGTCCTGTGAAATGCTTCCCTTGCATGCTTGGTAGCAGGTCTCGCAATACGCTTTGCAAAGAATGGTCAACAGGTTTATCCGATGTTCTTACTGCCTCCAGGATTTTTTCCAGCCACTCTATTTTTTTGTCGCCGAATACGTCGATGCACTCTTGCTTGAAACGTCTCATGTCGGCAAAATTCGGTTCCAATCCCATGTTAACCCTTTCGAGGATTCTGTGAAGGAGACGTTCGCACTCATCTCTCTGGTCCTTCTCCGTGCGCACGACTGTGTGTGTCTTGGCTCGTTTGGCTCGTTGCGCTTCTCGTCGTTGCTCTTGCAACTGACGCACCAGCGACATTTTCCCTTTGCTTTTCTTTCCATGCACACACGCCACGAAGTTGTGCGCGCGAACGCGTATGGACGCGTATGAACGCGTATGGACGCGTATGAACGCGTTATGAACGCATACGAGAATACGAAACCGTCCTCTGATGGCTCAGGAACGATCAGAAGGCGCGTTCTGTTCGTCGTTGAGTTGCGTAATGTCGTAGGGGCAGTAGAGCACATCCTCGATCCCGAAATGCAAATCCTTGCCAAACTCTACAATGTTGGCTTGTGCCTTTCTTCCGTTCAGGCCAACATCTCTACGATTGCTGTAGTCGATCGTGAGTTCGCTTTTGCATGTCCAACACTTGACACGCAACACGCTTTCTGGAATGGAGTGGTTGTTGTACCACTTGTCCCTGATCTCCCGTCGCCGAGTTGAACATTTTCAGGATTCTGGTCATGGGATCTAGAGAGAGAAATGGCGTCCTTGTCTTGCAAAAGACGAGCGACGCAAATCAGTTTCCGATTTGCGTCTTTCCGTCGTTCGTGTTGCTTACGTGCCACTACTCTTTTGCTTCGGCTGCTGCTGCTTTTGCTGCTGCTGATGCGATGCACGCGCACCACTGGATGCTTGTTGGAGGACGAGTGGCGGTGGCGCTTCTCGAGGAACCCAGAGCGGTTCGACCTCCTCAAACGGTGGACATTCCGTTGACGCGCCTCCTCGTGCGCCGCCACCACCGCCTTGCGCGGGTCGATGCTGATCTTTCTGGAAGGATCCGTTTGCCTTGTCGAACTCCTGTACGAGTCGCTCACTGTTGGCATCACCGGTCAGGCGGTTGACGCCGCGAATGAGTTTGACCACAAAGTCCGGTGTGACATTGATCGGGTTTTCAAAGATGCTCAACGTTTTGAAGATGTCGTCGTGAAACGTCGTTTGCAAAGTTGCCTGTCGGATCAAATAGGACAGCGGTGCGCCCAATGGATTGCGCACGTGTTTCAAGACGTAGATAACGAGTTGGAAAAAGGCCGCCTCGTCCGGCACGCACTGCTCCAGATACTCTTGAATGAGCATGCGGACGCGGTGCGGCAGCGTGGCACCCGTCACGTCCATCGTGTGGCTTCCCAAGCACCTGTGCTCGTAATCCCACATGATGAGTTCGTCCAGGATTTCATCACAAGACATGAAATGAACGGCCGACATGCCTTTGCTGCGCTTCACCCGTGCTTGCATCTTTTGGTTCTGTTGGAATCTGCGTTGCTGTTGCATCTGCGCACTCAAATCCATCTGTCTGTCTGTTGTAGCAGCAGCGCTTCCACGTCCTTTCGTTTCGTTTGCTTTCCCGCAGAAAAAAGGCGTGACAGGCCGTGTCAGCTTTTACGCTCGTTGCTGCTTCTGCTGTTTCTGCTGCTTCTGTTGCTGTGGACGTTGCTGTGCACGACGTCCTTGGGCACCGGTAGCCGCGCCTCCACCACCGGATGCTTGAGGTGCTCCTTGCAGAACCAGAGGTGGCGCCTGTTGTGCCGCTGGTTTCTGCTGTGGAGCAGGAACCCAGAGCGGTTCTACCTCGTCAAACGGAGCATTTTTCATCGTTCGCGCCCGCTTTGCAGCACCACCGCCGCCTTGCGCTTGCTGGCGCTGCTGTTGTGAAGGCTTTGGAATATCTTGCACCTGAAGCTTTGCTCCTTCACGGAAATGACCGTTCTCCGCACTGAACTCTTCGACGAGTCGAGCACTGTTCTCGGTCGGTCGCGATCCGTACACGCCCTTTGGATTACTCAGCATGCTCAGAATATTCGTCGGGGAGAGATTCAGAAGCGTCATCAGCAACGTCTGCATCTGGGGGTTGGGAAATTCACGAACAGGAACGCGACGTGCGACCTGCTGCATCAAGTAGGCAAGAGGTCCGTCGAAATGATCACTACGCATGGCTCTGAAGATGCGGCTCAGAAGTTCGAAACACGTCGTCTCATTGAACTCCGGAATGCATCTCTGCAAATACTCGTCGACCAGTTGTCGCACACGCGCCGCCACCTGTTGATCAATGTGCAATAGCCCGATTGGTGTCAGGCCCTCACCTGCGTTATCGTAGTCCCACATGATGAGTTCGTTCAAAATGTCGTCGCAGTCCATGGCCGCAACGGTCGTCATGCCCATGACCTGCTTGACATTTTTTTCTATCCTCGCTCTCCTGGCAGCCTGGTTCTGGTCTTGCAAGTCGCGCTTCAAACTCATCTGTTGGTCGCTGTCCTTTCCTTTTCCGGAGCGAAAAAGAAAGCAAATACAAATATGGCAAGATACGGTAATACCTCAGGTGACCGTTTCGGGTGCGGGGCGGACCACGGACGCCCACGTCACGACGGACGGCGATGGCGGCTCCAGCGAGCGCGGCAAAAAGTCGCGCGCCATGACCTCGCGTCGCGGCGGGGCGTAGCGCTGCTCCTCGCGCGGCCGCTCGTAGTAGCGCGGTCGGTGGTGGTGGTGACGCTCCTCACGCGGTCGGTAGTCGCGTGACGACCGGCCATCACGCGGCGGTCGATGCTCCTCGTCACGCGCATCGCGTGCATCACGTGCATCGCGTGCGTGATACCGATCGTCGCGTGCGCGCTCCTCCTCCCGTGCAAAGCGACCGTCGCGCGGCGTCGACGCGCCGTGCTCCTGCACGCTCTTGAGGACGCGGTGCAGTTGCGCGGGCGGAAGGGCTTCGAGAATGGTCCGAATCGTTTGCGGGTAGATGCGGTTCTTCTCGCGGTCTTGCAGGTAGTGCTCGTGCACCTTTTTCACAAAGACAAACTCGTCCCGCGGCAGCACCGCCCGGTCGTTCCGGATGTAGCGCGTCACGTAAGCGCCGTGCAGATAGAGCGTCGCGTGGTGCAGGGCGTGCTCCACCTCGTCAAAGATGGGTCGGTAAAAGGGAAAGTATCGGATCAAGGCCTCCCGCAACTCCGCATCCGCGCGCACCTCCAAGTAGCGCACCCGAATGTTCGGATGCGCACCGCGCACGCGCACCGCCTCGCGGTAGGCGTCGGAAAACACCTTGACCACGCGCCCCGACGGCACATGCAGACACAAGAGACCCTGCGCATCCGTCGGCGACAAGGTATTGGCCAGCGCGTGCACCTCCCGCCACGTGCCTTCCACCGTTTGTCGGCGCAGCGTGGACAGCTTGGACAAGAGCGCATGCGCCTGTCGCTCGTTGTCGTCCTCGGCAAATGTCCACGCCTCGAACGCAGGCGGCGCACCCAATGGATGGTGTCCGACGTAAACCAACTTGTCCGCCCACGCCTCGGGCACCGTGCACTGGATGCGATTGCTCTCCTCGTTGCGCAAGATGAAGCAGTAGACGTGCGATGGGTCCAACGATTCGAGGAACGACGACATGGTGTGCAAGTTCGGCGCCGTTCCATCATCCTCTTGCGTTTCCAACAGGTGACGCAGGACGGCTTCCATCTGGTCGCCAAAGGTTCGAGGCGAGGACCACCGCGACTGATACGCATTCAACTTGCGGTTCGTGCTCACGTGCCACCGGCCGCTGCTGTGGTGGACCCGCAGCATCGTGCCTTCCATGCTCTCGTAGATGCGCCACGACGCATCATCGACGACTTCCTGGCTGTCGTGCTGTTCGCTCATCTCCTCCCACTCCGTGGGACAGCCGCAGCCCGTCGACAAGCACTTTTTCGTTTCCACCGAATAGATCCACCCGCGCACGCGTCGCAAGAGCGCCGACGCCTCCGCACCCAGCGCGTCCATGGCCTCGTACTGCGCCGTGTCGTAGTGGAGCAACCGGCAATGCTCGTCTGCGTCGATCCACCGCAACTTGTCGCGCACAGCGCTCAAATCGGCCAGGTGCTCATACGTCGACACGTCCTCTTCCGTCACCTCGAGCGCCGCCGCTCGTTCACCCCCGCGTCGGGATCGTTCGTGAAACTTCTTTTTCGCCGGTGCTGCCGTTTCAACCGCTGTTGCCTCGTTCTCCACCGCCAATGTCGCCTCCTCGACCGCCGTTGTTGCCTCACTCTCGACCGCCAATGTCGCGTCCGTCGTCGCCATTGTGCGCAAAAACCACTGCCTGCCTTTCAAGAGGGAAATCGTGTCCTTAAATGGATTTCGGGTTACGAGACGAGGGTCATTTCGAGCACGAGGGTGATTTGCAAGAGCGGGTTGGGTCGAAGAGGCGGCAGGTTGTCGCGGAGGGTGTTGATCAGCGTCGTGCCGTCGGGCAGAAAGACGCGGAAGCGCAGCGCGTCGTTGGGTCGGAACTTGACGTGCTGGCTCTCTGCGCTAAACAACTTGATGAACTTGGTGGTGGTAGGGTTGTTGACGTCCGAAATGGGCAAGAGAAAGGTGGCAAAGGTGGCGTTCGGGTTGTTGGTGAAGAGCGTGTGTCGGTTGTGCGCCGACGCGGCGGACTCGTTGGCAATCTCCACGTACACGTACGGATAACTGCTCGTCAGCGCACCGAACGGCTGGTTGATGGGCTGGTTGGGCAAGATGAGGGAGGACACTTGCAGGTTGTAGCAGTTCATCTGGCTCATGGACACGGCGGAGATGGGTTCGTTGAGCGGCGCGCTCGTGTCGCCGTTGTTGGGGAGCACGGCGGCGCGCCGGGCGACCGTGGCAAACGCGCCGCCGAGGTAGAGCGACGCGGACAGCGCGGTCAGACGCGCGGCGAGGGCGGCGTCGAGTTGGCGGACTTGCACGTACAGGCAGGGCGCGCTCTGCGGGCCGCTACCGGTGGGAAAGCCGTTGAAACTGTGCGCGACAGACTCGACGCCGTAGTGGGCGAGAGAAGCGGGCAGCGACGTGTTGAGCACGGGCGCGGGCGGCGGAAAGGCGTTGACAAAGTTGGTAAAGAGTCCCGTTTGCGTCGCGCCCGTGTCCACGCACAGTCGCTCTGTCGCAAACAAGTTGCTCCACACGGGCAGAAAGAGGAACGGCGGCTGCGTCACGGAAATGGTTTGGGGCGAGTCCAAACACAGCACCGGCAGCGTGCTCTTGACGAGAATGCTTGCCGCGCTCTGTTGCTGGGCGACTGTGAGCGCGACGCCCGTTTGCGACAGGGGCACCAGAAAGCACGTGGAAAAAGGCTTGTAAGCCGTTCCCGGACAGGTGAGGAGGACGCCGGTGCCCACGTCCGTCGCGACAAAGGTGGCGTCGCCCCGCCCGTTTGCGTCCACGGCCACCAGCACTTCTTGCGAGGACCAGGGTGTGGCGGGTCCAGTGACGAGCGACCACTCCGCGATGGACGCCGGCCCAAAAAAGTTGGCGACTTGTGGCCACGGCACAGCGACCGTGGAAGTCACGACGCCCGTCGACCACGTGTCTGTCGGTGGAAAGCCCAGATAGGCCAAACAGGTGGAGGAGGACGAGATTTGGAAGAAGGGTGTGGAAGGCGTAAAGGAAAAGATGGCAGTCTGAAGATTCAGCGCCACAGAGGCCACACCGAGATTGGCATTGAGGTAGGTCGCCAATGTGCTGGCCGTCCATTGCTGCACGGGAATGGTTACGGTGGTCGTGGTGATAATACCCGTGCTCGTCGTGCGCGTGGCGCACACCAACGTGTTGGACGACGCCGGCAAGAGGTAACCGAGCGGTTGCAACGTGCCGGTCACGAGCGGCGGAACATTGGAAAACAACATTTGCACATCGGATACGTTCCACGGCGCCAACGGTGTCGAGAAGACCAACTCCTGATCTTGCAACGTCGCTTCCTCAAACGCGGCCGTCGAGAGGTCCCACGTCCACAGCGGCGTTTGCGCCGTGACGCTGTCGCCGCTGTTGTTGCTGCCTTCGCCGAGATAGGTGAAGTTGTATCCCTGCAACGCCAGTTGGCTGGCCGTCGAACTGTTCAGCAGTTGGTAGGTTTGACCCACCGCAAAGTTCGTAATGTCCTTTTCCAGGGTAAACGTCTGCGTAAAGGCGTCAAAGGCAGTAATGTTGTAGGTCGTGCCGTTGACTTCCAGAACGAGGTTACGAAACATATCCTGCGCCGCATCGGATGTCGTGGCCGATATGTTGGTCGTGCGGGCAATCTCCGTGAGCGCTTGAAAGGCGGCGCTGTTGGCCACAGTTGGTTTGCCCGGGGAGCCCGCCACAATGGTGCCGGAAAAGGAGCCGGTCGTGTTATTCCACTGCCAGGCGTAAATGGGATAGGCGCCCGTCACGGGATTCTGCGTCGTGTTGCTGTTGAGCAGGTTCTGATAGGGCACAATGAAGTCCGACGGATTGGGATAGAGGCAGCGGTCGCGGTAGGTGGAATCGAGCAGCAACGTCTTGCGCCACGTGTGCGAGGTGTGCTTGTGCAAGGCCATGAGCAAGTGACGACACGGCGTTTTTGTTTCTTGCATGTACGCGGTAAGTGGAGGAGAAAAAGTGAAGTCGTTTGTCGCGCTGTGGCGCCGCAAAGCGGAGAAAGAAAGAAACAAAACGATGGATGCTTCCTTCGAACAGGCCTTGCGCATGATTCGGAAAATGGGCGACGCGCGCGGCTACGGCCCGCTCGCGCGCCTGGAGGAGCACGAGCACATTTGGTTCTTTTTCCACGCATCCGCGGCATCGTTGGTCGAGGTGGGCCGCACACGCGTGCTGACGGAGAAGGAAGCCGCGCAACTCATGACGGCCATGGACCGGCTCGTCTTTTTTGCAACGTCGGACAAGCTCAACATTGACGTCATGCGCGCCATCACGCAGACCATGGAGGCGCTCGCGCTCGGCAGGGCGCTGGTGGTCTTCCGCTCCTCCGTCACGACGAGCGTGCGCAAAGTGCTAGAGCGCTTGCCGGTCGCGATTGAACTCTGGCGCGTTTCGGAATTGCAGTACGACATTCGCGAGCACGCCTACTACTGCCCCCACGTCAAAATGACAGCCGAAGAAGTGGACGACTTGGTACGACAATTGTCGCCCGGTGCTGCGGCGGACAAGATCAAACCGACGGCGGTGCTGGCGCACATGCCCAAGATCCTCAAGACCGACCCGGTCGTTCGATTCTTTGGCTACCAGCGTGGCGACGTGCTCCGCATCAACCGCTCGGACGGCTCGGTTTTTTTCCGCGTGGTGCGGTAAGGATAAAAAGAATGGGACGCCTGCCCACACCGTCGCAATCCTTTCGAGGATCCCGCGCACCCTATGCACCGCCGCAGCAACAAGAAGAGATGCAGCAACCCAATCGATCACCGCCTGGGTCATTGCCCATGGCCCGACCGCCTCGCGCGTCACCGCAGCCGCCGCCGCTCCATCTGCCACCACCACCGGAAGGCAAGGGCGTGACCGCAGAGGAGCAGGCGTTTGATGAGTTGATGCAGGCCAATCAAGATTTGACGGAATTGTATCAGCAAATGCAGCGCCAGGCACGGCAGCGGCAACAAATGCGGCGTGCGGAGCAGGAAAGCGGGAGGATCAATCCACGACGTTAATCGTCTCGTCGAGAAACAGACAAATGACGTGGCCGTGGTTTGTGTGCGCCTTCACCACGTCCCTCCCACTCCTCCGACAAGTCGGCGCCGCGCTGCCCGACTGCGGCCTCGTTCGTGCTGCGGGCGCGTATGGGATCCAAGTTTTTCATGACTACATTACGATTATGCTTCTGGTCATGGTGGTGCAGTGCCAGGTTCATGTCACGAAACGCACGAGCGTGACGCTCGCGGACATTGGTGCCGTCGCGCTCTTGAACGCGGCCCACGGCGTCGTCATGACGTCCTTTGCCTACCACAAGCGCTGCATCTTGACGATCTGGTACAATACCTTGTTGCAGATCGATCCCTGTAATCGATACGTGCCGATCTGGCAACGCGCGGCAGACGTCTTCCTACAGCCCGCCTCCTCTTGCGCGTCGTCGATGGGCATCATTCACACAAACGTGTGGTTGAACAACCACATCCTCTTTGCGACCGCGGTGATTTGTGTCAACATGACGCTCTGGTGGCGCATTCACGGACTTTCTTCGGGCGTCTCGCTCGTGCGGCCCGCGCCAGATCGGCGCACAACCATGTAGGTGTGCTCCGTCATGAGGAGCGACGGTAGCATGATCCAGTCCGCCGAGTCGTCCACGAGATACGTGATGCAGTTCTTTCCGTCGCACCAAGACACTTCAAACGCGTCCGTGGTCGTCTTCCCATCGGTCGTGCTGGTCGTCGTCGTGCGACACGGTCCCAGGCAAAAGGGATTGCATGAAAACGACATGACAGGAGCCTCCTACCATCCGCGTGGAAAAAGAGAATGTGCGCAGGAGACAAAGGGTTGACGAATCACAAACATGCAAAACGAGGACGAGGATGCGTGCGCCGTTCTTCGACGGGAGTTGGCGCTGCGGAGCATCAAGGTAGTGAACATTGGGTGGGCCTGCGTCGCGTACTTCTTTCTGGCCGTTCTCGTGGACGAAGTCCTGGACCGCATTTTTGGACGCATCGATGTCCAGCACTATGTGCAGCACGCGTCGGGTGTCCGCATCTTTTTCGAGATTTTGGGATACACGTGGTTGTTGGGCACGCTGTCCTACATCATTCGTAACCTGTTTGAACGGATTCCGTTTCCGTTCGACGGCGTCATGGGCTACGACCACCGACGCGTTCAGGAAGTGAAGGACGCGGATGTGTTTTCGACGTTTCTCATCTTTTTCAACCGACGCATGCAGGCTTACTACACCATTTTCCGCAAACGCTTTCTGTAACGGAATTTGATACTACTGCAAGTATCAAAAGTGACAGCCCTGCACCGAAAAAACAATGACAGGAACGATTCACGAACAACCAAACGGGGAGAATGACGAGGCGCTCGCTCTGTTGTCCACAGGACGCGTGCGCATGGCCTTTCTGCATGTCGACACCGACAAGGAGTGGGTCTGCGCCATTTGCCTGGACGAGCACACGACGTCTGGCATCTTTACGCTCGCGTGTCTGCACAGTTTCCACTGGGACTGTCTGCACCGCTCCATGGTGCACACATCGGCGTCCAACAAGTGTCCGCTATGTCGACAGGTCGTGTCGACGCCAATCATGGACATTCTGGTCTCCTCCACGTCATCGACGCACGATGATTGGGAGGACGAGGACCGGTGGCTTGCGGGCTGGAACTTTGCATGCACGCCCATGTCGTTCGGCACCATGCGCATCATCATGACGTCCTATCTTTGCGCCTACGCCTTGTTTCTGGTTTGGATTCTCGGTCCCACGGTCATTCTCACGCTGTCCATCACCGCCATTGTCTTGACGTGCGCCGTCACGGCCGTGCTCATGAGCAGCATGGTGGTCACAAATGTTTGGCGATTGCTGCCTTGGCCATCTTCCCATAACGTCGCCACAGAAATAGAAACAGCGTAGCGTAATGAAGGAAAAAAATGTTTCAGAGACAAAAAAAGCATCATGGCGCCGAAACTCGCCATCTCGCCCTTTTTCATCCTTCTCTGGATCCACCTGCTGTTCAACATTCTCGTGTCGGGTTGGCTCATCTTTACGGGTCGAGAGAGGGACAACGAGGCCTTCCTCTACCTCGCCGTCATTTCCACTATCGTCTTGGTCGTTGTGCTCATCATAACTGCAAAGCGCAGTCTCCAAGATGCCATGCAGAGCACCCCCAGAAAAGTGGCTGTCTACACATTGCTCGTGGTGCACTTCATCCTTTCCCTTTGCTGTGCCTATTTCGGCGCCACGCCATTTGCCTGGATCTCCGTGATCGATATCGCCCTCATGATTGCATTCCTCACCACGACCATCACCAAAATCTATGTTTAGGAAGTGGACGTCTGCAGCAGTTGAACGACGCGCGTCGTGCTCCGTGTCCACGCCTCTTCCGCGGCGCGCATCTCGGCGCTCCAAGCCCACGTGTGCAGCCAGAAGTGGTGAATGTGAATGACCAAGTGCCCCAGCGCCTGAAGCGCGTGCTTAATCGTCGTTTTCGTCTTGTCAAACTGCACGTAAATGTTGCGCTTGTGGTCCGCGTACGCCAACGTCGGCGCCAGCGTTCGGGAACACTGCGTCGCGTCGTCCAAACTGTCCCACTCGAGTTGCAACGCGCGCTGCACCGTTTGCAAACGCAAGAGAATGTCAACGAATCGTCGAAAGAGCAGGGACCATTTCTGCTGGTGCTCGGCCCAGGAGGACAAGTGCGCCCGTGCCTCGGTCGGGATGGCCGTCCAACGAAGCGCATCCTGCTGATGCTTTTGCAATCGCCGGGCGAGGACGCGACGCCAGCATGTCGCGTAGAGCGTCACCAAGGCCGGCCAGGCCTCGCGACACTCGTCCATGATTTCAAAGCGCACGCCCACGTGCATGCAGGCTTTTGGTGAGACATAATCTTGCGCGTGCCACGCCTGTTGTGGCAAGACCCATTCCCCGGCAATGGACAGGATGGTGCAAAAGTAGTGTTTGCGGTGCACCACTTCGGGAGGCACAGACGAGGACGCATCATCATTGTCGTTCTCCTCCCACGGCTGGTATTGCGCCAGTTTGTGCATCCACGTCTTGCGCTCGTCGTCATGGCTGCTGCTATACGACGTCGTCAGCCGACACGGTTCAAAGGCCGCCAACGTCGTCGTCGGCTCCCACTGCACCACACCGGGTTCAAAACACAAGAAGAAGCACTCGCCCTGCGCGTGACAGTGCATGACCCATGCCAAGACAATGTGGTCATCCGCTACGAACCACTGCAGCGGTTGGAGCCCGTGCGTCTGCAAGAACTGCACCACGTGTTGACTTGTCGACATTTGCGGCGTAGAAATCGATTTACATGCTCCACCGTGTGCACTTATGCGGCAGACGCCGTACGAGAAAAGGAACAGATCGACATGGCGGCCTTTACCGTGCAGATCGCTTCCAAGTACCGCAACACGCAAGAGTATCCCCTGTCGACGGACTTTGTCGTCATCAACAACCCCTCCGGCTCGTCGTCCACGACGTTCCGCGCCGCCACCTCCTTGCAAGATGGCGATCCCAACACCGAAGCGTATCTCGACAACCCCGTCATTTACCTCTTTCGCTGGTCCGGCAATGCGGTCGTGGCGTCGACAGGCTACGTCCTGCCCAACTCGGCCATGATTGGCACCTTTACGAACTACCCCGCTTTGGACCGCGTCGTGCTACCCAACGCCTTTGCGACGGCCTACCGTTTGGCCGCGACGCCCGCCCTGCTCACCAACTACTTCAAGGGGACGCTCTTTTACCTCTTTACCTCGGCCGCGCGCACCCAAATAGCAGCCTCTGCCGCCATTTCCTTTTACAACCCCGTCTCCCAAACCATTGTCCTCGATACGTCACTTCCCGCCGCCTTTTTCGCGGCCAATCCGACACCGCCCTACGCCTTTGCTATTGTCAATCCCAGTTACGTCCAAACAAACAACCTCAACGTGCTCGGCACCAACACCTTTGTCTCGCTTTTTTCGGAGAATTACATTAGCGACGCCTTTCTCCTCAACGGCACGTCTAGCGACGCGTGGGTCCACAACGTCACTCGCGGCTGGGCGCTTCCCGTCTCGACGTTTTCCCAGGCCCAAAAGGTCCTCACCACCACCACAGCGTTCCCCTCCTACGCGCTCACGGACATGATGGAACTACGTGCGACGGATCCCACGCCCACCCTCTTTACGACCCAACAGCCCACCTTGACGGCTTCGCTCTACAGTGCGACGTCCTACGCGAACTTGACGGTGCGGCAGCGACAGCAGTTGCTTTCCTCCTCCGTGGTGGACGCCCTCTTGACGTTCGTTGGCGAGACAACGTCAACCACGACCTACTTGCTATTGCCGATTCCCGACGTATCCTACGCATTGGTGCCGCGCACCGGCGCAGAGTGTGCCACTTGTCGCGTCGCGTTCGATCAAGTCACCATTACGTTTCCGGGATTGCGCTACGTTGCCGGGCAGTCCTACTTTCTCGCCACCACCTTTGGCGCACCCTTGACCGACACCAGTCCGATCGTCACGGTGACGGCGACCGCGCTGGCGGTGCCGGTGCTTTCCTTCTTGACCAACCAAGTCGTGCCGTGCGCGCCACCCGACCAAACGTCGTTGCTCTTTGCACCATCCAACGACAGCCAGAGTATCGTGGTGGATGTGCCACAATACGTCTTTTCCATCGTGCGCCTCTCCCAGGCCGGTTATCTCTACTACGAGCCGTTCGACTATCAATGGGCGACGCCCGCACCCACCTTTCTTCTCGCACAGGGCCTACACGTCGAGTGGATTCCCCTCTACCAGCGCACGCTCGGGCTCTGCGCACCGCTTCAGAGCATGACGCAGTGCTACGACGTCAAGTTGCTGTTTGTGTCCCTACCGAACGACCCCGTGGAGGGCTACAGCGTGCTCCCCAGTTTCTTTCCGTATTTCCTGGTGGAGATTTATCCCTGCAGCGGATTGACGACGCCGTATCAAACCCTCTTTTCCAACAACCCCAACATGCAGCGCGTCACCTTTACGTGCATGATTGCCAACCCGCGCAATCAAGTCATTGCGACCTACGTGGTGGTTCACAGCGCGCAGACGCATCGCATCAAGTGGGATCCGCAGGACAATTTGCGCTTTCGTTTTGCGCTCCCCAACGGCGAGACGCTGCGTTTCGTCAGCGACGCGTTGCAAGAGGGCGTCCTCACGGCGTCACGCGCCGCCTACGATGTTCGTCAATTGTTCCAATTTTACTCGGACAAGGGGGTCAGCATCCAACTGTCCTTTACGCCCGTGCAAAACTGATGATCGTGACGGTTGATGCAACGAAACATGGGATATCGCGCGACATGGACAAACATGCATATGTTGACGATATCCAACATATCCTTTGTCGATCTGTTCATCTATCCATCATTCATGACGCTGCGACAGGAGAAACGACATGACCACGACATGTGCGCCACGTCTGTTGTTTCAGGACAAAATGATGACGACGCCCACAATCGCCGTCGACGGCCCGCTGCCCATGCTCACCCATGTGCCGTGGGTCGTGGGAAGCGTCCACAGCGACCCCTTCGACGACAAGGGACGCGACTTGCCGCTCGGACACTTTCGGCTCCGCGACACGTTCGGCCACACGTTGTGCATGCAGTACCGCCCCGTGCCCGGCGTCTACAGTCCGCCTGTCGGCATCTACGGTGTTCGTATGCGCACCATGCCGGCACCGCCGGTTGCCGAAGTGGACATGGCGCGCGTGGTCGGAAAAGGCGGTCGGCACTTCATCGCCATTACGCACGCCTGCGGCGTCCTCTACATCTTTGCGCGTGCCGACGCGCCAACGATCGAGGTGTGGGGCATGGACGCGGCGCGGATCGACCGGGCGATCGACCAGATCAACGTGCGCCTGCAGAGGTGCCGTCGGCAATGACGAGCATAGCACGCGCGTCGGAAATGACGAGCATAGCACGCGCGTCGGAAATGACGCGCGCACTGCCTTCGGTGCTCACGTGGCACATTCTGTCCATGGTGGGCACACCGTTTTTGCGCGAACTGAAGCGACACTTTCGCATGGAGCACGAAATGGCCGCGGACGCGCACCGTTCCTTTCGTGTCGGGTCCGTCCTGGAGCGCATTCGCATGTGTCGATGGCTCTACTTCTTCATGAAGTGGGCCGATTACTAAGTGATCGATGGATAGAGATAGAGAGAAACGACGAGAATAATTCCTCCCTGCGTAAAAGAAAATACCCATGGCTCCATCCACCAGTAAGCAACACCGTTGCACCTTTTACCTTCCCACCATTCTTGCGGGCGGCCTCGTCGGCAGCTACCTCGGCGCCGGGCTCTGCCACCGGCAAACCAAAACACTCTGTCCGGACATGCCCGCGGCGGAGAAAAAGGCATTCGCCGCGTCTGCGAAGCGCCGCTACCACTTGACCATCAAGGGCTTGTTTGTGGGCCTCGTCGCCGGACTCCTCTACAATGAGTGCGTGGATTCGTGGCGCGCGCTCCGCGACGGCGACGTCTATGCCTGGTCCGACTTTCTCTGCTGGCTACTCTTCATGCCGCTCGTCGTCTACACCATTGCCCCGAAACCCATCTCGGTCGATCCCGCGTCCACCTCTGGCCACCCACCGTCGGCCAAGGTGCTGCACAAGTGGTTCCAGGTCTACCGCTGCTACCAGGTGCACATGGCCAAGGGATTTGTCGTCGGGCTGCTGCTCACGCTCCTCGCGCTCTGGCTCTTGCGGCGCTAGTCGACCATGACAACAATACAAGCGCTACGGCAAGAAGGACAACGATCGCCAAAACGCACAAGAACTGCATGACCGTGACAACCAAACCTCCGAAACCAAAGAGGTGTTGGGACGCGTAGAAACGCCAAGACATGTTTCCGATGATAGGAGGTGTTTGCGGATCAAACGTTTGCCACAGAAGTGGGCCATCCACGACGTTCAGTGCATACGGAAACTGCAAGTCAATGTGCCAGTGCACTCGTTGCTCTCGCAAGATACGGGCGCCCCTGTTCGATAACAAGTATGCCCCCGTGCTGCCGCTAATGTGTAGATGTGGAAAGCCCGTCCAATGCAGTTTGATAACGTGCCAATCGGGCTGCGTCTGGCTGATGCGACGACGGGCCTCCTCCATGGCCGCCATGGACGTGACGCCTGGGATTGCCCGAACGTCATCCTCAACGACGAAGGCGTAGGATGCTTCGGAGCGCGCAACCATATCGGCGATGCGGATGTGCGACATACCGCAGCCTACCATCTTGTCCGTGCAAAGGTAACGACATGCCTGACCGAGATCCTCGTTGCGCACCGTTTCACGACCGTTGACGCCGTGGACGACGACGATTTGTGCAGGAGAGATGCCTGCTTTGGCCAATTCCTCCAGCGTCCGATCCCGTCGAACGGGATCCATCGTGAGGAGATACGTTCGCATCATGGACGACGAGTCTTTGCTACGTGCACGACATTTTCGATGCGTTCGTATGCGCATGGAAAATGAGCAAATGTGCAAGAGGACGGTGGAAAAAAGAAAGACCGATCACTTATGATGACTCGTTCCAATCGATCGTTCGTGGAGGAACTGAAACAAAAGTCCAAAAAGGAGTGGTACTTTCGGGAGCAAACGATTGTGTGGAAAAATCCAGAGAATGGCGAATGGGCGCTTTATGTCTCGGTCATTCTCGAAACGAACGGTTTCAATCGATTCGACTACGCTGCTTTCAATTACGGACACTTGCCGAACTACGACGACTGGGCGCAAACCACGGCAATCATTCACCGATGCGCCATGGAGCCGCGTCAAATCCCTCTCGATGCCAAGACCTATCTCGTCGACGAAACGAGTTTTTCGCCGGTCTGGAAGACTTACTACACCCGCAACCTTGGCGACGCGTTTTGACGTCTTTTGACGTCTTTTGTCACCGAGATGTTTGGGCTTCTGTCTTTTTCCACGCCGCCCACTGTCGTTGCATGGCGTCGTCCAACTGTCGCGTAAAGTCCACCATGCGCTGCGCGCACCACTGTCGCGTGGGGGGTCCGCGCATGCACGTCCGCTCCACGTCCACGGCAAAGAACAGTCGACACCGATCTTCCGAAATCCACCAATCGAGCGTGGTCAAGTCCGCAAAGTCGAGGCCGTTCAAGAGGAGGTAGCGCCACATATCCCCGTCCGAGAGGTGGTGCAAGAAGCGGAGCACGACGCTGCGCATCGCGTCGTCGGCAAACTGCGGCGTCATGCTGAGCAACCACTCGTCCTCTTTAAAATCGAGCGTGCGCACCCGCAGGTCCCATTGAAAAACATGGCGCTGTCGTCGAACGTGGAGATGTGTGGGCCAGTCGGAGCTCCACCGCGCGCCGCGTGGACAGTGACGGATGGTGCGGTAGTAGCGCGAGTGCGGGCATAAATCCACGTCGTTCTCCAAGCAATTGTGAAGGTGCAATGGTCGACGCAAGCCCAATCGTTGCCAGAGAGGCAGGTAGCGTGCCACGACGCGTCGGAGGTCGTCCGGGAGGCGTGCGAAGAACGTACACACGTCCATCCTGCCACGTCGTCAACGACAAAACATGGAATGTCAGCCAACGCAAGCATGATCGATATACCGGATATATATGCTGTATAACATACATACATGTCATACATATCACACGAGATATCGATTCGATGGGTTATCACTTTTGCGTCGCGAGAAAGAGCGCGTGGGGAATGGCCAAAGCCGCGCACCGGAGCAGCGGGTTGCGCACCGGATACGGATCGTGCGTGAAGGAAAAGACGGTGCCCAGCACGCCCAGATACCACAGCGTGCGACCCGTGCACCGGTGGTGCGCACGCCACGCGCGCTTCGTCGTGCCCAAACGCTTCGCCGGCGGCCCGCGAACGGCGATCCACGGCAAGAGGATCAGCGCCCAGCACAGGTCGGCGTGCCAGGCCTGGCGGTGCGCAGAAGCGGCGCAGTGCACCAACGCCCATGTGCTTAACGCGCCGTTGAGGTAACGGAGTGCGTTGCCCCATGCCACATCGAGGCAGATCCGCATGGCGCGTGTGGGTTCGCGCACAAGCATGGCGTGGGGGGGAACGCCGCGCAGCAAGCGCGTGGTGAGGAGTTGTCGCGCCCAGGTGGTGGCAAAGACGGTTCCGTAGGCCCCAAAGACGATGGCGTCGTCCTTGTCGTGGCACGCGCACAGGACAAAGCCGGACACGATGAGGATGGGACAGGCGACCGACAAGACCCATCGTCCCGCCGGCGCGTGGAAACGACGGAACGGGGGTGCTTGGGCCGCGGCGTGGACGATGCCGCAAATGGCAAAGAGCAGCAGGCCAACGTCGTGAACGGCAAACGCCACGTACTGTGCGGGGCTGTGGATCGCGTGTCGACTGATCCAGGAGCACGCAGGCATGATTACGAATGCGAAAGAAGGAGTATGTGAATGAATGTCGAAAGATGCGTATGCCGAAGCGTTACGCCGATGTTCCAGTCACTTTTGCCTCTCGCTCTAGGCCTTGATCTGTTTCTGGACCATGATGAAGGTGTTGTGGGGGAAGAGCACGTTGATGAGGAGGAAGATGCCCATGGCGGTGACAAAGTCGATCGGTTTGAAAGGCTTGTTGTGCACGCCGAGGCTGACGAGCAGACGGGGAACAATCATGTTGAAGATGATTTGCACAATGAACGAGTTGATGAGAAAAACAATCAGGATCGTGAGGAGGACGCCGAGGTAGCCGAGGCCGGCTTTGCGAGCGGAAGCAGCCATGTCGTTGGAGGAGATTGATGATTTTTTTCCAGTATAGATTTTTTTTTTCGCTTATTCATCTATTCATTCCAACCGAACCGTCCACACGACAGGCGTGAGCAGCAAATTTCCGTCTGGCCGCGTCATGGTGGCGTGCAACGCCTCCGGAACGTCCTCCAATGGTCGTTGCATCTGGTTCCAAAAGACGGACGGGTTGACGTAGGCCCTTTCCACAATGCTGACGTGGTGGTCCAGGGGCACGTCCGAGGACGTGACGACGAGAGGAACCATGTCCAGTGGTAGACGGGCGGTAATCTCGTTTCGCAGTTGACTCGCAAGGCGCGTCAGCGTCGCGCGATCGCGGCCAATGAGGGCGACGTAAAAGGCGCCGTTCAACTGCCGTTCACTGGCATTCTCCGGCCGCACGAACGTGCAGTTGGTCACGGACCGCGACTTTTCCACGTCATTGACGTTCAGATTGCAATAGATGGCATTGTCCATGGCTGCGTGATTCGCCGCAAGCACAATCAGGACATCGCTGTCCGTGGCCAAGCAAGACGCCTTGGAGAACTTGTACCAGCAATCCGGATTGTCTCCCAGGGCGTTGCCGGCCATTTGAATGGCGAGAAGGCCGTTCGTGTAGGGGTAGAATCCCTCTTGCGTTCGCTTGTCATGCGGTGCAAAGATGCACGTAATCGACGGCAGCACTTGGATCGTGTCGACGCACGCGTGACGGCTGCTTTTACGGAGCGCGGTATCCACTTGATTGCGGAGCGCGTCGAACCAGGTGGGTGAGAAAAAGGTCAGTGGCGGTAGCATGGGAGCAAACACGTTGCGGTAGGGGAACGGGGCGTCGTGAACGGCAAAGCGGCGCCGGTAGGCGTGAATGTCGGAATGACGCAAAAAGGCTTGGTAAGCCGGCGCGTGGACATCTTTCGGTGCGATGCGAAAGAGGATGCTCCAGCGGTCCGTCTCGGGTCGAAAGATGGCGCGGTTGACCGAGAGTTGGTTGGGATTCGGCGCTTGCGGATGGATAGGAAACGGTGTTCCGGGAAGCGCAAACGCGTGCACCACGTCGACGGGCGGCAGTGTAGCGCGCAGGGCCGCCATGGCGTCGGGCGTGTGGGCAATGAGGATGGCGAAGCGCACATCTTGCTTTCGCAGCCGTGCGGGAATGTGAAAGAGGTTGAACGGCGGCAAGATAGACGCGAACAAGGTGTGATCGACCGGATTGCAGCCGTAGGACGTGTTGTAGCGATCGGCAAGATACATGACGAACGAAAAGTAATGCACCGGCACGCGTCCCAACGGTAAGACGCCGTGCACCACGTATCCTTCGTCCCGCGCGAGACAGTTGGCGCCGAGCGTGCCATAGACGTCGTACATGGTTTCTTCAGTGAGCGAAGCAAAGCGCTTGGGGCGCATGCTGGGTGCGGACGCGTTTGCATTCGCCGGCAACGCGGAAAAGGTCTTGGAAAGCGATGCGCGATCCTTGGAGGCGCAGTTCTGGAGGTAAACCTGTCGCACAGAGGCGGGGATGCTCGCGACATGGTCCGCTGGAAACGAAACAAAGCCGTACGGCGTCAATTGATTTTGGGAAAAGTCATTCGGCAGAATGTCGAGCAACGCAGGTGTGGCAAAGACCAGTTTTCCACCGTTCGTCGACACATCTGTCGTGAGATGTGACGCGACCCAGGTTAGCACATGGAGGGGATCTGTCTCGGCTGTTGTCTCACGGAGAGAAGGAACACAGGGACGGAGGTGCAGCGAAAAGGTGCCCGGACAGGCCACATGCTGTGCTTTCCAGTATCGGTAGGCGACGAGGACGACGACAAGCACAGCCACCGTGACAAGGGCCGCGATCCAAGCAAAACGTGACGAAGCGGTGCTGCTGACCATTATTTATCTTCACGGCGCAGGAAAACTGAAAGCCGCCGTTTCGACCGTCCGTTCAGGCATCATTACGCAAGAAAGGAATACATATCAACACGCATCAATGAAGTATCTGTATCACATTGATCCCGTGGAGGATAAGGATGATCCGGAGGGGTCGCTCGACATGCACTTGCACACGCTGCTCCCGCCCGAAGACGGCGCCGAGGCGCAGCGCGCGTGCATCGTCGTGCACGGCTACCAGCCCTTTTTCTACGTCGAATTGCCGTCCGTCTTTACGGCCGAGGAGTGGCGCCGCGTGCGCGTCAACGAACTACGCGCCAAACTCCTCGAAATGGCGCGTCTCCACGAGTGCACCGACGATCCGTGCATGGCGTGCGCTCGACAATCGCAGCCGTGGCGCGGAACCTTTCGTCCCGTGTGGAAGAAGAAGTTGTATCACGTGCAGCGCCGAACCTGGCACGCCATGCTCCAAATGTGCTTCCCAACGCAGCAGCAGCGCCGCATGGTCTTTTACCGTCTCCACGACAAGGTCGTGCGCGTCGGCATGCAGAAATGGACCTTGACGCTGCACGAGGCCGAGGCGCCGCCCATCTTGCAGTTTTGCACCGACCTGGCGTTACCGACGACGGGGTGGATCGAATGTGCGCACACGCACGTCGAGGTGCGCAACAACAGCGCAAGTGACCAGATTCGCGCGTTACCGGGTCAAGACGCGTCGCCGCCGCCCCCGGTGCTCGTGGCGGTGGACATTGAGGTTTACTCGCACAACGAGAAGCGCATGCCGACGGCCGATCACGACGAGGATGCCGTCTTTCAAATCGCGCTGGTGCGGTCGACGGGTGAGGGTCGGCTCTTGCACGTCGGGCCGTGTCGTGACGCAAACGCAAGCACGGAGCAGAACGACCGCTTTTTCGAATTCCCGGACGAACGGGCGCTGCTTCTCGGATTTGCGGCGCACGTGCGCGACATGGGGCCGCACGTGCTGTGCGGCTACAACATTTTCGGCTTTGACTTTCCGTATCTCATGGCGCGGGCCAAACGGTGGGGCGTCGATCACCAAATCGCACGATTGGGGTGGAGCGGTCACGTCTGTCCAGTGAAGGAAGTGCAATGGTCCAGTAGCGCCTATCGGAACCAACACTTTACGCTGTGGCAGATTGACGGCCGCATCAGCCTCGACCTCTTGCCCATTGTGCGCCGCGACTACAAGTTCAGCAACTACCGATTGAAAACCGTGGCCACGGCCTTTCTCGGCCAAACCAAGGACCCGGTCACGCCGCAGGACATTTTCCGCGCGTATCGGAAGCATCTGCAGGGCGACGCGACGGCCGCCGACGATCTCGCCGTCATTGGACGCTACTGCATCCAGGACGCCCGTCTCGTGCTGCGTCTGTGCGACAAACTCAACCAGTGGATCGGCCTCTGCGAGATGGCGCGCATCTGCCGCGTCGCCATTCCGACGCTCTTTTTGCAAGGACAGCAAATCAAGGTCTACTCGCAAATCTACCATCACTGTCACGCGCACGACATTCTCGTGCAGACGCCACCGTCCGAGAACCGGGCCACCAAGTATGCGGGTGCCACCGTCTTTCCGCCCAAACCCGGCATTTACGACAATGTCGTGCCGTTCGACTTTGCCTCGCTCTATCCGACCACCATCATTGCCTACAACATTGACTACTCGACCATTGTGCCGCCGAGTCGCACCGACATTGCCGACGACGCCTGTCACGTCATTCAGTGGGAAGAGCACACCTGCTGCGCTCACGACACGACCGCCTACACGCCAGCGACCCATCCCGGCTACACCAAGTGCGGATGGCACCGCTTCCGCTTCCTCAAGTCGCCGCGCGGTGTCGTGCCGACGCTCTTGCAGACGCTCCTGGACGCGCGTGCGCAGACGAAGAAGCAAATGAAGGCGCACGGAAAGGACACGACCGCCTATCAGGTCCTCGACAAGCGGCAGTTGGCGTACAAGGTGTCGGCCAACTCCATGTACGGCGCCATGGGCGTGCAAAAGGGCTTCCTGCCCTTTCTCCCCGGCGCCATGTGCATCACGGCCAAGGGACGCGAATCGATCCAGTGCGCGTCCAAACTGGTGCAATCCTGGGGTGGCGAAATTGTATACGGTGACAGCGTCAGCGGATCCACACCCGTGCTCTTGCGACACGATGGTTGCGACCGCATCCTCTTGTGCGACGTGGCGACGGCGGCACAGCGGTGCGCGCAGCACGAAAGGCAGCATTTCGAAACGCAAACGCAAACGCAAACGCGCTGGTGTCCGGCCACGGCGTGGTCCGTGTGGAGCGACGGCGGGTGGACGCCCTTGCACCACGTGTACCGACACGAGCACCAAGACCCGCTCGTCGACGTCGTGACGCCAGATGGTGTGGTCACCGTGACGCAGCACCACTCGCTGGTGCTCCATGACGCGGCGAAAACCTCCGTGACGCCGCAAGAGTGGGTGGACCGTGACCATCCACCGTTGCTGCAAATGCCGCTGGCTCTATCGCAGCAGTCGTCGGTGTCGGAGGTAAATGCCACTCCGCATGATGCCGCAAACAAGGCGTGGCAGTGTCGGTGGACGCGCCTGGGGTTCCAGTGCGGCTTTTTCCTGCGGTGGGGCTGGTTGTCGAAAGAACGCTCCTACGCCTTTGCGTCCATGCTACCGACGGCGGATCCGATCGTGGCAGAGATTGCGCAGATGCGCACCGTCACGGAACTGCGTGTGCACGGACCGGCGTTTTTGCGCGGCTTTGCCCGCGTCGTGCCGACAGACAAGGCGTCCATCACACTGACGATGCCGACCGCGCTGTGCGACGCGCCGGCAGAGGCGGCCTTGATGTTGCAGTGGGTGCACTTGGTGGCCGCGGTGACGTGGGGGTGGCGCTTGACGTGGGAGACGGACCGGTGCGTGTGCTTGGGTCGGCAACGCGAGCATACTATCAATGATGCGTTGGTGCCGCGTGCGACGACGAGATGTCACAAGAAGAGCACGAACAATCAAGTGGTGTACGACCTGACGACGGGAAATGGACACTTTGCGGCGGGCGTCGGCGCGCTCGTGGTGCACAACACGGACAGCATCTACTGTTCGCTGCCCGAGTCGGGGGACACGAAGCAGTTGTGGGCGCGGGCCAAGGCGGTGGAGGAGCGGTTCGTGGAGCACTTTCCGCCGCCGATGCGTCTGGCGTTCGAAGACAAGATCTACACGCGCTTCCTCATTCTGACGAAGAAGCGTTATATGGCCTTGACGGCCGACGCGGATGGGCGGGCAGACGCGGCACTGACGATTCGGGGCGTGTTGCTCGCGCGACGCGACAATTGCGCCTGGGTGCGGCGGAGTTACGAGCGTGTGGTGCGGCGCATCTTTGACGGTGCCGACGCGCGTGCCATTTCCAAAGACATTGCCGACATTTTCCTGGAACTCATGCGTCGCCAACTACCACTGGGCATGTTTACCATCACAAAACTGCTCAGCGAGGACTACGCGATTCGACCCTTCTTGTGGGACGCCAAGAAGCTGAGCGAGCGGTGTCGCGAGTGGGGGTGGACGCTGCGCGGACCGTTTCCGCTGGCGGCGTTGACGGCCTACGCGACGCGCCACCAGCTGCCCACGCCCACCGACCGCGTCTTTTCCGAGCAGCAATGGGAGCCGTGGTGTGCCCACCTGCGCACGCTGCCCACGTGCGAGCGCGCAGACGGCGCCGACATTCCGTGCCTCGCCACGCGCTTCTTGACCGTCTACGCCCTGCGGAGTCTCCCTTCGCATGTGCAGTTAGCCAGTCGGTTGGCCCAGCGTGGAAAGCCGGTCGAGTCGGGCGCGCGCATGGAGTTCATGATGGCGCGGCCGTACTGGCAGTCGCTGCAGGCGTGTGCGCGCGCCAAGGTGGCGGACCGCGTCGAGGATCCGGCGTTCGTGTCGGAACGACGGCCCTTGGTGGACGTGGACGTGGCCTACTACGCCAGTGCGCTGTTGACGCCCATGGACCAGATCTTGGGCATTGTCTTTCAGCGACCCCTTGCAGCCGACATTTGGCGCGTGCATCTGTGCTACGATCGCGTGATGGAGCAGTTCCGCAAGATGATCAACACGACGCCACCCGTGCTCGGCAGTGGCAAACAGGCGCGTCAACGCGCTTAAAACACGCTTCCAACGCCATGCGCGTTTGCTCCATACGCCATGCGCGTTTGCTCCATACGCCATGCGCGTTTGCTCCATACGCGTATGCATGATGCGTTTTTTTTGTTTCTCACGAAACGAAAAAGGAATCCACCATGAACTCCACCAGCGCGCTCAACAGCGTCTACCAGGGCGGCCTCGTGCAGCCCAGCAACAACTACGTCACGCTCGGCGACACGGCATCGTCCGCCACCAACGCCGGACCCAGCGGCGTCTCGGCCATTCCGCCCGTCAAGACCTACAGCGGCACCGACTCGCTGCTCGTGACCATTCCCGTCTATGGCGGCGTCGCCGCCAAGGTGCCCACCTTTGGCGGTGCAGACACCTACCGCTACGGCACGCTCAGTTCGTCCTATGGGGCGGTGCAGTCGTGCGGTGCCTGGCAAACCACCTTTTAACTTCGACGGCGAGCGACAGCAGACCGGCGCCGACCAGAAAGGCGCGCGTCCACGCCCACTGGTGTCGAGAGGGCCACGGCAGGAGGATCATGAAGGGCACAGTGACGAGCCACGTCCACGCCAGCGACAAGTCGCGGATGCGTAGACGGTCGTTCAAAAAGCCGACGAGCGTCAGGTCCATGAGCAGCCACAACACAGAGAGGAGCGGATCGGCACCGTGTCGGTCATCACCGTGTCGGTCGTCGCGCCACGCTGCGTAGAGGTACAGGACGACCGCGAGGGCAATGTGCCACTCGACAGCATTCGGTGCCATGCGGACGGGCGCGTCGTCACGATAGACGGCGGGTCCACGCGCGAGAGGAACGGCGCGGTAGAGGACGAGGTAGACGGCGAGAAGCACAAAGAAGAGTTGTCGGGTCAACATGATTTGGAACGGACCTGTCTTTTCTTGCACATTCGGTATATAATGTATATAATCCGTGATATGACATCTATGCGCAAGCAAACGCCTGAAATGCGTCATGATCATTTCAGGCATTTGTTTGCGCGGATCTATCTGTGTATGTAGGGTATATATTACGCCTCTTGCTCCTGCTCGTCGCCGAGGAAAAAGATGGCGTTGGTCGATGCGTCATAGGGCACGCTGAAAAAGCCGTACTGCGGCTGCCGCGGGAAGGAAAATGTCGACAGCCCCAGTTGCAGTTTGGCCGTCGGTGGCAGCGCGCCGAGCGGTGGTGACAGGTCCGTCACGGCCTCGGCAATCGGTGTCGACGTCCAATCCGACTGACTCGACCGCCGAGTGCTGCGACTGTCGTCGTTGGTTTGGAGCCAGAAGCGGAGCGGACGCGTGTCGAGGTTGTAGAGCGTCCTCACCGCGTCGCTGGCGCGCACGACCGCGTGGTCGGCGTCGATCGCCTGGACGGAGAGGACCGGAATGGCAAAGGGTGGCACGGCGTCGACGCTCCTCGTGCCGCTGAGGAAAGGCGGTGCGGAAAAGGACGTCAGGGAGGGGGGTGAAACGGCGTAGTCATAGCCGTCACCCACGAACGGGAACGGCTCCCACACGGTTTGCGAGAGCATCGTGTTTCCGGTTTGGTCGACGGTGCTTCCGTATAGCGACTCGCCTGCTGCCGTGTTGGCATTGGTTTGGACGTTGTTCAGCGTCAGAAAACCGGGCACGCCCTCGAACGGCGGATCGTAGTTGGGAACACCGAGTTGTGCGACGAGCGCGACCGATGCAACAGTGTCCGGTGGTCCCCACCAGATCCACGCGTTTTGAATCGTAAGGACGCCGTATCCAGTTCCCCAAAGGATAACCGGCGACGTGTCAACTGTTGGGATGGGTTGCTGAAAGCGCAGGTCAACGTACAGATTTTGCATTACTGCACCTTCGACGAGTAGACTGGATTGTGGATCAACGAAGCATGGGTAAAACGATGTAAAGGCATACTGAGACACCAATGCGCAATCGGTGACTGTCTTGCCCATGTTGCCAAACATGCAGCAGAATTGATCCAATTCATGTGGCACTTCCGTGCTGTCGCTCTTGATGAGGACAAAGCAGCGGTCGTACGTGAGAACGTCAAAGTAAGGAGCGCCAAGAAGAATGAAACACCACGAACTTTGCAACTGCGCACTCGATTGGACCGTAATGTTGCGGCACGTGACATCGAACGGTCCAACACCCGAAAAATCAATCACCAGCGTTGAGCCATAAAAGTTCACCAGTGTTTGCGTGCCGAGGACGACCGACACGTTTTGGAACGTGATGAGACCGCCACCAGTCTCTTCCGTGGCGCCCAGATACGTGAGACCGCGAAAAACAAACTCCTCTTGCGACACAGGGTCGACAAAGGGTGGTGCATCGACCGTGATGGTGAAGCCGGCTCCGTCGAACGTGTGCGATCCGTAAAGCGTCAAGTAGAGAACGACGTTCTCGGGATCGTCTTGCGGGAAAACGTAGAGATCATCCAAGCGGTTGAACACCAGGTCATTGCCCAGACAGTATGTGATGGAACGCGTTGCCGTGGACGGGTCGTTGCTGCTCACGACCGCCGCCTTCCAATCCTCGATCGAACAAATGACGACTTGCTCCGTCATGATCAGTGATAGACGCGCGTGTACGTCCTCTATTATGTGGCGCGAAAGTTTGTTCGACAGGAATCACCAAATGTGGAATGATGAAAAAGGAAAGCGACGACGACGAGATGGGTGCTGAGCTATCGACGCAGCAAGACGAAGCGCAGCAGTTGCCCTCACTATCGCCCCCACCTGTGAGCCGAGCGCCGGTGCCAGCCGTTCCACCACCGCCGCCGCTCGTTCCGGCGCAACAAAAGCAGCAAAAGCAGCAAAGGCAGCAACAGTTGAAGCAGCACAAGCCGCAGGCGCAGCAAACGCAGCAGCAGCGACAAGCGCGGGTTCATCGGGAAGCATGCGTCGCTCGTATTCGAGAGGCTCTGCACGAACATTTGCTGCCGGACATGGAAAGACCCTCCGGAGCATGTGGTACGCAGATTCAAAAGCGCATGAGCAAACTGATACAAGAGTGTCCTCCTCATGAATACCCTGATGCGTGGAGGACGTTATTCAAAACTATGGCGCGTGCGCATGGCGTGAAACAGTACGAGCTGTACACCGAACAGTGGTACGGGGAGAGTCCCATCTACGCCGCAGGAAATTATATTGCTCCCGGTGATCCGCTGCCGGTGCTGAGAAGCATTCCTCCCGCCACCGAGCAGTTCACCATTGTTCTCTTTCTGAACGGATGCGAACACGTTCCTCTAAACGCGTTGTGCAACGAACTGGAAACGTTTGCGGTGCACGTGGGTCGATACCTGCTGCCTGATTTCATCGATAGTGTGAATGACTCTGCCATTCTGCTACATGGTCGTCATCCCGATCGAGTGGGGGAAATCGTCATGGAGCACTTTGTGGAGCAAGTCATGTCGAAATTGGGCACGACGACGGAGGACGAGAGGGCCCAACTCATGGACCAGATGATGTCGATGATTGGCTCTCGCACAGCGAGCGACATGGATACGCTGCTCATGACGTTGCGCGCTCAAACTGCGAAGCAAGACGAACCGAACGCCTGACCATGCCTCTCGGATCGTCATCAGGACGACCAGAGGACGACCAAGCCGAAGCTAACGGTAGAAACGAGCACGACCATGAACGAAACGGCCGCGAAAAGCTTGTGACCGTCCGAACCGAAAAACTGGGTAAAGATGCCACTCACCACGAGATGGAGCAGTAACAGACCGAAACAAGGCCACTTAAAGCGAAGAACGTTGCTGGGTTTGGACACGTAGCCGATGAGAAGGAGGATGAGCACGGTCAGGATGACGAGCGTGGAGAGGATCGCCAGAGGGGGTTTGTCCTCCATCTTGACGAGCAGAATGACGTTGAGAAGGAGGTGAACGACGAGCAAGACGACCAGGCCAATGAGTGCGCGTCCTTCGCTTTTCGACACGGGAGAGATGGACGTCATGGAACGAAAGAATCTTTTTGTCGTGGTCGCCAAAAAGATTTTGCATACACCAACGTGTGTTTTTCTGGCGCGGAGATAGGCTGTCATTTGCCTGTTCATTTGTTTTCATAACCGAGGACCAACGCCAAGAAGCAACCAAGAGACACCACGACGACCGACAACGATAGGAGTGCGAACGGCTTGTGATCTTTGACGGCCCCTGCAAAAAGGAGACTCACGACCACATGGAGCGCCAACAAACCTACACAAGGCCATTTAAAGCGAAGGACGTTCGTCGGTTTGGACACGTAGCCCACGAGGAGGAGAATGAGCACGGTCAAGATGACGAGCGTGGAGGGCACTACGAGACGAGGAGCTTTCTCCTTCATGAAAACGAGCAAAAGAAGGTTGAGCAGGAGGTGAACGGCCAGCAAGACGACCGTCGAGATGAGTTCATCTCGCGCTCTTTTGAACGCGGGAGTGAGGGACGACATGCTGTGCGTTTTCTGAAACGATCTCTTTTGTCATGGCCGCCAAAAAGATTTCGCGCGTATGCATGCGCATACACTCCGCCGCCATTTCAACGCCTTTGCGAGGTCGCACGAACGCAACGACCAGTCGTTCGAACGACAAAGGCAGGTTACGCATGGCGTGCGTAGCGCGTCGCATGTGTGTGGTAGGCGCGTTCCATGGAGGTAAAGACGGAAGGGAGCGAAAAGGCCTCCGTGGTGGTCGAAAAGTCGCTGTTCGGCATGCACATGTTCTGGTAGGTCCAGCATTCGGATTGAGGGTGAGGACTACAAGACTGGATCGCGTTGGTGGCCGTGTAGCACTGCGTTTGCGGGTATGGACTGCACTGTGTCGTCGAGGTGCATTGCACGCAGGTGCCACTGGGGTAGCCACCCGTTTGGCTGGCAGATTGGTAATCGCAAATCGGCGTGGAGAAGCCGTTCCAGCTTGTGCCCTCACAATCAGAATTGCTGACACAGCCAACGCAATACCTCTCGCAACTTGGACAATCAGAATTCACCGGTGAGCAATAGGGGTAAGGAGAAGTGCAATTATCGTTATCCGTGCATGTCGACAACATGTCGTTCGTAGAACTTGCCAGGGCCATGAAATGGATGGAAGCGCGGACAATCGTCTGTTTCTCGTTTGCACACAGTGATATATTTTTTCACGAGGATCGATGTGACAAGCAAAAGGATGTTCGAATGATGAACGTTGTTGCCACGTGCGTCAAAAGTGAAGCACTTGCCGAAGCCGCTTGGTCGTTCACCGCTCTGTTACCACCTGACCCTCACCATTCTTTCGTGCACATCAACAGATGCCCAACGACAGTGACATCTTTGCCGACATCCAATGGATGCAGCACCAGATCGAGGCCCAGCAGGCGCGTCGAGAAGCCTCCATGGAGCCAGAGGACGACGACGACGATGACGACGACTCATGCGCCGAGTTCACCTATGACATGCCCACCGGCACCGGCAAATCCTTCCTCCAACTGTGGGAAATCCACGCCCACTTTCCCAACGAACGCGTCCTCGTCGTCTTTCCCCGCCTCTCTCTCCTCTCCCAGTTCTACCGCCACTACCTCCAACCCCGTCTGCCCACCAACCGCCCCGTTCTCCTCGTCTGCACCGACCAGAAGGACGTCAAGGCGTCCACCACCGAAGAGCAGGAAGGCCACCTCGAGGGCGCTGATGCCAAAAAGGCCCTTCGCAAGTCCGTCGACACGCCCTCTCTCGTCGTCCTGACCACCTACAGCAGTTTGCCGGTCGTTCTCGACACCGTCGCCGCGGAACTGGACGACGACGACGACCCACCAGACGCGTTCGACGCCATCATCTTTGACGAGGCCCACCACCGCGCAGCCCCATGCACGCAAGAGATCCTGGAGAAGCATGCGGACAAGATTGGCGCCATGATCAACTTTTCCGCCACGCCATCCGACGAATGCGGCGGCGAGCGATACGTCTACCCTTTCTACCGCGCGATCGCAGACCGCGTCATTCGCGACTTTGACCTCCACCTCGTTCTTGTCGACAAGGCCACGATGAAACGCTCCTTTCCCCAAAACGTGGCACGCATCGGAACGCTCACCGGCAACACCAAGTGCATGGCCTTTACCGCCTACAGCGAGGCCGACAAGGACCACCGCACCAATGTCCGAGACGCCGTCGCCGCGTGGAAGCTCGAACTCGTCGCGTGGAACGTTCAAGGCATCACGGCTTCTGTCAAGCCCGATGAACGACGGGCCATCCTTGACCGCTTCCAGAAGGACACCACCCCCTCCGCCATCATCTCGTGTCGCACACTCGGTGAGGGCATCGACGTCCAGGGCGCCGACAATTGCGTCTTCATCGACCCCCGCTCCTCGCACCGCGAAATCTACCAAAACATTGGCCGCGTCCTCCGCCTCCTGCGCGACCCCGTCACGCGCCAGCCGCTGCCCCACCAGCCCAACGCCCTCGTCCTGCTCCCCGTGCCGATCGACATCAAGGCCTACCAAGCGCTCCAAACCGACGAAGCGCGAGACGAGTTCATCCGCGACCAGGCCCGGTCCGAGGAGACGGGGTCCTCTTTCGAGATCGTCATGAACGTGGCGTCCGCGCTGAAGGAGATCGACCCCGAGGCGCGAGAGATCTGCCTGCTCTACCCCGGCGGTCCCTCGGATCCGACCCAGATCGAGCGCATGCGGGACACGCGTCGGCGACAGGGGTTTGAAGAGGTCGATGTGCCCGCCGACGGCAACTGCTTCTTCCATTGTCTCTCAAAAATTCTGGAAAAGCCCCACCAGCAGATCCGCCGGGAAGTCGTGGACCGTCTCGCCGCCATGCCCGCTTCGGAGCGCGTGCGATGGGGCCTGGAGGACGACCGCCAGATCGAGGCCTTGAGACGCGACGGCGAGTGGGCGAACAACGCCATGGACCTGGTGCCGCATGTCGCCGCCGACTTGTACGAACTCGATCTACGCGTGCACAGCGACCCGTCGAACTTTGAGGCGGCGCCGCAACAGTTCGGCCGCTCGGATGGCGAACGGGTGCACCTGCAGCTGAGTGACAGCCACTACACCCTCTTGCGACGACAGTTTGCACCCAACGCAGACGAGACGACGCCTGAACAGTCCGTGCAGCCACAAGCCGAGAAGCCGCGACGCATTCGACGCATCCAGGTCCACCGCGACCCCAACTGCAAGGTCCTGTGGCGCATCTCGGAGCCATCCATCCAGCGTGGCTTTGCTGTCGCCGAGCACCGCTTGGTCGCAGGCGACGAAACACCTGAGGAGAAATGGTACCGCCGGCGAAACGAACTGGAAGCGCATTTGGAGGCCAACGGAGGCAAGCCACCTACTCCCAAGCAGAACAAGGAGTTGGCGGAGTGGGTCAGCACCCAGAAGAAGGATTACAAGAACAAGGCAGATGGTGTGTGGAAGGAAGGCGGTCCGCGTCGCGCGGCGTGGGAGGCGATGCGCGAGCGGTATTCGGAACTGAAGACGGACGAAAGCAAGACCAACGAGACACCTGAGCAGGTGTGGTGCCGCCAGCGGGAGGAACTGGAAGCGCATTTGGAGGCCAACGGAGGCAAGCCACCTACTCCCAAGCAGAACAAGGAGTTGTCGAAATGGGTCAAAACCCAGAAGCAGGACTACAAGAACAAGGCAGATGGTGTGTGGAAGGAAGGCGGTTCGCGTCGCGCGGCGTGGGAGGCGATGCGCGAGCGGTATCCAGAACTGAAGACGAACGAAAGCAAGACCGACGAAACACCTGAGCAGGCGTGGAACCGCCAGCGGGAGGAACTGGAAGCGCATTTGGAGGCCAACGGAGGCAAGCCACCTACTCAAAAGAGCAGCAAGCTGGGACAGTGGGTCAGCACCCAGAAGCAGGACTACAAGGACAAGGCAGATGGTGTGTGGAAGGAAGGCGGTCCGCGTCGCACGGCGTGGGAGGCGATGCGCGAGCGGTATTCCGAACTGAAGGTGGACGAGAGCAAGTCGAAGCCGAAGACCGACGAAACACCTGAGCAGGTGTGGAACCGCCAGCGGGAGGAACTGGAAGCGCATTTGGAGGCCAACGGAGGCAAGCCACCTACTCGCAAGCAGAACAAGGAGTTGTCGGGATGGGTGAGCACACAGAAGCAGGACTACAAGAACAAAGCAGATGGTGTGTGGAAGGAAGGCGGTTCGCGTCGCGCGGCGTGGGAGGCGATGCGCGAGCGGTATTCCGAACTGAAGATGTCCAAAACGAAGCGCAAGGAGAGCGACGAGAGTAGTGGTCAGAATGGACGTAATGATGGGGGAAGCGCGGTTTCGTCCACGGAAGCGGTTTCGCTCGCCTCATCTTCATCGATGGACGATGAAGCCGATGGAGTCGATGAAGCCGATGAAGCGGAGGATGATTCCGACGAAGTCGACGCGGGCTCTGTCGTGTCGAGCGTTTCGTGCGAGTCAGAGGCGCTGTCGGCGCTGACGAACGAGTCATTTGAATCATCGTGTGTTTTGGATATCCCAACGAGCGCCAACGTCGACGAATTGCGAGAGGAGGTCGAGCGCCTGCGCCGTCAGTTGGCGTCGTATGAGCAGCAGCATCGGCGTGGGGAGTATCTGGCGCCGAACGAGGAGATGAAGGACAAGATCAATGCAATGCTCGCTGATGCTATGATCGATAGCAACGGCCTGTTGGTCTTCTTGGACCACACGGATTTCCGCACGGCGACGGCGTTGGGCGAGACGCGTCGTGATCGAATGGTCATTCCGCAGCGCGATCGATCCGTCTACGAGCAGATGCGCCGGCATGCGGTCTTTGGGCGTCGTGTGGCGCACAAGGATCTGTTGGCGACCATCCAGAACCTGCCCGAAGACAGCGTGGATCTGCTCTACGCGGACCTGATGGGGTCGTTGTCGGAGGCACGACCGATCTTGGAGGAGGTGGCTCGTCGCGGCATCTTGCGAACGGGCGCGGTCTTGGCAGTGACGATCAGTTGTCGGGACGGACCGACGCCATCCGATTACACGAACCAGTTTGCGACAGAGTTGACGAGTTTGATGGCGGACCTCTTTCCTCGACGCGCCGTCTTGACGCCGCGCGGGTGTCCGCTCGTGTACGGAGAGGGTGTGCGCATGTCGACGCTGGTCGTGCGCGTGTGATGGATAGAAATGATTGAAGCGATGTTACATTTGAGAAAAAAACAAGACGGAGCATGGAATGCTGAGCGATTCCAGGCGTTTCTTGCGATGATGGATACGCAAGAGCGAGTTCGAAAGATGGATTGGGTTCGTTTTCGTTTACGTGTGCCAAAAGTCGTCGAGGAGGCGTCGAAGTTCCGTGGGCACGTCAAAGAGGTAGCGCTCCGTCATGGTGCAGGCGTCCGTCGTTTCCGGCGTCGGTAGGGCGTCGTGGTCATCGTCCGCTGTATCCGTGCTCTCGTCGTCGTCCTCTTCTTGCCGTGCGGTCGGGAGCGAGTGCAAGTAGGCCTCGACTTGGGGTTGAAAGGCCTCGTCGTAGGTCCACTCTTTCGTCGCCTTGAGGAAGCGGCCGCCCCACTGCGCCATGGCGGCGCGATGGGAGGCGTCGAGGACGCCGGGCGGCGTGCGCAGACGTCGCGGCTTTTTCCGAATGGCGTGGACCGTCTCGTCCGCAGCAGTAGCAGCAGTTCCGGACGACGACGATTGGGTATCGTCGCTAGAGCGCTCGCTCGCGTGATCGCTGGCATCCTCGTCCGTCTCGACGCTGCTCATGACGCCTTTTTTGTACGAGGAGCGCGGCAGGCGTTATATATATCGTATATATAGTACGAATACGACGACCACGTCGTGGTCTAGATCGACACGCCGGCGCGGTCGCAGGTGCGCACGCAGGCGCGGAGCGGGTCGAGCGCGTTGCCGGGGATCTTGCCGCTCCAGGCGCAAGAGGGTTTGCAGCAGTCTTGCATGGTGGTGATGCAGTAGTGCCCCTGGTCGCGCGCGCCCTGGCACGTGTTGGGGAGGGGCAGCGTGGCGGCGGGCGCGGGCAGCGAGGCGTCGTCGGTGCGGCGGAGGCCGGTGACTCTGGTGAGGGCGGGCGGGCAGCGGACGGGGGAGGAGCGGGTGGCGACAAAGTTCTGGTGGTAGAGTTGCCGATTGGTGCGGAAGCACGAGTCGCGCAAGTGGATCGAGGCGTTCGTTTGGTTCATCCGTGCAGGCGAGCCGTCGAGTGCGGAGCACAGTCCCCACAACCGGGCGATGCTGGTGCGGTTGAGCCACTTGATGCCGCCGGAGTAGCAGAGGTTGGGGTCGTCGTACTCGGCGTCGACCCATTGTCGAAAGGTGCCGCGGAACATGCCTTGGGCGCAGGGGCCGCCCTGGCAGGCGCGCTGGGTGCAGTCGCTGTTGCAGGCAGTGAAGTAGCCGAAGCCGCCGGCGCCCATGAACAGGTCGAATTGGTAGGGCATGACGTCAAAGCCCGAGTTGATGACTTGGACGACGAGTTGCTTAAAGTCGGGTCGCCACTCGCGCTCGGCGTCGAGCAGTTGGACTTGGAAACACTTGCCACAGGACTCGTCCGTGGCGGAACCGGCGACGGCGTAGACAAAGTCGGCCTCCAAGCCGTCCTCCCGCGCGGCGTGCACCATGACGTCCGTGAGCATCATCATGGCGGGACACGCGTAGCCAAACGGGCCGACGCCGGGACCGTTTGCGCAGGCGCTCGGCGTGTTGTCCGCGCAGACCGTGGCCGGCTCCGCCGCACGCGTCAGGGACGCCGTTGTCACAAGAGCACCGATGAGCCACGCCCACCACCATCGCGCACCGCCGAACATGCTTCGAGGCATAGTTGCGATGAATTGAATTTTGTTCTTGTCTATCTCGTCCTCCTCATGTCTTTAAATCGTTGCGGAGTTGTTGGACCTGGGGTTTCCAGCCGCTGTCGCCGGCAAAGAGGTGGGCGACGTGGTGTCCGTGGAAGTGGATGGGGAGGACGGTGAGGACGGGGTGGTCGGCGGTGTAGTGCTGGTCGTAGTCGCGTTTGCGGGGGAAGCGTGGGAGGTCGAGGTCGCGGAGGTGGGCTTCGATGGCGTCGGAAAAGACGCCCGGGCCGGTAAAGGTGTGCACAAAGTGTTCGTTCGTTTCTGCCAGTCGGTCGACGCCTTGGGCGCGCACGCGGGCCTCGATCATCCGGAGAAGGCGGAGGAGGATGGGGGACTTGGGCGGGGCGGCAAAGACCCACTGGCAAAAGTATTCCCACGTGTCTTCCGGTGCCACGACGAGTTGCGCGCGGGAGTCGACGAGGACGTTGACGCGCTCCGGGTCGCGCAGGACGGTGTCGGAGTCCGCGTAGACGCCGCCAAAGGCGTAGAGGACGGCGTAGCGCCAGACGTCGGCGCGCATGACGCCGAGCGGGAGGCGGTCGTACATGTCGGCGAGGGAGGGCCACATGTGTTGGTGCATAAAGGCCTTGCGCGCCTGGGCGTCGTGAAAGACGTGTCGAAAACGAGGCTGCAGCGCCTTCCACGAGTTGACGGCGTCGGTCAGCGTAGACGACTGGGTGATGACGTCCTGGCTCTCGTGGGTCTGGTAAATGACGAGGGGAATGCTGCTGTAGGGCAGCGCAGAGGCGAGCGCGACGGCCACCTCCCGACGCGACCAGCGAACGATACAAATGATGAGAATGGCAAGAAAGCTGAGCAGCAAGGTCACGGTGAGTGCAATTCGCCGTTTGGACATTTCTGTCTTTTTCTTCTTCTTTCGCGCAATCGACGAATCACTCTTTACTCTTGCATCAGGCGAGATACGTTTGAATCAGCGCGTCCAACAAACGCAAGACAATGACGTAAACGGTGGAAAAGCCAGTGGGCAAGTGGTCGTGGATGCGCACCATCTGGCGCGCCACTTGTTGCGCTTCCTCGTAGGACCAGGCCTCGGTGCCGTCGGTGTGGATCTCCTCGAAGCGCGTCAAGATGCGCTGAAAGGTTTCCGTGGCCTCCAACTCGTCGCCGTCGCGTGGAAAGCGCAGCGCCCAGGACAATCGTCGCGTCGCCTCGCGCAAAGCGGCCTCGTTGTCGGTCCACGTGGCGCGAATGAGCTTCGTCTGGCGTTTTCGACGATCCTGGTCCAAGTGGAACTGACGCAGCGAGTGCGCGAGAGCGTCCTCCAAGCCGTCTTCCGATGTTTCGGAACGCGGCGGCGTGCCCATCAAGCGGGAGGCGACGATGGGATCGGGCGGACGCACACCACTGTCCTCGTGCTGCTGCTCCTCGGTGAGGTCGACAATGTCTTGTATCATCCGACGTCGCGAGGCCGTCTTGCGCATCCTCGTGGTCGTCGTCTTTGTCTTACGCGCATTCAAATCATTCGAAGAAGCCTCCATTTCCTGCACGGTGCCAGAGATAAGCGTGGAAGGATGCGTTCACTTTTGTGTCGTTCGATATCCTGCGAGATGGTCCAACTCTCGCACAATGCGCGCCATAGTATTGGCGCTCGCTTGTCGCGTCGGCGGATCACTTTCTGTCGGTCGCACGACAATCTGTTCGAAACAAATATGCTGCTCGTCCTCATCGAGCCAGACATCGTGCCATTCATGCGGCAACGCACGCCAGAACTGTGAGGAGAACAAATATTGCAAACGGCGCCACGACGAGGCGGACGGCCACTGCGCCCACGCAAAGATCCGCCAATGATCTTCCGTGGGGTTCAACGCCACTACGCACAGCGCCCACTGCAGCGGACTCCGTTGACGACGCATGCTAAAGGACGACGGATGGAACACCCATTTCGCACCCTTCGGACAGCGTCGTAGCACGTGGTAGTAGGCGTGATGCGCCGCGCAGTGACGAGAGCACGACGCGCAGGTGCACGCAACGGCATCCCGCATATATACATTATATACATGATCTGGAGGAAAGGGAGGGCGGTGCAGACCGTGCCGTTGCCAGAGCGGTAGGAAGCGTGCAATGTGGCGCTGCACATCTTCCGGTAGGGATCGGTAGAGCGTCGACATTTCTCGTGCAGTGGAATGGTTCGGTGGATCGAAAGGTCACTTTTTGCCTCTCGTCGATAAAGGCCAGATGGACACGGTGTGGGTCGTCATGGTTGTCATGTGCAACGGGAGACGCCCATGGGTGTGCGGGCTGTGGAAACTGTGGCTTCTCCTTTGTCTGCATTTCCGCTGGCTGACGACAGCGAGCATGTCGCAAGTTTTGCTGCTTGTGGACGATGATCAATTGTCCGTCATCGATCGTCTCTTGCACAAGACAGGTGTGACGCGGTCCGTTCTCGTGACCTTTGTGGACACGAGAAGCATGTTTGCGACGCACGGGTTCATGACGCGGTTCCTGGTGGCCGCGCAGTTCGCCCAGCGTGTGCGCCGTGAAGAACCGATCCTGTTTTGCTTTATGGACGACGACATGCTCCTCAGCACGCATCTCTATGACAAACTGCTCCAGCACGCGCTGCGCGACAAGGATGCGATTTGGGGCGTCTTTGGTCGAAACCTGTCGTTGGATGACGACGGCATTCCCATCTATTCCACCCTGTCTCCCTATGCAGAAACGACGTCATGCTCGATCGCGCTGACCAAGTGCGTCATGATACGCGCAGCCTTTGTACCGCACATTTGCGACACCTACATGCGCCGACAGGACATTTTTCAGCACATGCAATCGTCCACTCCGAAAGGCAATGGGGAAGACATTTTGATGAGTTGGTGTTTCCAGGGACAGTGCCGCTGCTTGACGTCAGACGACCGGTGGTGTCGATACGTTGATCTCGGAGTGCTGTCCACGCTCTTTCGAAAAGGACATCAGAAGCACCGGACGCAACTGGTGCGTTTGCTCTGGGCGTGTGTTCGCCACCCGGCTCAGGAAAAGACGGCGGTCGGTTTCGGCTCCCAGCCGGGCACGTAGCCGAACTGCGTGAGGTAGCGGTGGGCGATGCGCACAAAGACGTCCATCCAGCGCCAGACCGTCTCGCGGTCCTGCTCGTCGAGTCGCTGCGACTTCCAAAGCGCCTGAAAGTGGTCCACCTTGTCCGTGGCGGCGTCGCTGTAGAGGAGCGAGTGTTCCAGAAAGAAGGACGAGTCGCGCTGCTGCACGCGCTCGCGGTGCGGGAGAATGTCGCGGATGAAGCGGCCCATGAGATCCTCCACGTTGGCGCGGTCCTTGATGAAGATGCGGGCCACAATGAGGTCCGTTTCGCTGGGAAACTGCTGAATCAACTCGTCCAAAAAGGCCACCAATTGCTTGCGAAATTCCGTCAGGTAGCGGACGGACCGGTCCAGGTCGGGCGCCGTCGGGGCTGCGGATGCGCGTTTGGCAACGCCGTCCTCCTTGCCGAGCCAGCACACGCCATTGGCACAATGCTGTCGTTGCTGCTCTTGCGCCATCTTCCTCGTTTTCCCTCTGCTCACGCGTCTTTAGAGCACCGTGTCCGCCGCCGTCACTGATTCCTCTTGCTCGTCGTTGTCGTGCGCACAATCCGAAGCATCATCCAACTCCTCCGAGCCGTCTGCCACGGTGAGCACCGACGCAAGTGCGACGTCGTCTTCCTCATCCCCATCGTCGTCTTCTCCGTCCTCATCCTCGTCCTCGACGTCCTCCACGCCATCGTCATCATCCTCGACGTTCTCCACGCCATCGTTCTCTTCGTCATCTTCCATATCGTCGTCATCATCCTCCTCCTCCACGTCGTTTCCATCATGACGCTCTTCTTCGTCATCGTTGGTTGATGATGCCACTTCGACATGCTGCGACGTGTCATCCAACATGTCCTCCTCGTCGACCTCTTTCGTTTCCATTGGCAACTCTTCGGATGCATCCTGCTCCTCTTTCGTTTCTTCCTCGGATGCTGTCGCTGCCACTTCGACATTGTCCGACTCCTCCACTGTGGTTTCCTGTTCCTCGTTTGCTGCTGCAATCGCTTCATCTTGTTCATGTTGGTCTTCCAAGACATTGTTCGTCGCTGCGTCATTATCCGGTGCGATCGACGCGAGCGACACGAATGCCGTCGCGATCGGGTCATCCTGCTCCTCTTGTCGCGGCGTCGTTGCTTGCGCGGCAGTGGCCATGGCGTGGCGCAGTGCGTCCACCTCCTCGCGCAACTGCGCCAGCGCTTCGCGCACGGATGGGCCTTCGGGAAAGACGACGTCGTCTGTGCGCACGACGCCGTAAACCGTAAAGTCCCCCAGCGACTCCTCGCGCCACGGCCCCGGTGGACCGCGCGGTCCTGCTGGTCCCGTGTCGCCTGCCGGACCACGCTCGCCCATCGGTCCCGGTGGCCCCGCCATCCCCTGGAAGCCTCGCGGGCCCTGCGCACCCGCCGCGCCGGTTGGACCCGTTGGACCACCCTCCGGGCCGCGCTCCCCCATCGGACCCGTCGGTCCCGCCTCCCCACGCTCGCCCTGTGGACCCGCTGGACCCGCTGGTCCGACAGGGCCGACGTCGCCGCGGAGACCGGTCGGCCCACGCACCGCCAAGCCAATGGGACCACGGTCGCCAGGTGGCCCAGACGGACCTGCTGGACCGGGTGGCCCGGGCGGACCAGCCGGCCCTTCGGGCCCCAACGGCCCCGCCTCGCCACGCTCACCGCGCTCCCCACGCGGTCCGATAGGGCCACGCACAGGCGGCGGTTGTGGTCCGGGGGGGCCGGGAGGACCGACGGGGCCGGTAGCACCGGTGGGTCCGCGATTGCCTTGGAAGCGGATCGTGGTGCCGTCCTCAAGACGGGCCATGACGTCGTTCTCCTCGTCGTCGAGCGATTGACGCACGGTGTAGACCAAAATCGACGCGAGATGCTTGTCGACCTCGCCCATGCGCGCCAGCACGCGGTGCATCTGCTCCCGGTCCAAGGCAGCCGAGTCGGCGGACAGTTGGCGCTGCAAGGCGTCCCACTCGGACCGGAAGCGCGACCAGTTGTCCGTGAGTTGCTCCATCATCTGGTCAACGGCGACGCGTTGCCACTCCTGGAAGCGCGTTTGCGTGGCGTGGATTTCGGCAATGACCTTGGTGAGCAACTGACGCGTATCGTTGACGTCTTGACGGAGCGACTGGGTCGTGGAAAGCTTGTCCAGCAACTGCGTCAGGTCTCGAATGTGGTTCCGCAACGCGCCCTCTCCCGCTGGCGGTGCGGGAGGAACAAAGGCAGAGGAGGCAGCGGCAGCAGAAGACGTTGACGCCGAGGCTTGGAACGATCGTTTGGTGTCCGCGGCGGTGGCAACACTCTTGCGCTGGGGTGCAAAGGAATCGGTGCGCAGCGCCTGCACGCGCTGGTCGGAACGCGGCTTGACAGGAATCATGAGGGATGCTTTGACATGGACGTCATTGTATCATTAGATAGCATTTCATCGATCAGGACCGTCGTGTGATGGGGTGGTGGTGGTGCAAAGGCGTATTCGAGGGCGTGTCCGAGGCAGTTGGTTTCGATTCGTCGCGAGAGGAGGGGGAGGAGCGTGCGTGCGAAAAAGAGGTGATGTCGGCGTCGGCGCCGCTCGCGAAGCCAGCGACGGAGGATGTGCGTGGCCCACTCGCGGGCTTCTTCGCCGCGATGGAACGTGTTGCGCAAGAGAGGTGCGAAAAAGGTGGTTTCCCACTGCAGGACGTTGCGGATGTTGCCGAGTTTCATGGTGCGTGTGGGACGTGTGGCGACGTGCAGCCAAAAGGTGGGTGCCATGCGAAAATGGGAGAGGGCCGAGCGCCACTTCCATTTGTTGCACAAGGGGGCAATGTCGTGCACGTCTTGTGGCGGGAAGCGGGGGTTCTTGCTGAGCGCGGCCCAGTCCCACGGCTGGTCGAGAAAGTGCAGCAGAAAGGCGCAAGAGAGGTGCGGGTTGTGGCTAAAGTGCTTCCACCGCACCGTCATGGGTTGCGTTGCGAGGAGACGTTGGAGTTGGTCGACGCGCCAGGCGTGGTGTCGAAAGAGCGCGTTCCAATTCCACGGCAGGGTGGGAAAGGCCAGCACGAGCGCCAACGGAACGTCCGCGTGGCGCGACAAGCGTTTGCACGCTTGGATACTCACACTCCCGTTGGCCATGCACCGCTCGACGGCGACGTAGTCGACGTGGCCGTGCCAGAGGGAGTGGCGGACGGGCCGCGTGCGTGCGCGACGTTTGGCGCCGCGACGACTGGTGTGCACGTCCCACGGGAGTTCGTGGAAACGTTCACGCGCGTCCTGTAGACAGAACCAGGGGTGCCGCGAGAGTTGGCGAATCATCTTGCCGTGCACGCGATGCAGCGCCGCGCGTTCGTCGACGCATCGGCGCAGGAATGCGGCGACGAGCAATGCAAAGAGGTGTGGCCATGTCCACGTCGTCGTTTCGCGGACGAGTTCCGGGTAATGAAAAGACGGCGGCGAACACGTCATGTTGTTCATCGGAAAGAAAAAAGAAAGAAACGGAGAGAGAAAAAGGCCATGAGCATCAACGGAACATCGCCCTATGCGCGTTTCGGCGACGTGGGCGCGTCGCTGAATGAGAGCGTTTACGATCCCACGGATCCCTCCAACCCGCTGTCCTATTGTTTGCTGCCAACGCTCGGCACGAACTTTCTCCACGGCGCCTCGGGCAGTTCCGAACTGTGGAACCGCACCTGGAGCCGCAATTGCCAGAACTTTATGGCGCAATACTGCGCCTTTCCGCAGGGCGACGGCGAGACGCAACCCTGGAACGGCTTTTGCGACGCCTTTGCCGAACTCAACCGCGACACGTACTGGCCCAACACGTCCGCCATTGACGTCGTCACGATGAACATGGTATACACGTACATGAAGTTCCACCCCACGCAGGGCGAGCAGTTGCTCCACAATGCCGCGGAGCGTCGCTTCTTGCACTTTCCCGGCATTGAGCACCACCTCGAGCCCTTTGACCCCACCGTCGCCAACTCGCCGCTCGTCACGACCTACAGCCAGCTTCCGTGCGGCTACCAGCCCGTGGTGCAAAACATTGACTACCGCACGATCGATCACGACCGTCTCATGCAAAAAGTCCTCGAACACCCCCTTCCTGCTCTCGACGTCCTTACCCGCATTTACCTCGCGTGGCGCATGGGCACCTTGCAACTCACTGGCACGCGTTTGGAGGCCTTTTTCATCCAAAAGTGTGCCAAGTTTGACAATCTGGCGCGCATGCTCAACGCCCGCATTCCCGAATACCTCACCGTCGCCACCGGCGCGGACGCGTGCGGTCACAGCACGTCGCACTGCTCGTCCTATCCGCCCAACGGCACGCGGCCGTACAACGAGGCCACCCAGGCGCCCGGTGCGCCCACACGCCTGCCGCCGCTCGCGTGCACGCTGAGCGACCCGGCCTTTCTCGTGCGCAGCGTCGTCAAGCCGTAACGAATAACTAACTCGGGTAGAACCACAGAACGGGTGTGCTCTTGAAGTTGCGGCGTTGGCACACGCTCTTGCCCAAGCGGAATCGCTCCGCCGCGACGCGCTGACGGCATTCCTGCGCGTGGGTGGACCACACGTCCTTTTGCGGATCGTCGGCCGTGGCTTGCGCGTAGCACGCGTCCCGCACTTGGTAGAGGGGATCGACGTTTTGCGACCCGGGCCAACCGCATGGCGTGGGGAGGAGCGGACACGTGGCGATGGTCGTTTGGGACTCGGACGCAAGTGTCGGGTAGGTGGGATGTTGACTCATCTCTCTTTTTTCTTGACCAACACTAGAGAACTCCCATTCTATCCAACGGTATCATGTGGCTCGTGTTTGGCGGACGCGGCTGGATCGGTCAGCAACTGCTGGACGTCCTCCGGGAGCGACAAATTGCCTTTTCGGCACCCGACACGCGCGTGGACGACACGGACGCCGTGCGGACTCTCTTGCACACGCTGCGCCCCACACGCGTCATTTGTCTGACGGGGCGCACACACGGCGACGGTTGCGCCACGATCGATTACCTGGAGCGTGGCCGTCCGCAACTCGTGGAAAATGTCCGCGACAACCTCTTTGCACCCGTATCGCTCGCGTTGCTTTGCCAAGAGCGCAATGTGCACATGACGTACCTCGGCACGGGCTGCATCTTTTCCTCGACCGATCCAGCGTCGGACGCGGGCTTTACGGAGAGCGCGCAGCCCAACTTTTTCGGGTCCGCCTACAGCATTGTCAAGGGCTTTACGGATCGATTGATGCACCAACTCGAGAGTCACGTGCTCCAACTGCGTATCCGCATGCCCATCAACGCGGACATGGACAGTGCCCGCAACTTTTTGCACAAAATCACGACCTACGAAAAGATTTGCAGCGTCGCCAACAGCATGACGGTCCTCCCCGACCTGTTGCCCGTCATGGTGACGCTGATCGAGCGCGCGGCGACGGGAACCTACAACATGACCAACCCGGGCGTCATTTCGCACAATGAGATTCTGGACATGTATCGCGACCTGGTGGATCCCGAGTTTACCTACACCAACTTTTCCCAAGAGGAGCAAGATCGCATCCTCGCCGCGGGACGGTCCAACAATCGCCTGGACACGTCGCGCTTGGAAGGCGAGTTCCTCGTCTTGCCGATCGACTTGTCGATTCGCCGCATTCTCAAAGTCGTGGCGATGAAAAAGAGGTCCATGACCCCGTGGCGGCCGCACACTGTGCTCGTCACCGGCGGCTGCGGTTTCATCGGCAGCAACTTTCTCCGCTTCTTGCACGCCAAGGATCCGTCGCTGACGCTCCTCAACATTGACCGCATGACCTACTGCGCGTCGCTCGGCAATGTGGACGGTGTGCCCGTCACGTCCTTTCCTCTTGACCTGCAAGAAACGGAAAAGGTGCTCGACATTCTCACCGTGTACCACGTCGACACGATCGTCCACTTTGCCGCGCAGTCCCACGTGGACCACTGCTTCGGTGACCCCCTCTGCTTCACGCAGGACAATGTCTGCGGCACGCACGCGCTCCTGGAGGCAGCCAAACGCTACGGTCAGCTGCAGCGCTTCCTCCACGTTTCGACGGATGAGGTGTACGGCGAAACGGTCACGGACCGGCTCTTTGTCGAAAACGACGCGCTCCGACCAACGACGGTGTATGCCGCGACCAAGGCCGCGGCAGAAATGCTGGTGCATAGTTACATGCAGTCGCTCAGTGTGCCCGCCATGATGGTGAGGGGCAACAACGTCTTTGGGCCTCGGCAATTTCCCGAAAAGGTCATTCCGCGTTTCATCGTCGCGCTTCTCAAGGGGGAGCCGTGCACAGTGCACGGCAAAGGCAAGACGCGTCGCAACTTTCTCTTCGTGGAGGACATGTGTTCGGCCGTGTGGACGATCTTGCAGCACGGCAGCATTGGCGAGGTGTACAACGTGGGCGCCGATCCGGCGGAGGAGCGCACTGTCATGGACATTGTCAAGACGTTGGTCCACATGATCCACCCCGCTTCTCGCGTCGAGGATCATGTGGTGTTTGTCGAGGATCGACCGCAAAACGACTTTACCTACCGCGTCGACAGCAGTCGCCTGCACGCGCTCGGCTGGTCCCCCCGCACGGCGTTCGCGGACGGGCTCAAGCAAACGATTGCGTTTTTCCGCGCGTCGTCGTCCTGAAGAGAGAGATCACAGATTGATCAAGTCAGCATCCGCGCTCTCACGCAGTGTCGTGGCGACGCTAGCCGTTTGCAGGAGGACGACGATGAGCAACGGCAGTGTCGAAAGCGCGAAAAAGGTCCACGCGAAGGATTGTGCGCGCCACGTCGGCGGCCACTGCCGCGCGAGAAGCATGATTGCAATGACGAGTGTGACGGCAAAGACGGGTAGGATGTGGTTCACCTCGTCTTCGAATCGTTGATGAAGTGTAACAGGGGAGTCCTGCGCCTTGTTGTCCTGCACACTCTCCACAAGACGCAAGAACGCCACCAGGGCGCAGACGGCGCCGATCCACGCCAGGGTCGCGAGCACGCGGGCCGTCCACATCGGCGGCCGCGCATCTCGTCTTTTCTTGTCAATGACGAGATACCAGCAGTAGAGGTCAAAGACGGCCCATGGCGCAAAGACGACGACCGCACAAATGATCGTCGTCGTGCGGAAGCATTCGGGGTCCATTTTCTCTTTTGCTCAAGAGAAAATCGAATGGACGCATGGCGGATAACACTCGTTCTTCATACGTGTTTGTTCCTGTCCACCGTCACGGCCCTCTTGCTCTTTCCGATCGTTGACTCTCGCGTCGTCCTTCGCGTTCGACGCGCCTTGTGCATCGTGATCGCTGTGCTCATTGTTTGTTCGTCGTTGGTCGTTTTGCCCATGACGTTACGTTTGCTCAAAATCCCACGCACGACTGCGCCGTGGCGGTGGATGGACCAGCAGGACGGCCATCCGTGCGTTCTGCTTCAAACGTGCTTCTTCTTCTACCCTCTATGCGGCGCCTGTGCCGCTCTTGTTTGGAGCAGCACGATGATGAAGACGGCGTATCGTTCTGCTCGTGGCGCGCCACGCTTCACCTTTCTGGTCTTCTTCACCGTGATTAGCCTGTTCATCCTGCTCGGCATGACGTGGGAGTTCGTGCTATCGCTGAGCCGCTTGGGTGATGGTGTCGTGGGTGGTGCCAACGACGCACCTATCCGATGGACACAACGTCCTCGTCGCGTTTACCTGCCGCAGCATGAGGACGGATTCCTGTTTACGCAGGTTTCCTTTGATCATTCCAATCACGACGCCTCCTTCTTGCTCGAGTTCTACCGAGACGCCGACCAAATGAACATTCGGCTGAGCGACTGGGCGGATGGAAGTGACCGATTCTGGACGACCCTGGACACAGACCCTGCGGCCTGGGGAAACGTGTTTGCGAATGAAAACGATGCGGACGCACATGCGTTGCTTCAGGGATATATCAACGAATCCTTTGGTCCGTCTCCCAACGCACCAGAGGCTATGGGCTTTCTCGATCGCGCACGCGCACAGTTCTGTATCCTTCTCATTGGCACCAACGAGCGAGGCGTTCCCGTCGTGGTGCGACTGACGGACGATCGCGTCGCGGTCGTCAACGGTCCGAACCTCATCGATCCTCGTTTGGGCAACGTCGGATTCACCCGACGCCTGTTTCCCGTCGCCGAGGTGGTGCACTTCTTTACCTGCGGCGCGCAAGAGGCCATGTCGGAGCAGCGGGCTCGGCAAGTCGACGAACAAATGACGCCGTTTCTGCGCTTCGTCAGGCATCCGTGGAAACGAGCGTTGGACGCGTCCACGACACTGCCTTGCATGAACGACAATCTCATTGCCGTCGTTCCTGTTCAACAAACGCCGTTGTTCGATCGTCGAAGCGTCGTTGCGGCCATGTGAGGAGCAGGACGCCTTTCACCCGAGGAAGATCCAACTGTTGTAGTGCTGGTCGATAAAGCCGCGCGCGGCCTTGTGGTTGCCGTCCAGCGCACGGAGAATGGCCCGTGCGTGCGCAAAGCGTGCAATGTAGCCGAGGTAGAGCACGAAAAAGAGAACAAAGAAGCAGCGGCGCGACACGGCACCGTCGCACCCACGGCCACGCGCGACATAGGAGGCCACATTCAGCACGATGGTGTAGAGCAGGGCGTGAACGAGCACCGACACGACAATGCCGCCTTGAATGGGCGAGTGGAAAAAGGCGTGCCACGACAGCGTCGGGTCCGTGGTGAGCAGGTAGAGACGCGTAAAGAGCGGTAGTTTCGCGGGCGGCATTTTTGCGGGTAATCGTTTCTTTGCTGTTGTGCGAAACAAAAAAATCCAATGACAGAGTAGATGTCTGTCCTCTGGAATCCAGAAACATTCAGATGATGACGACGGACGTGTCTCCCCCTCTTGTGAAGCGCCGTGTGCTGGTTTTTTTCCACATTTGCACTGTGAATCACTACCGCGAAATCGTTGCCCACATTTCCCAGCGTTTGCACGACAGCGGTCTCGGCCGTGTGGTCACGACCCTCTACTACTGCCTCTCCGGGCCCGACGCCGAGAACGAACCAGACCCGGTTCGCGACCTCCTGCCCAACGGTTGGAACGCCGTCCTGTTGCAACGACAACGTCACCGCGCCGACTTTGAGCGCCTTACGCTGCACATCATGGCCAAAGAGGCCGCGCGTGCTGGAAACGACGACGCCTTTTACACCCTCTACGTGCACTCGAAAGGCGTCACCAAGACCCACCACCTCCATCAAACCAAGGCTTGGCGCAACCTGATGCTCACGTTTGTGGCAGATTATTGGCCTCTCTGTCTCTCGGCGCTGGAAACGGATCCGCTGCGCGCCGTGTCGTGCAACCTGCACCATTGGCCTAGCAGGCACTTTTCTGGCAACTACTGGTGGACGTCGTCCGAGTATCTGCAAACGCTGCCCACGCCGATTGGACCCGCCTACCTGGACCCCGAAATGTGGATCGGCCGCGGTCGCGGCACGTGCGTGTCGCTCTATCAGCACCCGAATTGGTGCTATATCGGCACCAACTTTGACCACCCGACCTATCACAACGGCGCACGTGCGGTCGACGCCGCGCCAGAAGTGGCGTGGGACGACGTCGACGAGTGCATGTGGTGGGGACGTGGTGCAACGTGGGCCCTCGTTCGCAAGACCGACTTGCCCGACAAGGACGCAACGCATCGCACCGTGTCGTCGCTGAACGACGTGGTCGGTTACGATCCGTGTCCGAATCTCAGTAAGATGCTCCTCTTGCGCGTGCGTGGGCGTCTGCTGGCGCTGGTGGAGGGCGATGTGCTGCGAATTCGTTTTGAGCAAGATAAATGAGCAAAAGACCGCGTTCACTGCAGCGCGTGGCGTCTGCCGTGTCAGCCGTTGCCGCTGCCCTCTTGCTGGTGAGCAGCGTCTCGTTGTTGGTTACTGTATGGTCCTATCGAAGCACCAAAAAGCGGAGCGGTGGCGTTCTTGCCCTCTTCGCCTACACGCTGTGCGTCACGGGGTTCTGCTGCGTGGCTGCCCTGGCGCGCTACAAGGAGAATCGCGTTGCCAACCAGATGTTGGTGGTGCGCGCCTCGTTTCAGTGCGTTTTGCTCTTTCAAAGTGTCATCTTGACCGTCGTGCTGGTCCAAGTAGCCCTGCTTCCCGTCCTCTACCGAATCTTGCGTTCACCGGGCACAAGGATCGTCGTGTGCTCGTCGGTATTCGTGGGGTGCTGCTTCCAAATAGCCGCCTCTGCCATTCACCTGCACAACTGGCGTCGCAGTCGCGCGTACACCATGCTGCCGTCCGAGCAGGAAGCAGGAGAACCAGGAGAGGAAGATGAGTCACAAGGACAAGAGGAAGCAGCGACGTCGAAGTCACGACGACGTGTGCGCAGGAAACCCTCGTTCACGTATGGCGTCTTCCAGGGCACGCGTACGTCTTTCCAAGGCCAGGAGTCGGGCGGCGCAAGTGCATTGTCGCTCCGAGCCGTTGGAGGTGGTGGTCGCGCCGCTTTCTGAGGATGCAGGAGCGCGATCGGGCATGCGCAAGGCCTGTTCGATGAGCGTCATGTTTGCCTTGGGAAACTGCTGACGCATGAGGTTCAATTGCTGATCGATGGACATGTTCTCGGACGTGTGCACGGCATGCAGAAGTTTGCGGATGCGGAGAAGCACGGCGACGCTGGTGCGCTCGTGCTTGGCGGCCAACTCGTCGAGCGTGCACGTCGCGCCGTGGTGGAGAATGCGGCGCGTGAGGCTGGCTTCTTCCTTGGCGGACCATGGCTTGCCGCGTCGGGTAGTAGTGGTCATTTTACGACGGTAGTGGCAGTAACGAACTCTTGTTTGCTGGTACGGCAAATGCGGTTATGCACAATGAGGGCGCCGGCGCCGACGCAGAGGGCGGCGTCAATGACGCTGCGCACGAGCAGCGCGGCAGAGCCGATGTGGACGGCGTAGGGGATCCAAAAGGCGTTGGCACCGACGGTGAGCGTGCAGGCGGTGAGGGTGATGAGGTTGATGCTGCGGTTTCGGTAAATGACGACGACAAAGGCCGATCGCGAGAGAATGGAAAAGCACATGCCCAGGTAGACGAGTTGGGCTTCGTGCGATGCCATGCTTTTCTCTTACTTTCCCGTCGCCATTTCGACAGCGTTCGAGAGCGGCCAGTAGTGCGACCCGTTGTAGCCGAGATGACAGACGACGGGGGCATCGACGGCGTGGGTCGGTGTGAAGGACAAGATGGTGTGTCCGCGGTGGACCATGTGCACGTGCACGTGCGCCGCGTAGAGGTCGCAGAAGCACTTGATTTCAATGGCGCCGCCCCAAGTGGCGGGATGGCGCATCTGCTGCACGTACGCGGCATGGGGCGTCGACGCGTCATGCGTTTCGCTCACGCGGAGGGGTGAATCGGGAAAGAGGGTGGGGTCGGTGTCCAACTCGGCGCAGATGCGCTCACGCACGACGGCGCCTGTGGTGCCCACGAACGATGCGAGGGAGTCAAACAGACAACTCATGCGTGGATTTTCTTTTTTTCGCGACAATAGGAAAGCGTGTTTCTTATCATTCCCTATGAGTTCGAAACAAAAGACGGTCGCAGCGACGTCGAGCAAGCAGTTCCAGCAGCAGTTGGCGCAATTGACGGCGTCGCTGAAGCGGCAGCAAGCCGCCAAGCAAGCTGCCAAGCCTTCCAGCACAGTTGGGAAACAGCAAGCGGCCAAGCAAACTGTCAAGCCACCCGCCAAGCAAATGAAGCAAGCGGTCAAGCCTATCAAGCCTGGTCAGCAGCAGCAAGCGACCAAGCATGCCACCAAGCCAGTGACAAAGCAACATCAAGCGACAAAGCAACATCAAGCGACAAAGCAGCAGCAAGCGAAGCAGACTGCCAAGCAGCAAATTGCCAAGCCATCATCGGGCAAGGCGCAGCAGCAGCAGCAAGCCGTCAAGGCGTCGGCGTTTGCGCCGAAGAAAAAGTCGTTGGCTGACTATCTGCCCACCTTTTTCGGCGGCAGCAAGAAGCAACAGCAGCGCATGTAAGGACGATCCATTTCGGACAGGAAATGGATGTATGTGGATGCTGTTTTGTCTTTTCTTGGCTGTTGGTAGACACTGCCATTGCATGAGTCTCTTGTTCACCTCGCCGTGGGGCGGTCGCCTGGGTAACGTTTTGATTGCCACGGCCAACATGATCCTCATGGCCGAACGATACAACCGCCCGCTCTTTATGCACAACATTGCTCACACCAGCGGCTGCATCGATCTCGAGCGCTTGTGCTACGAGCCCTCCGGCACGTACGACCCCACGTCCACCGAAGCACCACGCGGTCAGTGGCGGACGTGGCCGCACGGAGAAGAGCCGCCTGCGCCCGTGATTCACCGATCCAACATTCACGCCTTTTGGTCCGAGTCTCCGATTTTCCTGCGACAATACCGCGCCATTCTCCGCGACATGCTCGCGCCACGCATCCGCGCGGCGTTAAGCAGATGCGGTGTGGCGGACGAGCCGCCGCTGTCGGAGGATCATCTGGTGATTCACGTGCGCAGCGGCGACGTGATGCAGTCCGGAGAGGGCAAGAACCACAGCAACTACGGGCAGCCGCCCCTTGCCTACTACCAGCACGTCATTGAGACGCACGGTTATACACAAATCACGATCGTCACCGAGCCGGATCAGGCCAACCCCGTCCTCGCGGCGCTGCAGGCGCAGTACGGCGACAAGGTGCGCATCCAATCTCGATCGGTGGCAGAGGACGTGGGGCTGATCCTGCGCGCGCGCCACTTTTGCGGCGGCACCGGCACGTTCGCACAGGCGCTGGCATACGCGTCGCGCCACATTGAGCGTTTGCACTGCTTTCAGAACCACGTGCTGCACTTTCCCGAGGCCGACTTTGATATTCGCGTTCACGAAACCACCACGCCTTATCCGCTGCACGCCCCCTCCCGCGAAGGCTTTGAAGCTTTGTGTCGACAGTCGTGGGTCATTCGAGAGCGCGACATGACGGGCGTGCAGGAAAAGCCGCTCCGCTACTGGGACGAGGGACGGTGAACGCGTGCACCATCGACCGAAAGTGACGCAACAAAGTCAAAAAGGATACATTTACGTTACGCCTACTGTCCATCGTATCTGCCTGACAGTTTGTCTCGTTTCGCACACGTTTCATGATTTGGAATGACCAGAGAAGAAGCAATGGAGCGCGAACAGGCCCTCACGGCGTATCTGCAAACGGCCGTCTTCCGAGGACCTTTCCAGAGTCGAACGCCAGGCGGTCATTCGATCGGTCTCGTGCGCTCGGGCCTCCAAAAAGCGTGCCGACGCAGTGACGTCGACCTCTTCTTCCGATGCATCATGGAGATGATTGCTTTCGCGCGCGTCGAAAAGGGCGCTGCCATTGTCACCAATCTCGCCAATCGTCTCCGCATCATCTTGGTGGAGGACTGCCTGCCATCTTGGCAGACGCTCTCTAGAATGCTCCGCGATATCGGAGAAATGACGGCCTGCGCATTATCCGTCGAGCAGCCGTGGCTGGCCGTGTGCGAAAAGGCGTACGGTCTTGCCGCTGCGATGTGCGCCCTTCCGAAGGGTCGAATCGCCTCGCATATGCGCGCCGTCTATGCCCATTGGTCATCGCCGACCGTGCGGACTCTTTTTCCCGACAGTGCCGGCGATGCGCCGCAATCGTTCGGAGCGGCCTTTCTCGCCGGCGACCGTAGATGCCTCGTGCCGCTCTTGCAGATCCAGCCGCTTTCGGTCGCGTGGAACCAAGTGCGGGCAGTCGTTTCCCCCCATCATGCGCCCATCATGCATGCCCTCCACGACATTAGCAAAAAGATGGCGCGCTTTGCCGATCAGCAACTCTGCTTGGTGGCGGCCGTCTTGCGCATCGGACTGGGAAGACGTGCAGCGCCTTTTCCAACAAGAGGAGTCGTCATCATCTTCCTCATCCGCAACGACGTGGACCGACGCCCTTCTCGGCCAATCGATCGCCGACCGGTTGGCCGATCGATATATCGCCGACATGCACACGTTGGAGGGTCGACGCGCAGGGGCGACGCCGGCGGATTTTGCCCGCGTGGGCGCGGTCGTGACGCATCCGCATCCGGGCATGCGCCAGTTTGCGCGCTACGAAGCGGCCTATGTCGCGTTGAAGGAAGCACAAGTCATGACGAAATCGCAAAGCCGCAACAAGGGAAAACGTCGGGAAATAGCGCCAGCCGTGTCGCTCCAGTGGGCAAACGACTTGGTGGACGCGTCGGTGCCGGATCGAAAGGTGTGTGGCAAGAAGCCGATCGTCGTCCTAGCCACCGATCGATCGACGGGGAAACGCTATGCCTTCAAAAAGGTGAACCGGGTGCAGTATGCCACCGCGGCTGTGCTGCTGCACCAGTGGTCGGTCAATCTCGGACTGCCGACACTGTCCACGGATGTCGTGTGGCTGGATGTCGACTTGCGCCGCCTACGAGAGGAGGAGGCAGTCGTTGTCGGTAACTGGACCGCGGCGCCGTCGGAAAAGCCCGTTCCTTACTTGCGGATCGCGTATGTCGAGGGCGTGCCCGTGTCCCAGATGCCGGCGGATTGGTGGAAGCAGCCAAACGTTCTTCGGCAGTATGCCGTCCTTGGACTCGTGGCCTTCCTTTTTGGCATTTCGGACTTTAACAAAACCAACGTCCTCTGTCACAACGGCCAGTTGATGCCCATCGATCGGATGGGCATGCTGAAGCCCGTGCGGTTCATGGGCCGCGTCCGAAAAGAGGTCATGGATGCCATTCGAGCCGACCATGCCGCGCATTTGGCGCATGTGCTGAACGAAGTGCGCCCACGCCTCTTGTCCGGGGAGTTTCTGCGCGGCACGGAGCATCTGTTTACGGACGCCGACGAGATGGAGAGCGTTCGAAAACAGATTGTGGAGAACGTGCGCAAGGCCGAGCAAGAGGTGTCCTCAGCATAGAAACGGAAGAACCGACGTTTTTCATACTTTTATGCACATGGGAACGAATAAAAGGCAACCGTTCTCATGTCGACGACGCCCCTGCTGTCACAGCAAGAGCCCGGCGTTACGACCACGGTAACACAGCAAAAGGAACAAAAGAAAGGAGGAGGATCGTTCGGTATTATCTTGGCAGGTTTGTTGGTTTGCGCAGGCATTGGCCTGCTGATTTACTATCTCGTAAAGCACTTCAAGTCGAGCCCGACCACCACGCCTGCGTCGACCGATTCGACCGGTTCCAGCGGTTTCAATGGCACAAATGGTTCCAATGGCACGAGCGGCAATGCGAGCAGCGCTTCCATTGCGCCCGCGACGGCAACGACGACGTCCTTGACACCGTCGCCGATCGTGTTTGTTTCGCCGTGTCCATGTCCGAGTCCGAGCGTATCGACGACGACGACCAGCACACCGTCGCCTTGTTCACCGCCGACCACTGTTTCCAAAGGCAGCTTGGCGCTCAACACGGGCTGGTTCCTTCCCGGTGTGTCTCCGATCAATCCCAATGACACGACATCTGTAAACATCGTAAACGGCACGGCATACCCGACAGGCTCCTACCAGACGGCTGCGATCAACACAAATGTTTCCATGTCGTCCATGACGGCCCTAGCACTGCAAGTGAACTCGACCAACACGAGCACATCTGCCTTTTTCCTGGGCGGATCGGGATGCCCCACTGGCGTTTGCTACTTTACGTCGCCGCCATCGAGTTACCTCAACTACTGGCTGGCGTGCGGACCGGCTAGCGGAGATAATTCCGTCTCGTACATTGTCGACTTTGACATTGTCAATGCGTCTGCATCTTCCACAAACTTTTCCTTTAACTTTACGTTCCCAACCATTCCGAACATTTTCGTCACACCGGTGGGTCTTCCGAGCGGCAACGCTGGCTGTTCGTCCGCGGTCGCGGGCGTAACGAAAACGGGAGCAACGGCCACCTTTGGTGGCTCCTCCTTTACCTCCTTCATGTATCTTGCCATTTCGCCGGCCATGGGACAAGCGCAGCCCTACCCCTACCAACTGGACGCGGGCAACTTTCCCGCGGCGACGTCTGTGGTCGGGTTCAATTACACGTTCCAAAACCCACCCTGCGTCTTTTTGCTCGCACAGCAAGCATCTACTACGACCGGCAACGCCAGCGGCATCATCGCCTGCGGCAACAAGGGTTTCACATACGTCATGCAACCGCCCTCGTCGCAAGCCAACGCCACCTACATTGCGATCGGGCGAACGGCTCAGTATCCCACGCTTGCGCCGAGCACAACCTACCTCAACACGGGCTGGCAGCCCGGCGGCGCAGCGTACTTCAATCCGACGCAAACGACCGGTGGTTCGGCTGTGACGACGTCCACCAACACCAACAACGGCACCCTTCAGGTATCTGCGTTTGCCATCCAGGGCAATTCGAACTCGGGTATACCGTCCACGTCGTCCTTCTACTACAACGGCAACAACTGCGGCGGTTCAGGGGGCGTGTGTCTCACCAATTACGGGGCCGGTAACAACCTCAATTACGTTTTTTGGCTGGCCGCCGGCACAGTGTCGACCGCCGTGACGCCGACCTATTTGGTGGACTTTGGATTCGTTCCTGCCACATCAGCTGGAACGACTTTTTCCTTCAACTTTACGTTTCCCACCAATCCAAACGTGTTTGTGACGGCCACCAACATGCCCAGCGGCAATGTCGCTTGTGCGAGCACGCTATCCATGATCAGCACGACCGGTGCCACGGCCAGTTTCCAAGCATACGACTACTCTTCCGGCTCAGCAAAAGGCACTTCTGCACCCAACGGTTTCATGTACCTGGCCATTTCGCCCGCCATGGGTCAGACACAGCCGTACGGCTACACGGTCCAAGCAGGCAACTTTGCCGCGGGTGGACAAATGAACTTCTCACCAGCGTTCTACAACATTCCGTGCGTCTTTCTGTGCGCGCAAGAAGCCAACGGCGTCGGATCCGCCACCGGCGTCGTGACGACAACGCGTCAGCAGTGTCACTACACGATGCAGCCGCCGTCCACCCAAGCCAATGCGACCTGGATCGCTCTGGCCCGCACATAGATCAAATCGGCTGTACATCAGCCGTAGATCCAGGGGAACGCGCTGACCACGTGCAAGACGAGCATGAATTGAATGACGGAAAAGGTAAACACGACGGAAAAAAGCACCTGCATCGACATGCCGAGGGATCGATACCAAAAGACGAGAACGAGTTGCGACACCCACACCAAGGATGCGACGGACACGGTGACGCGACACGATTTTCGCCAGCGTTTCATGTTGGCGAGGAAGGCGTCGCGCGCTTCCATGTCGTGGATGCGGTAAAAGCTCTGGTCATGATCGTCGTTTACGAGGAGCGACATTTTACCGCATCTTGACGTCGTCACCTCTGCTCAATTTTTTTGTGTGCGCGGAGGAAAGAGACGTTCCGTGGACTCATTCGATTCGATTGATCATGATGACCGCGAAAACGACGCACACCATCTTGCACGTCGTCAACATTGTGCTGTTCGTCGTCGTCGTCATCCATGTCGTGCGCATGATGTGGACAAAGTCGTGCGAGACCTACAACAATGGCACCGACGCCAACCTCTGGTTCCAGCCCGGCGACAGCACCTTTTGCAGCGCCGTCGGCGCGGGTCCGGCCAAGCCCTACGGCTCGCCCAAACTACCCAACGGTCAAGTCGATCCCATCGACTGGCAAATGCCGCCACGCGGCTCGCCCATGCCCGCTTCCGTGTGGGCCCAGACCGGCGGCGGCACGTTTTGCCGTCCCTACGGCACCTACGATCACGAGGCCGGCGTGACGGCTTAATTCCTTCACACTTTCTTGCGTTGTCGAATGTGCTGAAAGGCGACGCCGCGGCAGAGTCGCGTGTGCACGTCCGCGAGGCGTCGAAACGGAAAGATGCGGCAGTAGCGCCCAATCTCCCAGCGCCAGGGCGCCGGTACACGTGCGGGTAGATGGGGGGAAACGGTAATGGGCACCATGAAGCGACAGATGCGGCACATCCAGGGAATCATCATGTCGGCGGGCTGTGTGGCCTTTCTCGCTCGGCCACTGCGTCGTAAGGGAAAAAGTCGATCCAAATATGCGACATGATGATCAAGAAACGCCAATCCATTTATCGTTACGCACGCACGGCAGATGAACGAGTTTGATTATATCGTAGTGGGCGCGGGTGCTGCCGGCTGCGTCATGGCGCAGCGACTGGTCGAGAGCGGCCACACGGTCGCGCTCATTGATTCCGGTGGCGACTACAACAGCAACTACCGCGTTCGCACGCCTAGTGAGTTTGGCACGCTGTGGGGAGACGTCGTGTACCACCCACCGTACGATCCTCCCTGGAACGAGTGGTCCTTCCCTTCCGTGTCTGGTGACGAGCCCAAAGTGTACGACTATGTGCGGGGCGCGTGCATCGGCGGAAGTGCCAATCACCACGCCATGGTGGCCGTTCGCGGTCGACCCGAAGTCTACGACACGTGGGCCGCGCTGACGCAGGACCCCTCCTGGCGGTATGAAAACGTGAAGCAATACTTTGAAAAGATTGAAACCACATGGTTGCGCTTGACCAAGACGGAACCCGAGTTGATGGAACTCGAGGTCATGCGTGTCCTGACGGAGGAGTTGGGTGTTTCCTACCGGAACGACGTGCTTGAGTGTCCGGATGCAGTTGGGTTCTGGAACTTTATGATTTCGCGGGACTCGGCCGAGCGCATGAGTTCCTCCATCAGTTTGCTGGACAAGAGCAACCCGCGGCTCACCGTTATCCCCGATCACCTCGTCTTGCGTCTCCTCTTTCAAGACACGGTGTGCACGGGCATCGAAATGGCGGCGGGGAGAACGCTTTACCAAGCGAACACGGAGCACGCCAGCGCGCCGCCACCGCCTTACGTGACGCGACAACTGCGCGCGTCCCGAGAGGTCCTCTTGTGCGCGGGCGCCATCAACAGTCCGCAACTTCTCCTCTTGTCGGGCATCGGCGACAGTGCTGCGCTGGAAACGCTGGGCATTGCGACGCTCGTGGACAATCCGCAAGTGGGCGAAAACGTCATGGACCACCCGGAAATGTGGAACAACTATCAGTTGGAAAACATTCGGCATCGGTGGCAAGTCTTTTTCCCACTGACGTTCGATTCGCCCACGTACGGGCAGTACAAAACGGCGCAGAAAGGACCCGTCGCGGTGCCCTTTAGCAGCAGTGGCATGGACATTTCCGTCAGCGACAATCACACGCTCCACATTGGCTTCTACACGATTCCGTCTAACAACTTCAACACCAAGGAGTGGTTCTACGACTACGACTACAAGAACAAGACGTACGCATCCTTCTTGATTGAAAACACGCGGCCCCGTAGTCGAGGCACGATTCGACTGCGGTCGGCCTCTCCGTATGATGTTCCCATTATTAATGAAGAACTCGACACGGACGACAATGCCGAGGCCATTTCGACTGGCGTCCTCTACATGCGTGACGTCATTTCTCGCATTCCCGATTGGAACGCCGTGGAAGTGTATCCGCCTCCGGACAGCGAAACGGGCGAGCCGCTAAACAAGGAGCAACTCAAGAACTTTTTTAAACGCAAGAGTGCGTACGGTCACCATATCTGCGGGTCGTGTGCCATGGGCAAAGTCGTCGACGCACAGGGACGCGTTTACGGCGTGTCCGGTTTACGCGTCGTGGACGCGAGCATCTTTCCGGCCATTACGACGGCGAACCCGTGCTTGCCCACATACATGGTGGCGGAAAAGATTGCGGCGGTCATGACATCCACGGTCGACGCGGCGTGGGTTCGCATCCAGAACACCACGACACAAGAGGTCGTGCGGCTGGACGTGAATGCACCGGGCGTGCGCGTGCCACCAGGATCCTACATTGTGATCGAAGCGTCGCTGGCGGCTCCCCCCGCGGCGTACAGGGTCGTCGGCACGTTGCAAGTTCTCCAGGAATCCCTGACGACGACGCACGAGGTGTCCTTGACCGACGTGTTTCCGTTTGACATGACGAACCCCAACTGGGTCGTCGTGCAGTCCGAGGCGCCGTTCGGACGGGATTCGACGGTGCAGTTGCGCAGCTTGTAGCGCGCTTGCTTGCAAACTTGTTCCGTGTCAGAAAAGGACGTCATTGATTCGTTCATCCTCTTGACATCATGTCCACGCAACAGGAACACCAACGTCAACAAGGTCCCCCTCTCGTGCCGCACCAAACGCATAGTGAGCAGCAGCAGCGACGTCGACGGCAACAGCAACAACGGCAGCGGATGCAACGCCAAGATCAGCGCACGTTGTGCGAGCAAATGGTCCGTCGCGTGTTGGCGTCGACGACAGAGGCGTTGATGAGCAACGAGGACGGGTTCATGACGGACGACGAGCAGCGACAGTTGGAGGACGTGGTCGAGGCCTGTCCGCTGAACGAACACGCGCGCGTGTGGGCAGACGCGCTGGCTGCGATGGGACCAGAGGCGTTGCGGCGCCTGCACGTGGATTACCAAACACACACGAGCGACGACACCAAGTACAACGTCCTACGGTTGGCGACGAACGACCGTGGCTCCCTCATTGTTCCACCGCAAATCGTCGTGGAGAACTTTCGACAAGTCGATGATCCGCAGGCGCATTTCCGCAACGTCGTTCAATTGTTGACGACAGATCCCGAGGTGCTCTTTCGTCTCGCCTACGAGCCGGTGCGGACGTTGGTTCGCGTCAGGAGACGAGAGATTACGAACCTGATCAACACGGCGACCAGAGTAGACAGAAGTTGGAGCGGGGCCAATGTGCGCGTAGTGGGGCAAGTGCTGTTGCAAATCTTGCGTTTGTTTTACGACGACCGCGCCAATACCGCTGACTTGAAACGCTTCAAACTGTTTCGCTGTGATGACGCACTCTTCTTCATTCGCAATGACCGTTTGGACAGTCACGATGTCGCCCATCTGGAGATGTAAACACAAGGATACATACATACAACGGCGTTCTGCATTCCGTGTCTAGCGTATGGTGCGCGAATAATTTTCCGGCCGTATCGAAAGCGATTCATCGCGCGTCGCATCTAACAGAGTCCACCCTGTCGACCAAGACACGCCTCTCCTCATCACGCGTCGTTGCCATCATTCATCACGCGTCGTTGCCATCATTCATCACGTATCATTCGCGTTATGGACCACCAACATCGATGCGAGCGAACCAAGCGCAGTGCCGTCAAGCGCTGCGGCATCATCCTGCGCGACGAGCGCACCGGCCGCTGCCTGCTCGTGCAGGGACGGTGGTCGCACAAGTGGGGCTTTCCCAAGGGCCACCAGGAGGAAGGCGAAACGGAGGAAGAGACGGCGATCCGCGAACTCTTTGAGGAAACGGGCGTCCTCGTGCACCGACCCCTGGGCCCACGTCAGCGCTTCAAAAACAATGTCTACTTCACCATCACCGTCAATGAAGACCTCATCCACCCCTTTATCCGCGACCACAACGAGATCCAGCGCATCCGCTGGTTCTCCGACGCCGAGATCGACCGCCTCCCCGCCGAAGAGTGCAACTTTGGCCTCGCCGCCTTTCGCGACCGCCTCCGACGCGCCTGCCGACCCAGCATCCCTTCCTCCAACCTCATCTCCGTGCGTTAAAGACGTCCGTGGACCACGAAAAAGAGAAAGGGATGAGCGCGCTATTTCTGCAGCCGGATGAGCGTCAGCGGTGGGGCGACGACGCCCAGTTCGAGTTGGTGCGCACGGGCGCGCCGACGGACGGCAATTGCTTTTTCCACGCCATGAATGTGGCCAGCAAATCGTTTCGCGAAATGAGCATGCAAGAGCGGCGCAAGTGGATCGAGGATCAGCGTCGCGATCTGGCGCGTCGGATGCAACGCGACACGTGGTTGGCGACGCAGGGAGGGCAGTTGGCGTTGCTCCAAATGTCCCAGGTCCTCCGTCTGGTTCTCTGCGCCGTTGCGGACCCGGAGCAGGACTTGGCGACCGAGGTGCACGAGGACAATTCCTTCCTCCGCTTTGTCGTCGACGCGTCCTCGCAATGGCTACCGGCCGTGGACGCGTGGACGGCGGAGCACGAACCGTTGCAGGAGATTTGGAGCATCCTCTTTGGCACGCAGGAGCAGCAAGAGGAGTTGGTGCGCCGGTGGGTGGACCAGTGCGGCACGAACGAGCTCGATCTGGACGTCATGAAGACGCAGTGGCAAGAGGTGGTGCGCACGGAGAGTTTGGCGGCGATGAAGGGGAGTGGCGACGTCGACCGCACCGTGCGGCAGCACGTCGCGGTTTGCCTCGCCAAGGCCGCCGCGGGGTTGCTGGCCATTGTGGAGCAGCAAACGTTTGCGCTGCTGCAACGCCGCGTGCAGACCTTCGGCGAATGGACAGATGTGGACATGATCATGTCCATGCACCACCTCTTACCGTACGACGTGCTCTTTGTGCAGCGCGACAGTCGCGACGTCTTTGCCGACACGGGCAGTTGGCACGGCAAGAGCGACGCGGACGCCTCGCGGCCCGTGTTGCTGTTGCTGCACTTTCCCAACGCGCACTTTGAGAACATTGGCAAAATGCTGCCGCCCGACGGCGACGGCAAGCAACGACTCGTTCGCGTCTTTGCGCCCGACGACCCCCTCGTCGTGGCCCTGCGCCAGCAAGACACGTCGTTCGCATCGTAGTCATGTCGATAAAAAAAGGTGTCGATAGGGTAAAACGGACGACACATGGCCAAGTCGTTGAGTGGTCGAGAGGCTGCAGATCTCTCTTATGCTTCGAGGCGGCGCGACGCTCCACCACCGTCAACAAAGAAAACTTCCGCCGAGTTACGCGCCATCCTCCACGGTTCGCTAGTAGGGGAGGATGCGCAGAGAGGCATCATCATCGTTTTTGCTGTTGTGCTGTTCTTGTCTGTCTTCTTGGCACCAACCGTTCTCTTGTGGTTCTTTTGGCGTCGCCCGGCGTGGCGCGCAAAGATCAAACCATGGCTGCTAGTCACTCTTGTGCTGCGTATCGTATGCGTGGCCACGTTTTCCGTCGCGACGGTTTACGACCTCTCCAAGATGGAGAACTCCCAGATGGAGAACCCGTCATGCTCTGTCCTCATCGGCGCTAGCCTCTTTCTCATTGTGGGTCTCGTCATTCTCGCGACAGATAGTTTGCTGCTGGCGATCCGTCCAGCCACGCTTCCCTTTCGCGCGTGGGTGATCGTAGCCGGCAGCCAGGTCCTTTCGCCTCTTCTCGTCGGTGTGGCGCTCTTTCTGGGGTGGCGGCCTGCTCGCGAGGTGCACATGACGCGTTTACCGAAGATTTAACGACAACAGATGCAATACCAAACCAAACGGAGACCATCTGAGGCGATCGATGCGCGGTGTTTCCCTTTTCTGGCAAAGTGCGCTTTGCCTCTTGGCGTGCGCGTGTCCGTGCACGGGCCAGGGCGTACTGCGCGTCCGTTCCGATGGGCAGATTGCCAACAGCACGACCAACAAGACCGTCTCGTGGCGGGGGCTGTCGTGGTTCGGCTTTGAGACGCAAGACTTTGTTGTCAACGGTCTGTGGGCGCACAGCATGGACTACTACCTGGACCGTCTGCAAGAGAATGGCTTTAACTTTCTGCGCATTCCCTTTTCGGCCGAGTGGATCTTGTACAACCCGAGCGTACAGCCCACGAGTGGGGCGGTTCAAGCGGACCCTTCGTTAGCGTCCGCAACGAGTCTAGAGGTGCTGGACCGCTTGATAGATGGCTGTGCATCGCGCGGTATCGACGTCATGTTGGACCTGCACCGACTGCACAAGGAGTACATTTCGGAGGTGTGGTATTCACCGACAGACGACCTCTTTCCGGCCAACGCCTTCTTCACCGTTTGGACCACCGTCCTCTCGCGTTACCGCAACCGCACGCATTTGGTGGCTGTGGATCTGCTGAACGAGCCGCATGGACGTGCCACATGGGGTGCGGGAGACGTTTCGACGGACTGGAACACCTTTGCGGAACTGGCGATTACAAACTTGGATGCCCGCTTTCCCAACAGCACATGGTTATATGTGGTGGAGGGAGTGGATTGGGGACACACGTTTGAAGGCTACTGGCAAACGCCCTTTCACGTTCCCACGCATCTCGACGCGCGTGTGGTCTTTAGTCCGCACACGTATGGCAAGAGTGTGGTGCCCGAAACAAGCGACGATCCGCAGATCCTGCGTGCGGGGTGGGATCGGTGCTTTGGCTTTTTGCGCACGACGTTTGGTCGGGCTCTCTTGCCCGGTGAGTGGGGCGGACGGATTGACCTGGATGCGACGTGGATGGGCCATTTGGCGGATTACCTGCTGGACCTCGGTCAGCACAATAATGCCTTTTGGAGTTTGGGCCCCAACAGCGGCGACGTGCAGGGTTTGCTGCTGGACGACTGGACAACGATCGACGCGGCCAAGATGGACATTATCGCGCGCATCAACCCCACGCCCGTGTCTAGTCGCGGAACGCGGTGACGTATTATTTCGACGAGTCGTCACATTGTCCATATCATACTGTCGCTCTTGTCGCTATGTTCACACCTTTGTTCATATAGTATCATCCATAATATCTGAACATATCATCCATACACCACATTTTCTCTTTCCTCCAAAGAGAAAATGCGTGTCCCCTTGCACCTCTTGTGGTGCTGCTTCTCGGCAGCGCCACCAGCAGTGCACGTGGACATTCACCTGCTTCCCAGCACCACGCGGTGCGTCACTCCACGCGCGTCCGTGTGGCTGGTCGGCGTGGAAACGTCGGAGGACCCAACAATGCAAACACGACTCGTGCAAACGATTGATGATCTTGCCCACAAACCGTCGCGCGTCGTGCCGTGGGAGACATGGAAGACGGCTGCTGCGGTCCAGGACGCGTCGACGACCACGATCGTCTTTACACCGCTCGTCGAATTACTGGATGGAAGCATCCGCAGTCGCACGGACGTCGTGCGCGCGTCGCCGCTCGTGCAAACGCCGGACGGTGCCTGGCACGGCACGCCCAACGCGGACTACGTGTACATTCTGACCGACGAGGAAAACAAGATGTGATGTGCAAACATGACAAACAGATTAGACCATGCATGATTAGGCATTTTTCATGACGCACGCGACGCCGTCTGGCTGCGATTTCCGCAGCGCACATGGCAACCGAGCGGGTAGCCGAGCGGCGTCGGATGACAATCGTCAAGAGGCGGTCGGAACGTGGCCGCGAGCGGCGTGCTGCAAAACATGCTGCGACTGTCCGGCCCGGCGGCATTGTCGTCGCTGACCGTGTCCGCCAGAGAGTAAGGACACTCGCCCAAGTGCTGTTGAAACCAGTAGCCGCCGGAGAAGCGCGTCGGCGGCGTGGAAAGCGGCGCGTCGGGGTAGCCGAGCAGAAAGAGACGCGGGGGAGGAACCGATGGAATTTCGCGAACCTGGTAATACTGTGGATCGACAGACATTCTCCTTTCTTATTCATTACGATTCTCACGAAATACCCGGCACTTGCGGCGCCTTTTGGCACGACGGCGTGTCGCCGTCCGGGCCGCTACAAGCGTCGTAGCCGCCGCGTTGCAACGCGCCGTGGCAGGAGAAGCGGTTCGGCGTCGGCCCCGGCGCGTGCTGGCACATGGACACTTGCGCGTCGAGCGCCTCTTGCCGCATCGGAGACACCTGGAAGTAGAAGGGGTGCTGGTTGTAGTTGGCGATGCGATTGTAGGTGCTGCTGGAAGCGTTGGTCGTGGACATGTCGTCGCCTTTGTCGTACGAATGAATTTTTGCAGTCGACGGATCATTGCACAACTACAGCCGAAAGTTGCACCCGCACTGCGCGCACTGCACAAAGACGGTGGCGGACTCGTCGCTGCGCCGCGTTTGCTTGGAAAAGGAAAAGGTGCGCCGGCTGTGGCAGCGGCGGCACTCGAGCAGGCCCTCCTCGACGTCGGGCGGCTGGAGCAAAAAGTCGTCGAGTCGCTGCATGCGATCGCGCTCCTCGTCGAACGAGGGATGCTCCCACATCATCTTGCCCGTTCGAACGCGCTCGGCAACGACGGCCATGTCCTTTTTGGCCTCGTGGTGGTAGAGCACGCGCAGTTCCAGCACCAGCTCGGTCATGTCCGTTGCATTGGCGATATCGGTCATCTCTGTCATTTCCGTTGCATCGCAGCCGACGCACATCGCCAAGTAGCGCAAGAGGTCGCGTATGCGTGCCTCATCGGCGACATCCGGCGCCACGATGCGCAGCCAGCGGTCTTCGCTCGCAAGAGCGGGTGTCGTTGTCGTCATGTCAGTGTAGTGCAATGCGTGATGACGTCCAACGATCTCGGGGCAATTCACTTTTGAAAAGGAAACGACAACGAATGATAAGGTTGTGAGATGAAAAGCCGCATGGGCGCCGACCTGTCGACGCAGCAAGATGAAGCACAGCGGCCGTCCTCACCACCGCCTACGAGTCGCGCGCCGGTGCCGACCGTTCACCCGCCTCTCGTGCAACAAAAGCAACAGAAGCAACAAAAGCAGCAGACACAGCAGGAGAAACAAACAAGACGGCGTGAGAAGCAGCAGCGCGAGGTGCAGTGCGATGCAGACATTGACAAGGCACTGCGTGAAGATCTCATTCCGGACGCTGGACAAGAACGCACGCAACGTGCGCATCCCGCCCTGTAGCACAAGATGAGTGCGCTGATGGTGCAATGTCCTCTGGAAGATCACCCTCTTGCATGGCGAGTCCTCTTGGACGACTTGAAGGCATCGCTGGGAGAGGGCTATAGCGACTACGCGCAGCAATGGCGTGACCAGTCGTCTCTCGCACCGCCCTACGATTACATCCGGCAGGATGAAGGTGTTCCGACGTTGATTACGAGCGGTGAAGGTCATCAACACTGGCCCACGATGCAGGAGCGCTTCACCCTACTGCTGGCGCTGCACGCGGGCGGTATATCGTCGAGAGAACTGTGCGAAGAAACGTCTGCGAAGCATCTCGTGCGCTGGATCTTTCCTTCCTTCATCAATACGATCAATACGCGTAACATCCGAGTGCAACGCGATGAAGACCCAGAGACGCTGCTGGAATCGTCGGTCGGTGCTTTTGCGAATCGAGTGCTTACGGAACTCGACGAACGAGCGCACTTTCAACGCGACAAGGCACAACTGATCGAACTCGTGTCGTCCTACATTTATTCGGTGGGGCAGCGGAGGGACCGTAGCATGTTCGTGCACATGCCTGTGCGCTATTCGTAGACGGATGAGTCGTCGCAGTGACATACATGCGAAGATCGAAAAGTAAGGTTGTCGGTTCATAAGATCCTGGATTATCTCACACCTCGTCATTCCTTCTTCTTAACGTGACGGCTACGGAGTTCTACTCGGCGTCGCTGGAGCACAAAGGCGAATTTGTGCATGGTCTTGCTCGTATAATGGCGAACGAGGCGGCAATCGCCGTAGTTGGCGTGGTGGCACATGCTACGCAGTCGCGTGGCGATGCGGGACGGTGCGACGCCTTCTCGTCGTGCGGTGGTGAGGTGGAGGACGACCGTGTCGGCCAGAAAATGCTGGTGGTGCTTGAGCATATATCGCACATCTGGCAAGATGGTGTCGAAAAATCCGCACAAATCGAGATAGGCCGCGTCGAAGCGCGGTGCTGCTGCTGTTGTTGCGGCCTTGGCGCGGCGCATCTCACGCAGCAACTGTCCGAACAAACAGAGGCGCGCGTTGCCACCCTGCGCGTGAACGGCCGCGACAACGTTGACGTCCGGGTTGGGGATCCACACCTTGTCGGCTCTGCCGCCGTAAGAGGTCCACGTCGACAGCGTGTTGGCCACGGCGTCACCGCTCTCTGTCTGTGCGAGGTCGTCGAGCGCAATCATAGCGCATTGTGGAATGGGCACGGGAAGGAATTCATGACAATCGTGCATGAATTCCTCATTCTCCCTGCTCTTGCGATGCTGGTAGGCCGTGTCGCTGCGTGGAATCCGCGACTCGGCGCTCAACAGCGGCCACAGTTCCCGCGCGTAGAGGTCTTCTTCGTCGCCGTCCGTGTATCGCACACGGTAGAGTTTGCGGCTAGTTTCGACCTCGCGATCGTGTCCAATGACCTCGCCGATGTAAATGTCGTCACCAAAGACCTTGACCACGCGGTCGCCGATGGAAATGGTGCGCGGCATTCTCGTCTGTTCATTCATTCACATCGATCGAGGAATCAACAACGTCAGAGGATGTGACACACAAGACAAGGTTGAACGGTGTTGACGTCACGTCGCCATTTGCTGATGCACGGATGCGCTTCTATATATGCGTCACTTTTGAACGACAATGTGCCAGTAAATGAAACGGGCAAAAAATGATATTGTTCCATCAAGCAAGAAATCATATCCCATTCTCATCTTCCTTCTCCAAGCGTAGTGTTCCGATTTGTATGATAATGTATGATAATCATGAATGACTTGATTTTCTCCAACAGGTCTTCCTCCATCATGAACGATACATCCATCTTCCGTGACACCATGCCGGTGGTGCATCGCAAGGAGAACTCAACTTCGGGCTTTCGCCGTTCCATTAGGGGTGAGGAGAAGCGTGGCGACAAAGGCACCGACAAAAGGCCTTCGAAGAAGAAGACGATGAAGTGGTGGTCAAGGGAGACCAAGGATGCTTTTGAGCCAGACGATGACGCGTGGGAAGATTACAAAGTTCAAACAACGGCTCCCTCAGGTGTCTACCACGAGTACGTGCTGGAGAAATACTTTATCGACGACTACTGGAAGCACATCATCAAACAAAACAAGAAGGAGATGGAGGAGGAACGGGAGTGGCACCGGAAGGAGCGGGAATACGGACAGAACGGTTGGGGGAACGACTATCATGACGACTTGTGCACCTACCCTCACTTCTGCTGTGGGAGGATGCACGAGTGCTGGTAACGCGTAAGCGTTCGTAGTAGCAAAGAATTTTGGTGAACCGGAAAGGAACTGGACAGGAACGACCGTGAACCATTTTTTCCGCCGAAAGAGAAATCGCAGAATGAATCACAACAAGCGTTGCGGCGCGCGTGCGAGCGCGAACGTCTGGAGCAAGCAAGAGTTGGTGGCGCAGGCCGAGGCGCGACACCCGGATCGGCCGGCCTCCTTCTATCGCGGCCTGACGAAGGAGCAACTCTGTGCCATGCTGGGATTGCCGTGGCCGCCTGCGCCGGCCAACCCGGTCGTGACCGAGGCGCGGACGTGCACGTCCCACAAGTCGCGCCAGTACCCGAACCGGTACACGCGCGCAGAATTGGTGGCGCTCATTCGTCAGCGGATGCCGCACTACTCCCGCGGAACGCTGCAAAAGCTCAAAGTGGACCGACTGTGCGGGTTATTGGGCCTCCCGTTCGTCAACCTCCGTAGGGAGGCAGGCGCGGACCAGGCTGCTGCTGCTGGCGGAGCGGAGGAACGTGCGCCGCCGAACCTGCAAGTCATGCAGCAGCGGCAGGTGGAGCCAGAGGCGGTGGACGATCCCACCTCTTGTGTCGCACGCGGGGCCAAGCGGCTCAAGGCGCACCAGCGTCGTGTGGTGGACTTGTTGGAGCGACAGCGTGGTTTGATTGCTGTGCACGCGCTGGGCAGTGGCAAGACACTGTCGGCACTCGTCGTCAGCCAATGCTATCTGGACAGACATCCGACGCACAAAGTGGTGGTGCTGACGCCGGCGTCGCTCGTGTCCAACTTTCGCAAAGAAATGGCTGAATTCGGACCCACGCTCCGCCACGAGGACCGTTACGTGGTCGAGAGTTATCAAAAGTTTATGCACGACGCCAAGCGGCACCCGGGGTTAACGGCGCTGTGTCGACGCACGCTGCTCGTTATCGACGAGGGCCACAACCTCCGCACGATTCCCAGCGGCACGTTTCCGCGAGAAAAAGGCGTCATGACCAAGTTTGTGCTCCAATGCGCCGAACGGGCCTCGCGCGTGCTCGTGCTGACGGGCACGCCTGTCGTCAACGATCCCATGGACATGATGACACTGCTCAACATGGTGCGCGACGACCCAACAGACGCCAACCGATTGACAAAGGCGCTCTGGCGCGAGCAGTACGGCACGCCCGCCTTTTGGAACACGTATGTGCGGGGCAAGGTGGACTTTTACAGCCCCAGCGACGCGTCGCGATTGCTCCACTACCCGGAAACGACCGTGCATACGATCTACCTGGAGATGACGCCGCACTACCGCGCGCGGTACGAGGACGTGGAGGACGCGATTCTGTCCGAACACAACATTACCGTGTTTGGCGAATCGCAGCTCAAGCCCTTTTTCAACGGCATTCGTCGGGCGGTCAACACGCTCGACACGGATCCTGCGGAAATGCAGCACTCGCCCAAATTGCAATGGGTCAAGAACTTTTTGGAGGAGCGCACGGCGCGTCGTCCACCGACGGTGGTCTTTTCCCACTTTCTGGACATGGGCTCGCTGGCGCTCTTCCGGCGCCTTCCTGTCGCATGGCGCGAGAGTGCCGCCTTTATCACCGGCGACACGCCAAAGGGACAGCGCCAGCGCATTGTGGACCGATTCAACCAGGGCGAGGTGCGCCTCCTCTTTCTCTCCAAGGCCGGTGGCGAGGGGCTGGACTTGAAGGGCGTGCGCAACGTCATTATCCTGGAGCCGAGTTGGAACACGGCAACCGAAGAGCAGGTCATTGGCCGAGCCGTGCGCTTCGACTCGCACGCGCACCTGCCCGAGGCGCAGCGACACGTCAGCGTCTACCGCCTGGTCCTCATCAAGCCCGAGGATCGTCCCCTCATTGCGCGGATCCGCGACAACCCGGAGGAGGTGGCGTTCGAGCCGGATACCCTACCGTCCGCGGACCTGTTGCTGCATCTCTTTCAGGAGAGGAAGCGCAGGCGCTTGGAGGCTTTCCTTAACGCGCTGCGGGCGCATCGTGCGTAGGCAAAGAATCTTGGTTGACCAGAAAGGATGGCGCAGAAATCACCGCCCAAGTTTGCGGCGCCGGCGCTGCTCAAGAGCATGTACAAGAAGATGCGGCTCAAGGACGCGTCACCGTTCACAAAGGACCGTCCCCTCCGCGTCGGAACGGATTGTTCGGGCATCGAGGCGCCGATTGTTGCTTTGGAACAGCTCGGTGTGCCTTTTTCGCACGAGTTCTCGTCTGAGATTGACAAGCAATGCATCGCCACGATCAGGGCGAATTTCAAGCCGAAAATCATCTTTGAAGACATGACCAAGCGTCATCTCAAAGACGTGCCGGATATCGATCTCTATGTATGCGGCTTTCCCTGTCAGCCCTTTTCTGCTGCAGGCAAGAGAGACGGCGTTCGGGATCCTCGCGGTACCGTCTTTTGGGAGTGTTTGAAGGTAATTCGAAGCAAGAAACCAATGATGTTTATGCTGGAAAATGTTCGAGGCTTGTTGTCGATTGACAATGGAGAAACGTTTCGACAAATGATTCGAGAGTTGGAACGACTGAAGCAGTATCGGACGACATGGAAGGTTCTCGATACTGCCGACTATGGTGTTCCGCAATCTCGCAAGCGAGTGTTTATCGTCGGCGTCGCCAAGGCGCGCTCAGCGCATCTGTCGTTCGCATGGCCATCACCCCGCGTGTGCCATCCGCTGTCCTGTTTCGTAAAGTGGGAAGACCGAAGCCCAGCCCTGTCGACCTTGACAGCAAGAGACTCCGCGAAACTGGTGCGCACGAATCCCAACGCTCTATTTGTCGATCTCGCATTTTACGACAAATCGTATCCCAATGCCCATCTTATTTGCCCATGCCAATGTGCTCAATCCAGGTTCTGGAATACACCACTACGACGCCCCATGAACCTCGCCGAAGCGTTTGCGCTACAGGGATTTCCGGAACCCCTCTCCTATGCTGGTGGAGATGCGAGAATGAAAAAGATGCTCGGCAATTCGATCAGTGTCAATGTTGTTTGTCATTTATTTGCGAATCTGCTGTCTCAAAACCACGCCGCGTAAGATTGGACAAGTCCTGATCTCAATAATTGGAGATGAGCAACTCGCGCGTTCGACAGTTTTTGGATGCAGAGTAGGTGGTGGGGATCGTCCGAATATGAAACTGACGAAAGCATAGCCGCACGTGAGGGTGATCGTTGTAGGACAAGAGAAACCGTCCACGGATGGCCTTGCACCATGTTGCCAGTTCGGACGGGTCAACGTGACGTCCCCCGTACAAGTGTTCCTTCTCGAAATACGGCGGGTCGAGGTAAAAAAATGTCGTCGGACTGTCGTATGTTCGTATGACGTCTTGAAAGGACTGGTTGTGTACGCTGACGTTTTTCATCTTGCGCTTCAACAGTGGCAACGTCTTGAGAAATCCGCGGCCACGTACACAGCCCTTTTCCATGTATCCGGAGTCGCGGTCGCCAGCGAACGAGTAAAGACTGAGATACATGTTGCGAAAGAGACGATGAGAAGGTGTGAGATACTTCCACTCATTGTTTGCCTTCATGCTTTGAAATCTGTCTTTGCTACCTGTCCAATCCATCTTCTGCAGCGCACCGATAGACGAACGCTTAACGTCGGACCACATGGACGAGATTTCGGGGTCTAAATCATTGAGCACCATGCGCTTTGGCGTCAGAGGACAGTAGCGAAGAAATGTCTGCGCAGAACCACAGAACGGTTCGACATATGTGTCGAACGAGTTGTCCTTGGGAAACTTTTCGATGAGACGAGGGCTCAAGGCAGACTTACCCCCGATGCGAGGGAAAAAAAAGATGGTGTCAGAAGAACAGCGGCTCGCCGACTTTGCTTGTCTTGTTGGTGCCTTCGGAATCATCTTCTCTATTTATATGTTCATTCGGTGATAAATATTAGCAAAAGTCTCTCTCAAACTGTGTGCGGATTTGCGGGTGCAATGCCACATGTCCTCCTCGCATGATCACAAATAATTGACCGAACGACCATTTCCCACGCGGTCGCATGACGTGTTCCACCGTAACGGGAAACGTTTGACAGTATGCCTTGAACTCGTCCATATTTCGAAATGTCTGATCGAAACGAATCGATCGGAAAAATCGGGCAATGGCGGCATCGTTGTCCGAGCGCGCCCACTTCGGAAACAACTTTGTCGTCAAATGATGGAACTCGGCAGGGTCCATCGGAGGCACCGCCGCGGCGGCATTGTCAACGGCGTGGCCAACGACGTCACCGTTCACGGCGCGCGCAATGGCGACGACGGGTCGCGCAACGGGAGGCGGTGGCGAAACGATGCCATAGTCGGCCAGGTCAAAGCCGCCGTCCGCGGAGGTGCCGTCTGGGCGCGGTGCGACCTTGCGCACGGGCAAGCGCGCGGGACCGTGGCGCAGCTGCCGACGGTCCGTCGTCTTGCGCACATCCAGGGGCATGCCCGTAATGGCCTCGGGGATGGACATATCCGGTCGCTCGCGGGCGACATCATCCTTGGCTCGCGTCGTCATCTCGTCGAGGGCCTTGATCTCGAGGCGGAGCACATCACGCACTTCCTTGTCGCAGTAGAGCGTTAGCGGAACATTGTCTGCGTAAATGCCTAGAATGCGCAAGTCCTGAATGAGCGCGGGCACCGTCGTCGTCTTGCACGCGCGAAGCACTTCGAAGCTGAGATGCCACTGGTAGCCCGAGTCGCGCAAGTGCACGCCCCGTTGCGAGACGAGGTCGCTGATGATGAGGATCGGTCGAATGGCGGACCAGTCCTCGAAAAGGCGCGTGCGCACGGCGTTGAGCACGTCGCGGATGTTGGAGCGCGTCACACAGACGCTGTGACCGTCCTTGACCTTGCTTTTGATCTTGCACGCCTTGAGCGCGTGGACAATGGCCGTCGTGAGTTCGCAGCACTTGATGACGATTTTGCTGCTATTGAAAACGATCGTCAAGAAGCGGTCCGGCATCTTGACGTGAATGTCGTTCGCTAACTTGATTTGGTTTTCAATCACGCTCTCCGTCTTGATGAGGCCGATGCGCGGCTGTCCGTTCTCGAACAAGTCATTGTCGCACTCGCGCTCCAGCACCAAGTGCCAGAGGTCGGGGTCGCGCTCCAGTGGCGAACCCGTGGTGGTCGACGTGTCGCGGCGCGCATTCTTCTTCTTGTGCGGAATCTCGACCCAGTGGAGGTCCTCGATGCCCTTGTAGTTCGGGTGGCGCGGCAGGCGGTAAATGTCGCAGCACTTGAAGCGCTCGTCCCGCATCACCTCGTAGGCCGTCGCCGTCACAAAAGACACGGACGACGCCCCGTCTACAAGAACCTCCAACTGTTGTTTGACAGGGCCGTCCAGGCCGTAGGCCAGCTTGTCGGCCTCGTCCACAATGAGGTGGAACGGCAGCGCTTCCTCCGCGTCAACGACGTCCAGAAGACGGTCCAAGTGGTGTCGCTCGTAGATTGTCAGAAAGATGCGCCCCACCGCTCGCGGTCCCGCTTCCACAACACGTCCCTCGTCTTCCGCCAACGATGCCATCTCCGCCTTGTCCTCCGTCCGCAGAATGCGCGGCCAGCGATACTGATCTCTCAACTTGGTATGCATGCCCTGCTCCCGTGCAAACACGTTAAAGCCTTGGCGGAGATCATCAAAGGTGGAGCGCTCGAGTTGGTCGGGGTCGTTGCTGCAGTTGCGGCAGACGATGACGACGTCTTGACGATCGAGAATGGCGAGGGAGATGGCCTTGAGGGCCATGAGTTTGGACTTGCCGCCCTGCACGTCGCCGACAAAGAGTTCGTGGGGCCGGTTGCCGTCCGAACCAGTGGATTCCAACGGTCCCTTACACTTCTTGCCCAGGGGACACTGCTCGATGCAAAACGTTCGTGTAAGTTCTTGAAAAGGGTCCATACGCGTCGTCATGCCGCTTGCATGGTTGCCCATGGTGTTTTTCAAGGTTGTCAAAGTATCTGTATGCAAAGAAAGGCGAAAACGATGAGGTGAGTGCGTGCGCGGTCATTCATCGAGATTATCATTCATTCATGAGATGGGGTGCATGCGTTCATGATAATCAATTTTGGTCAACGACGCAGCGATGCCATGACGCAGGGAGGACAAGAGGAAATGAATGAATGCGGTCTCTACACCTTGGCTCAGCGACGCTCGACAATCATTTTTGATGAACGATGCATACATACATATCGCAAAAGTGAATGAGCGACGTGAAACACTCGTTTCCTGAAGATCGATGATTGGCAAGACGAGCGTGCACCAGTTGGTGCGCTTCTATCAGCCGTGGGACGTTTACACGCACCACTTTGTTTCGCCGCAGCGGCGCACCATTGAGCACGTGATTCCCAAGTCGCGCCTCAAGTCTCTGAACCTCTCCGTCAACAACGACCTGCACAATCTGTGGATGGCGGATGTGACGGTCAATCAGTGGCGCCGCGACTACCGCTTTGCCGTTCGCGACGACGTGCTCGCAACGCCGGGGTGGGAGCAGCACATGGGCTGTGTGCGCCACGCGGGGCGCGGCCTCTACTGTCCCGCGCAGAGCCATCGGCTCATTGCGCACAGCATCGCGTCGCTGATGCTGCAATACCCGCGACTAGAGGAGAAATTGGACACGGTATTTGACTCGCCTTCTTGCCTCGACGAGTGGCTGGCGACGCCGTGGACGGACCGCGAGCAGTGGATGCGGATTCAGCACGAGAACATGATCGAGGCCGTGACGGGAAGTGTGCGGCGCTTCCGACCGTTGTCATAGCGTGTGTTGACATCTTTGGTTCTCTTTCGCGTCTCGAGCATTCGGATATTCGGATGCGGATTGTGAACGAGAACGTCACGTGTCATCAGGCGTCCTAAGGCATGTCTTATGAACAATCGTATGGCCGTTTCTTTACAGGTACAGGGAAAAGAGGGTGGTCACCGTCTGCGCAGCCGCCGAGACCGTGCCGGTAAAGGTGCCTGCGCCGGTAATGGTCTCTGCCGTCTGCGGTACGCTGATGCTGAGGTTGTACAGGTCACCAGCCAGCGGCGTGGCCTTGACGTTGGCAGCGGTGATAGGGATGATGATCGAATAGGCATTGTTATTGACCGTGAACTGCGCAGCAACGTAGACGGGAGCAGCCGCGATGGTGCCCGACGTCGTGCCGGCGTAGTTGGCGGTCGAAAACGCCGTGCCGTCAAAGTAGGTCAGTGCGCTCACGCTCGTCACGTTGCCAGCCGCGGAGCTGTTGCAGCGTGTGGGGTCCAGCGCCTCGATGGTGAAGGTCAGCGTGGTCGCGGGCACCGTGGCCGTTGTCCCGCCCGAAACAGTGACGGTAAAGGCGTCGGCCGTGTTGAGGATCAGGTTGGCCTGTTGCTGCAAGAGGGGCTCATACGTCGAAATGGCAGTGTCGATCAGGGTCTGGTTGGTGAGAATGCTTCCCGTGGTCATGGTCAGCGAGGGCGTCGTGGCCGTGCCGCTCGTGCTGGTGCTGACGGTCACGGGGGTGTTGGACCAGGTCAGGGTCGTTCCCGAGGACGGCTGAATCACTGAAATGGTGGAGGGAGAGTAGACCCACGTGGAGAGTGCCTGACTCGTGCTCTTGCTGGCGCTGCCGGTGTAAGGAACGGCGGCTTGGCCGCCCGCGCAGGTGAAGAAGAGGTCGGCGTAGCTGGCAATGTCGCTCGTCGTGACAACGGTAGTCATGATACGCAAGGTAGAGTGGTTTTCCAATCGCCTCTCTCTGACACTGCACGGGATTTTTTTTTTTGAAAACTGAATCGCGTGGGACGCGCGAGCACGTTTTTCAAACGACCAGAGATGGACACGATCGAATCTTTTGACCACGCGACGTTTGCGCGCCACCGCGCGTGGGAAGACGCCGTCCTCCGCTTCGTCGGACGCAGTTTCCAGGAGGAAGACATGAGCGCCTACCTCAAGCGCTCCTACGACGTCTTTCTCTACCACCGCCTGCAACGCATCATTGAAGAAGAGCCCATCGTCGAGGTGCCGCTCCCCGGTCGTCGCCTCTTTCGCGTGCAGTTCGGGCAAACCTTTGTCGACCGACCCTATATCGTCGACGACAACCGCTCCGTGCGCTACATTACGCCCAACGAAGCCCGTCTCCGCGACCTCACCTACTCCTCCGTCGTGTCCGTCAACGTCGAAACCTTTTTGCTGCAACTGGACGAGAAGGAGGGAGAAACGGTGCTCGAGCACAAGTCCCATTTCAAAGTCCACTTGGCGCGCATTCCCATGATGGTCCAGTGCGCCAAGTGCAACCTCGCCGGCACGACCGCCCAGGAACGCGTGCAACTGGGCGAGTGCCTCTTTGACGACGGAGGCTACTTCATCGTCAAGGGCAAGGAGCGCGTCCTCGTCAGCCAGGAACGCATCAACTACAACATTGTGCACGTCTTTCCTTCTCGCAACTCCCCCAAGACGCTGTGCGTCGGCGAGATTCGCAGCATGTCGGAGGAAACCGGGCACTCGGTGCTCGTGCAAATGAAGTTGCACACCGACTACCACATGACGGTCGTCATTGCCTACATCGCCCACGACATGCCGCTCGGCGTCGTTCTGCGCGCCATGGGCGTCGACGTGGCCGAACTGGAGCACATGCTGCGCGTGCACGGCTTTCCGGTGCCCGATGAAAGCACCGTCGTGGACTTTTCCGAGTCGCACGCCGACGACGAGGTCGTGCGCCACCTCCTGCGCGACGCCGGCCGCTTTCCGACATCCGACGTCGCCATTCAGCAGATTGCGCAGCACGTGTCGGCCTCGGTGCAAAAGGAGCGCCGCGGGGCGTATGTGGAGCAGGTGCTCCTCAACGAACTCTTTCCACACATGGGCGTCAGCAGCATGATGCGCACCAAGATCCACTTCTTGCTGCACATGGCCAAAAAGGTCGTGGACACGAACGGGGGGCGTCGACCGCTGGACGACCGCGACCACATTGCCAACAAGCGCGTCGAAACCGCCGGCATTCTCGTGGCCGACCTCTTTCGAACGCTGTTCAAACGCTTTGCGCGCAGTGTGCGCGCGCAACTCGTGCGCCGGCAAGACGTGCTCCTCATCATGTCCCGCTCCACCATGATTACGCAAGGCATTCGCCACGCCTTTTCCACGGGCAACTGGGGCGTGCCCAAGTCCTCCTACATGCGCACGGGCGTGTCGCAAGTCCTCAGCCGCCTGTCCTTCATGTCCACCCTCTCGCACCTCAAGCGCATCCTCATTCCGATCGGCAAGGAGGGCAAGAACACCAAGATCCGGCAAGTGCATCCGTCGCAAGTCGGCTTCATCTGCGCGCACGAAACGCCCGAGGGACACTCGGCGGGCATTGTCAAGAACCTGTCCTTGCTCACGCAAGTGTCGGTGCGCAAAGACCCCATTTACGTCTACCGCACGTTGGAGTCCATGTCCGATGTCGAAACGGACTTTCAATTCGTCGCGGGCGAGCGCTACGTCAAGATCTTTGTCAACGGCGTCTGGTTCGCCAACACGCGTCGCGGCCCTGCCGTCATGGCCGAACTCCACGCCATGCGCGCGGCGCGGCGTCTGCCGGAAACCGCCTCGCTCTCCTTTGACGAAGCCTTTGGAGAGGTGCACATCTTTTGCGACGAGGGGCGCCTCTTGCGACCGCTGCTCGACGCCAAGCGATTGCCGTCTGCCGCCGACCTGAACGGCATGTCGTGGGCAGCGGCCACGCAGAGCAACCTTGTGCAGTGGGCCGACGCGCACGAGTTGGAAACCAAAACCGTCGCCGTTTTCCCGTGGGAGGTCCACGCCGACTGCGACTACGTCGAGGTCCACCCGAGCCTGTGGATGGGCGCCTGCGTCAACCTCATTCCCTTTCCCGAGCACACGCAGAGTCCGCGCCTGTGCTACGTCGCCAGCATGAGCAAGCAGGCCATCGGTCGCTTCGCCACAACGCAGGCCGTGCGCGCCGACACGATTGCCCACGTCCTCCACGGACCCGAACAGCCCATCGTCAAGACGCATGTCGGTGACACGGCGGGCTGTGACCACCTCGTTTCGGGCAACAACCTCATTGTGGCACTCTGTTGCTACACCGGGTTTAACCAGGAGGACTCGGTCCTGTTCAACCAGAGTTCGATCGACCGCGGCGTCTTTCGCAGCACGGCCTACAAGACGATCGTGGTCGAGGAACGCAAGCGCACGAGTTACACGGTCGAGACGATTGGGTGCGTGCCGACACACTTGCGCAGCAAGAACTGGAACTACGACAAACTGGGCGACCACGGCTATGCGCGCATCGGCGAGTATGTCGGCATGGGCGACGTTCTGGTCGGCAAGGTCACGATGCGCACCAACAAGACGGGACAAGAGTCGGTCGACACGAGTTACGTGGTCAAGAACGGCGAGGATGGCTACGTGGACCGCATCTTTGAATCCATTTCGCCCGACGGCTACCGCATGCTCAAGGTGCGCATCCGCCAAGTCCTCATTCCGGAGATTGGCGACAAGGTGTGTTCGCGCTGCGCGCAAAAGGGCACGATCGGCATTACGCTGCGTCACGAGGACTTTCCCTTTACCGAGTCCGGCATCGTGCCCGACCTCATTATGAATCCCCATGCCATTCCGTCGCGCATGACGCTCAACCAACTGCTCGAGTGTCTCGGCGCCAAGTCTGCTGCGCTCCAAGGAACGCTGCGTTATAGCACGGGCTTTACGTCCCACTCGGTGGACGTCATTGCGACGCTCGAGCAGGAACTGGCCAACCTCGGCTTTCAGCGGCACGGCAATGAGCGCCTCACCAGTGGCATCACCGGCAAGATGCTGGAGGCCGAAATCTTTATCGGGCCCACCTACTACCACCGTCTCAAGCATCTCGTGTCCAGCAAGATCCACGCGCGCAACCACGGCAACGTGCAGATGCTGTGTCGACAGCCGTGTGAGGGGCGCAGTCGCGACGGCGGCCTACGCTTCGGCGAGATGGAGCGCGACGCCATGATCAGCCAGGGCGTCTCGCGCTTCCTCGTGGACCGGCTCTTCCACATGAGCGACCCCTTCCACGTGCCGCTGTGCCAATCGTGCGGCACCGTGCCGGACTCGCTGCAGGCGTGCGCGCGCTGCCCCGGCGCCGTCATTTACCAAGTGGCGGTGCCCTACGCGTGCAAACTGCTTTTTCAAGAGTTGCAGGCGCTCGGCATGGACATTCGCATCGCCGTTGCGCAGCGGGCGCTGGCCATTACGGCATGATGCGATCAACAAAAGAAAGCATGGCACGACGATGGAAACGATTTTTCCTGTGCAAGTGTATACGGGTGTGTATGTCGCGAATGACGTCCTACGCGAGCATTGTGTTTTCCTCGGTGGATCGTTTGGGGAATCTCTTGCTTGGCATCTCCACCGTCATGATCACGGCCGACCGGCTCGACATTCCACTCTACCTCGTCGATCAAACACATCACCGCGACTGGTTCGACGTCACGGGACGCAAGTATCGACAAAACCAACTCTTGCCATACGATCCCGACGAGGAGCGGCCGCCGGAGCCCATTTGGTTTCGCCGCGACTATGACGCCTTTTGCTCGGACGTGCCGCTCTTCCAAGTGCAGCATCGCAACGTTCTCTTGCGACACGTCGGTCCGCTACTCTACGCCGGCTTGCCGGATCCTACACCGCTGCCACCCGACCATCTCGTCATTCACGTGCGCAGCGGCGACATTATGAACGACGGCCCCAATCATCACGCCTACATCCAACCGCCACTGGCCTACTACCGCGCCGTCATTGACCGCAACGTCTACCGCCACGTCACGATCGTCACGGAACCCGACCAGCGCAATCCCGTCCTCGGCATGCTTCGAACGGTTTACAAGAACCGCTCGGATGTGCAATTGACGATTCAGTCCGCGTCCGTGCAACAAGACGCCGGTCTGGTGCTGCGCGCGACGCACCTGTGCGTGGGAACGGGAACGTTCGGACAGGCCTTGTCCCTCGCCTCGCAACACGTGCAGAAACTCTACTGCTTCGCCACGCACGTCCTCTTTTACCCCGAGGCGGACTATGACATTCGCGTGCTCGAAACGGTCGAACCCTTCCCACAACGCAGCGTGACGCGCGCCGAGTTTCAAGAGTTGTGCGCGCGCGACTGGACGGTGCGCGAACGCGACATGACGAATTTCGTCGAGGTGCCGCTCCGTTTCTGGGACGAAGGAAGATAGGTAGTCACAAACATCATCGTTTGACAAAAATGATGATTCAAGACGTGCGAAGAGCGAACAAGAGCCCATGCCAAGCGCTTGACACGCACGCATCGAACATGCACGTATCTAACATTTCTCACGAAATCGGGTTCCGCAGATGTCGCACGAGAACGCCAGGCAACTGATCGACGATGGCATTACGGTCTTTCCGATCTTCCACCGCCCGGAGCACACGACGCTGTTCCGAAACGCCTTTCGCCAATGCATGACGGAATTTCCGGAATTCCGGCACGACGAGGCGGCGAATGAACTGCCATTCGTCATGGGCGGGTTCGGCGCCTTTGGTCATCCGTCAAGCTTTCACAACGGCTACATCCGCACCCTACGCCTCCTCACGGCGCCTACCATGCGGCAACTGTTTCGACACGTGGCGGAGCAGTTGGAGGGAAACGGAAATCCGTTGGAAACGAAAACAGGCAACGGTGACTGGTTTTTGGAACATCTCTTTGATCGCATGGCCCTGCGCCCCGCCCACACGTCCATCACCGCCGAGTCCGCGCATCGCGACCTCAACCCGCAGACGGCCATTCCGACAGGCGAGACGATCCAAGTCACGCGAGGCCAAAAGACGGTCCACGTCCCCACCTTTACGCCCCGACCGTGGGACTACTGCTTCGGCGGCTGGATCAATCTGGATAGCGTCGGAACACAATCCTTTTCCTGCGTACCGGGATCGCACAAGATGACTATCATCATGACCAAGGGCAAGACGGAATCGGGCTTTGACACGCACGAGCCGTTGCACGGCGAGGTGCGACGCTTCCATGTGCCCCCTGGTCACGCGGTGGTCTTTTTCCAGCGCATTCAGCACATCGTCACACCTTGCCGGCAAGGCACCGACTCGTACCGCCAATTCCGCTGCTACCGCCTCTTTCGCTCCACGCAAGCGAGGCCAGCACCGCTCCATGGGCAAGAGGAAACGGAGCGCTGGATCCGCGATATGGCAACGCCGCGACTGCCCAGCAGCCAAAAGCCGCCGCTGTACAGCAGCAACCACGCCAGTTTCTTCCTCTTCAAGGAGAACCGCAACGATCCGCACCGCTGGTCGGCGATCAAACTCCGACCGGAACTGCTCGAAACGCGCACGGCAGCGAGCGGCAAGCACGCCGGTCGAACCTACCAGATCGCGCCGCGCTTCCTGACATCGCTACGCGACTATGGCATGATTCATGCCTACCCGCCTTACCGACCGGAGGAGCAACGGCTGCTCTTTCCCTTCTCGCTCGCGATGGAGAATGACGCCACAAGAGTGGAACTAGAGAAACTCCATGTGCAGGCGATCGTAGAAATGTCCTTTTTGCGCGCATAATGCGTAACGCATAACGGATAACGGATAACGGATAACAGATAATGGATAACGCATAACGAATAACGAATTGGAAAAGAAGCAAACAGATATTGGTGTGGATCGCTCGTTGTTCGTTGAAATGCGGGTTTGTGTTTACGAGATGCGTCGGCGAACGAAAAGCATGACGACATGCCGGACACGATTGACACGGTCGTGCTCGCCGGCGGTGGTCTCCGGGGCCTCGCGCTCCTCGGCGCCCTGCAGCAGCAATTGGACGCTGGTCGATTGGAACATGTGCGCACGTATGCGGGCACGTCCGTCGGTGCCATTATCGCCTATCTCCTCGTGATTGGCTTCACCCCCATTGAACTCTTTGTCTTTTTCTACGAGCCCGAGGGCGTCGTCTTTTTCCGCCAAGTCACGCAGGTCGACGTGTCGCTCGTCTGGCGCGCCAACGGGCTCATTGACATGAACGTCATTGCCGAGGCCCTCCACGTCCTCACGCGTCGCAAACTCGACACGGTGCCGACGCTCCAATCGCTGCACGACGTTTTCCAAAAGGACTTGGTGTGCGTCACCTTTCACCAAACGCGGAACCGCACCGAGATGCTCCGCCGCGAAACGCACGGCGACCTCTCCTGCATCGACGCCCTCTGCCGCAGCGCGGCGCTGCCCTTCCTCTTTACGCCCGTCCGCGACGCCACCGGCCTCTACCTGGACGGCGCCATCAGCCACAACTTCCCCGTCGATCTCGTCATGACGCTGCCGACCGTTCGCAACGTCCTGGCCATTCGCACCCAGTGCGCCGCCGACTACCGCATTCCCGGCCCCAACGTCATGATGACGGCGCACAACCTCGCCATGACCATTGTCCACCACCAGGAGAACCACTCGATCCGCACGGCCGAAGCGTGCTGCATGCGCAACAGCGGCAGCGGTTTGTGCATCATTTCCGTTCCCATTACCTCTGTCATGGTTCTGGGCTTCCCGGTGAATCCCACCGAATCGTTCGACCTCTTCTCGTGCGGCTACCAAACGGCCCGCGAGTGCGGTGGTCGCAATCGCACGAACGACGAAGCGGGAAAATCTTGTCTTGACCCAAACAAATCGACACGCATCACCGATGGCTCTCTACCTGCTGACGACCCGCTTCTGGGACGAGGTCATGACGCGGACGCCGCGCGAAAACTTTTCCATGAGGCACCCGAAATACATGCCGAAGAAAACGTCCTCCTCGTCGTCCATCCTGTCGAGAATCCATGACGAGGTGACGCACCTGCGCGCCGCACTCCACGGGCGCGGCCAGTGCCATCGTCATCCCCTCCGCATTTTGCTGGGACTGCTCCTGTATTTCCTGACCGTAGTCTTTTACGTCTACCTGCTCTTCTTCACGCTCTTTTACATTGCGGTGTGCCCCCAAATTCCCAAATTGTCCTTTGTCATTGTCCTCCTCTTGCTCTTGTCGTCCTCGCGCTGGGCGTTTGTCGTGTCGATCGTCTACATGTGCGCCATTCTGTTTCTGGGTGGACAGGCCACGTGCGCACCGTCCGCTCGCCTGTCGCTGGCTCGCTTGGAGCCGCGTGAACTCGTGCGCACGACGACCAAGCACATGATCAAGTCGAAGCGCCACACGCCCGGCAAGAGTCGGTGAGATGAATGACATGAATGACATGAATGACATGAATGACAGAAACCAGAGAGAGGCGCATAAAAGGAGACGCAATGATTCACGAAAAGACGCAATCCATGTCCTTGACTTGCACGCGTCCAAAGGCTGCGTATCACGGGTGGCGCTTTTACTGGATCAATCTCTTGCATCGGAGTGATCGCCGAAAGCGAATGATGGATCAATTTGCCCGTTTGGGCATTACGAACCATGTCCGCATCGACGGCGTTTATGCGGCAACGCCTGCAGGCGAGGTGCCGACGTATGCGGGCTGCATCCAGAGCCACTTGCGTGCCGTCACGGCCGCGTCTCTGGACGGGATGGATGCTGACGACGCAGTCGCGGTTTTTTTGGAGGACGATATCGTTCTCACAGAGGCCTCACTCCAAGCTCTGCAAACGTGTTTGGCAGCCTTACCACCGGATTGGGAGGTCTTTCAAGCACACGTCATCATTCCATCATTATACGAGGCAGTGCTACAAAAAATCGAAAAAACGGGTATTCGACCGCCCAACCACCTTTTGCGAGGCTTCTTCATGAGCGCCGCCGCCTACGTCATGTGTGCGCGCGGCATTCATCGCTTCATGACCTCTCGTCTGCGACCTCCTGCGCATCTCGTTTCACCAACTTTCGATTTTGTGGTCGACGGCCGCCCTGTCATTCCCGAGTTGGTCGTTTACCAGGCAATGAACGTTTACACGACCCTCTACTCCGTGACAAACACGGACGAAACCGTTCCGGCAGACAATGACCACATGGAAGCCACCAAGCGACAACCGTTGATTAATTACCGCAACATGCTTCTTGTCGATCGCATTTTCAAATCTGGTGTCGAAGTCGGCCGCTTGGCGAATCGGATCATCGACATCCCTCCCCTGTGCCACTGGTTCGATTGTGCTGCGACCGCTTCTTGCTTTCTGGACCCCATCTGGTCGTCGTCGATTCACGTCGATAGTGACAAGACGTGACGAGGAAAAGAAGAATCTGTTCTTCAGCAAAAGAGTCATCATGACCGATCATCGAAATCGTCGAACGATCGTTTTTGTTGCGTCACTGTGCCTCCTTCTCGTTCTGATTTGTTGGACTCCTTTCGCATCGTCACAATGGTCGGTGGAAGCGTATGCCGCCGCGCTCGATTCGCACCGCTTTGCATGGTGGAGCAACACGGCGGCCGCTGTCCAAGACGACATGGGTCCGTGCGCCATGATGCTCGCGGCCAACGCGGATGATCTATCTGGACTGCCTGCAATGTGTCGGAAACGAGCAGCGGCACTTTCGGACCCTGCGCCGGCGGTCAACATTCCGGATGTCACGTAATTTTTCCCACTGAAGAAGCAGAGAGCGTCATGCCACGTGTCCTTGTGCTCGTGCTGTGCTTTGACGAGCACTCACGCACCTTTATCGAACAGAACTATGCTGCACACCTGGGCGACTGGTTGTTTCCTCTGCGGATTGAGACGACCAAGTATCTGGAGAATGAGGTTTATTTGAACTGGGCCCAGTCGAATCAAGACAAGATCCGGGAAAGCGACTATGTCGGCACGCTCAGTTGGCGGTTCGTGCACAAGATTGGTATCCCCCCGGTGCGCGTCCTCGCGCAGCTGTTGGACGCGGTGGGCGGTGCACAAACGAGCGGATTTGACGTCTGGGCCATGCACCGCATTCATCAGCCGCTTGTCGTGCACGGTCAGCGCTGTCATCCCCACTTTGCAGCGTTGTGGACGGCCATTCTCGGTCGAATGGGCTTCACGGCCGAGCAGGCGCTGGATCGACGCATTCCCTTTTTTGCCTGCAACTACTGGATCGCGCGCCCGACGCTCTTTCTCGCCTACTGCGCCTTTGTGCAGCGCGCCGTGGACATTATGGAGCGCGACGCCGATCTGCACCCGCTGCTCGACGCCAGCGCGCGGTACGGGATGCCACCACCCGAAACGTACAAGCGCGCGACTGGGCGATCTGTCTACAGTCATCACCCGTTCCTCCTGGAGCGTCTGCCGTGCTTCTTCTTCTATCAACAGGGCGCGTCCATCGTCTACTCATTGCCACAATCGGTGTGGAACGCGGCCTTTGACTGGGAGGCTTACTGGAACGCGCATCCGGACCTGCACGTGCTTCCCCGCACGCGCCACGCGATGCAGCGGCATTTCGAAAAGCACGGCGCGGCGGAAAACCGCGCCATTCGCGCGCCAATTTCTTCTTGTCCGCCGTGAGAGAAAGAGAGATAGAAATGCCGTTCAAGATCCGCAAACTCCCCGGCCGCGACACGTACCGCGTCTACCAGCTGGACGACCAAGGCCGCACCGTGCGCATCCGCGCGCGCGAAACGACGCTGTCCAAGGCCAAGGGCCTGGTTCGCCTCCTCCACGGCGTGGAGCACGGGTGGACGCCGAGCAAGAAACGCGTCAAGAAGTAAGTAGTTATATATATCCATAATCCTCGTTGCGTGTTTTTTCCCGTCGCGCCAAGGAAAAAACACGATCGTTTCCACATGGAAGGCCTTACCGGATTCTTGAGAGGAGGAGGAGCAGGCACGAGCCCTCGAAGAACTGCGTCACCGCTGCCATCCCTTCAAGAGTGGCTATTTGCCCCGTCTCCACGTCGACCAGCACGAGGCGCGCAAAAAGTGCAGCAACAGGCATCCTCGTTCTCTTGTGATCGGAGCGACACGTGGTGCTTCCTCGTTCCACCACCGCCCGTCCTTTCCGAACCACCGACGACGCTGGCATCATCGTCCCATACCTTTTCTACGACGCCCACCGAAGAGATGCGCAAGTGGCACGTTCACGCATCGTTTGCCCTCGCGTTTCTGCTCCTGCTCCTCTGCGCGCTTGCCTCGTTGTTCGCAGGCAGACGGCGCAGCAAGTCCTTCTTGCCGTGGATGCTCTCCCTGCTGGTGCTGACGCTGTGCAGCGCTGTGGCCTGTATCGTGTGGCAACGAAAGGCGGCTGCGCAAGAGTGCGAGCAGGAACACGCCGTGCTATGCTCACCATGTGATGATCTGTTCTGGATCCTTGCGACGCATGCCTGCATTTTCGTGGCGGTGTTGCTTTTGTGGGTTCGCGAGCCCACAACCACGCGCGGCACCACGGTGCGCATCGTCTTGTGGTGCACGCTCTTGCTGTTCCTCGTCACACAAACAGCGTCGTGGTGGTGGCGATCGTTCCGCGGCGTCACAGCACGCTCTCTCGTGCCGCAACAGCAAACGCAAATGACCGAGGCGGTCATGTTGCACAACGACGTTTCCGGTCAACAAGTTCAGCAATTCGACTGCGGAGTTGCTCGGCCTAAGTTTGCAAGCATGGTCGAGCGCATACGAGACATTCGTCGGGCGTTGAACAGCATGCGCAGCGCGTCAAGTCCTATTCTGGTGGACATTTCTGTTCCAAAAGCCTTTAGCACCTTTTTGCTCACGAGGAGTGTCAACACGGTGCTTTCCTTGGTCAAAGAGAATCCCGACCGACCGCCAATTGATCTTTGCCTAATGTCTGCCGTCAAGGTGGTGTGCACATCCACCGATGTGCCCCAACCAAAACCAGCGGCAGATGAGAATTTGTGGCCCGTCGTCATGGAAACGACGATCCGCACCGTGAAACGGTACGCCCGAATTTCGGGGGAGCCGCACGACCTGCGAGAGGAATCGTCCGTCTTTGCGCCCTACTTTTTCGACGCGATCCACGAGTTGCTGACGCGAACGACCAATCATTCCTGCCTGTTGCTACTCCTGAATCCGCTCCTCTTGTGGGCCTTCTCCGCGTGCGCCTGCGAAAAGAGTAGTGATGAGAATCGCTACTCGTTGAAGATTGACATCACTGGATCGTGGCACGTCGAGAGCATCACCGCTCTTACGGACAACGTGCTCCTCGTCGCACTTCTGTCCATGCTCCAGACGGCGGACAGTCAGGGTGGAAACATCTCTCTCACGGATGTTTGGGAGAGTTTGTTGCTGGCGTCATCGTTGGTGTTGTCCTGTTCTCCCGAGCCGGGCGGTGACGTGGAGGCCTGGAAGAAGAAGTTAGTGGTCGACAGCAAAACCTGGCAAAATGTCGTTCAGGAGCGATTTGTTGCACAACGAATGGTGCAACAGGCCAACTTTAAAAACGCGTGGGAGAACCTGTCCACGTGTTTCGATCCCTGGCACGCGCAGTGGATCGACTGCCGTTCCGCGACGGACTTTGTCAAGGACACGAGCCGCACGGACGAAACCCGCATCGACCGTTTGGTTTCCTTGCGCTTGTTTGTGCTAGGAAAGGGTGAGAACCTCCGGAGTGCGTTGACTAGCGGAGGCGGTCGTACCACCGCGTGAGGTTGACGAGGTAGGCGGGGTCGTAAGGCTTTCCGTACTGCGGCTTGCTGACGTCCGTGCTCACCTGACTGCGAACGAACTCGACGTGTCGCGCCGCCAGCGGCAGCGCCGCCTCGCGCGCGTGCGCTTGCAAGAGCGGTTCAAAGATGGGCCGGTAGGACGGTGGTGCCGGTTGAACGGCGTCTTGCAGGTAGACGCACGCGCGCGCCATGGCCCACCAGCCGTAGACGACGTAGGTGATGGCGTCGCGGTGGTGGTAGTCCTGCGAGTGCCACCCGCACGTGCACGCGGCGTCGCAATCGCTACGACTCGGCCAGTCGAGCACCAGGGCATGCGTCTGCGCGGCCCAGTCGCGTCGATTGCACCGCTTGGCCAGACACGCCATCAAACAGAGGCGATGAGGCTGCCAGTTGCTCATGCGGTAGAACGAGTCGTCCACAGTCGACCACTTGGCGAGAGCGTCGTATAGTCGGACGAGATGCTTGCGTTGCACCTGCTCCTCGATCACAGACATGGCGTCGAGCGCGTCGCAGGCGCGAAAGGAGTAGTCGGTGATGCGAGGGTTGGTCGAAAGCGTAGCCCAGTCCATCGATGTAAGCGAGAGCAACGGCGATCTCCTGCTCGTACAGCGCATAAAAGGAATAAAATCCATGGACGTTTTCACCGAGTGGATCGGTAGGCAAGAGTGATGCAAGAGTGATGCAAAAGTGATGCATGACGACAGCAAAGCAACGAGGATCGCATCACGATGGCTCTCCGAACGGAATGAATCGATGAATGAGTGAATCACGCATCTTTTTCTGTTTCCACGTGTTACGAATGTTACGAAACAGAAACAAATCCATAACAGATGGACGCGCTGCAACTCTGCCTGCGGCTGCCCGAGGCGCTGGTGCGCGAGATTTGGCAACAGCACCTGTCCGCCACGGAGCGTTTACGGCTAGAGGTGGCGTGGCGACTCGAAGCGTATGATCGGCAACGCGATGGTCATGCGAGAACGGAGCAACCACGGGTCATGACGTATCCCAGGTCGCCGAATGCCATCCGTTTGGATGTGCGCTACGACATTACGTCGTCGTCCATGGCGCGCACGCCGCCGCTGTGGCTACAATGCCCGCTGCACTGGCTCATGCGCGAGACGGTCACGCTGCTGAGCGACAAGCGCAACGTGGACATGGAATGGACGGACCTCGACGTGTGGTGCAACATCCTCTTGTCACCAACTTGCACAGAGAACGATGCGGTTTGTCTGAGGGTCAGCACCGTGCATTGCCGCGAGATTGGCCGCTTGGGGGAGGCGACGTGGTGCGTCTACGGTGCGCGCGTGCACCCGCGGCCACCGAACCGTGCATGGCTCATTGGCGCGCCCATGTCGGGTTGGAAGAAGCGTTTGTGCAACGAGTTCATTACCAAGGTGCTCGGCGATCAGTTTCGCTTCCGCGAGCACGTTCGGTCGACATAAGAGACACATGGAGATTGAGACGTCAAGTAGAGATGTCGGATAGATATAGATAAAGAAGAAACGGTATGGTGCAACGACGGTCCTTGTTCTCGCCTTTCTTGTGCATCCTGTTGTGTATCGTCGCGATCCTCGTTCTACCACGATTTGTTCCGCAGGACAACGACGAGCCAAGCAAACGCCGTTCTTTTCCGTGTGCATATCCATGTCCGTGTCCGCTGCCTAGCGTTCATGAGGGTGCACTCTCGCCCCGTGTCCGACTGGCCTACTACAGCAACGGCCTGTTTTCACTATCAACCAATGTCGTCACGAACCCTCTCGGGCTCTCCGACTTGCGCGCGCGACACCCAGAGGATCCGTGGGAAGTCGTGAATCTCGCAATGTTGACGAAACGCCCACAAGCAGCGTGGGTCGGGTCCTACGTTCATGATTTATCGAATGCATGGTCCACCCTCCCTGACGCCTACCATCGCAGCGATCGCGTCGTGGTGTGGTGTCCGAAAGACCGCGTGGAACGCTTCGGTCTACCGGTGCTCGTCAAGACGAGAATTGGCGAAACGGATCCGTGCGCGTCGACGTCAGCGGCCTCGAACGTGGCGCAATGCGGCTTGGGGTCTATTCTCTTCAAGTTGAACTCGCGTCGCCACTTTGCGCCCATGCTCGACATGCAACATGTTCCTCCAACGCCGTGGTCGCGGAAAAGGGCGTGTGTCGTGTGGCGCGGCAAAGCGACCGGATACGGCTTTGGCAACAACATTCCGCCACGGGGCGCCTCGCGCGAAACGCTCGTGCGCCGTTGGCAGCACGCCGGTTCTCCCTTGGTCGATGTCGGACTGGTGGGAATGGCGTCGCCGTCACCGATCTTCTCCTCCTCCAAACCAACGCTCACGATGGCCGACATGTGTGCGTATCGCTACATCTTGTCCGTCGAAGGCAATGACGTGGCGACGAATCTCAAGTGGATCATGGCGTCGGACAGCGTGCTATTCATGCCTCGGCCGCACATTACCAGTTGGTTCATGGAGGACCGTTTGCAACCGTGGGTGCATTACGTGCCCGTCCGCGACGACTTTGAGGACCTCGAGGCGCGCGTCCGCTGGGCAGAGGCGCACCCGCACGTCTGCCAACGCATCGTGGCCAACTGCCACGCGTGGGTGGCGGTTTTTGCGGACGAGGCCTCGGAGCGCCGCCTGTGCGCGCAACTCTTGCAATGGTATCTCGACGCCTTTCGATGGACAGAGACGAACTAGGAAAAGTCGGCGCGCTCCGTGGAGCCAGGGAGGCTCGTCAGCGACGATTGGACGTCCTCGCTGACAATGCGCGTAATTTCGTCAAAGTAGGCGCTCCCCACTTCTTGCTGATGCGCGCTAAAGGTGTAGCCGTGTGCGCGCGCCTGCAACTCGGGCTCTTGCACCATGTCGGCGTAGGCGCGCATGCCCTCGGTGCGGTAGGCGCGTGCGAGCTGAAACATGCTGAACCAGGCGGTGTGCACGCCGGCGAGCGTCACGAATTGAAACGTGTAGCCCAAGGTCGCCAGACGGAGCTGGAATTCGCCCAATTCGTCATCGTCCAAGTGTTTTCGCCACCGGAACGAGGGCGAGCAGTTGTAGGCCAGCGCCTTTCCGGGAAACTGGGCGTGCACCGCTTTTGCAAAAGCCGCGGCAAACGTCAAGTCCGGCTTGTCCGTCTCGCACCAGAGGACGTCGGCGTAAGGTGCATAGGCGAGCGCGCGGGCCACGGCGAGGTCGAGACCGTTGCGGATGCGGTAAAAGCCGTCGGATGTGCGCTCGCCGGTGAGAAAGGCGTGGTCGTTCGGATCACTGTCCGCCGTGAGCAGAGACGCCGCCTGCGCGTCCGTGCGCGCAATGATGACCGTCGGCACGTCCAGGACATCCGCGGCCAGTCGAGCCGCCACGAGACGCTGCACCGCCTCTCGCGTGGGAACGAGCACCTTGCCGCCCATATGTCCGCACTTCTTCAAGGCGGCACACTGGTCTTCGAGATGAACGGCCGCCGCACCGGCTTCGATGAGCGCCTTCACCAACTCGAACGTGTGCAAGGGCC